ACTATTGTTACATCTGTAGTACTTAAAGAATCTACTAACAAACAAGGTGTAGTGATACTTTCATCCATTGTCAACTCGGCATTAAATAATCCACCTGAACAATATTGTGCTGTAAAATAAACTCCACTAGGAGCTGTTCCTGTTACATTATATGTAGCACAAAGAGGTAATGCAGTTGTAGATGTAGTTGTTGTACTACTACTTATTGTACTTGTAGTTGTAGTAGTTGGTAGATTAGTTGTCGATGAACTAGTAGTTGTAGATGTAGTAGAAGGACAGATTACATCAACACAATTATTCTGTTGACTAGAGTCTAATATAAAAGTATTTGGTACAAAATCACAACTACTAAATCCAGTTACAAGAATTTTATGATTTCCAAATGGTAAATAATACCATTTTCCTATAGTTAATGTTTCGCTATTAATAATCTCTCCATAACCTACTTGTAGACAATCACAATCGTAAGTATCTACAAAATATATGTACGCAGTACAAGAAGGATTAAATATAGTTGTTGAACTAGTAGATGTAGATGAACTAGTTGAAGTTGTAGATGTCGTAGTGGTAGTAGGTATAGATAATACTATATTATTTGTACATACTCCCATAGATATAACTGTTATACTAGTAGTTCCAATAGTAACATTATAATCTGCTCCACCTAGTAATATAACTCTCGATACTCCAGAGGCAAAAGGTGTAACTAAATCTAAATTTGAATATAGATTAAATGGACCAACATTTGCTCCTGCTACGGTTAATTGTATATAGACTGTCATACTGTTATTATTGTTACTGTATTATTATCCATCAACCATTGAATGTCTCCATCAGGTGCACCTGCATTACAGGTCATTAATGCTACTGGAACTGTTAATGTAAATACGTTACCAATAGTATTATCAAACACACTATTATCTTCAACAGTTCCTCCTAGATCAGTACAAGATGGAATATATACTATTGTTAATTGTGGACAACTTCCAAAACACTCAAATCCAATGTGAGTTGATAAATCTAATCTAATTTCTGTTATTACAGAGCATAACTTAAACGCACGATCTCCAGTATATGTAACAAGAGGAAAATTCGCAGTAAGTAATGCAACACAATCTTGAAACGCAAACGTTTCTATTCTATTTGCAATAGGTAGATAAATGTCAGTTAAAGAGTTGCATCCAGAAAATGTAAATTCCGATAACGTTGTTATTGAATCTAATCTAGCTGACGTAATACTTACACAACTATTAAAACAAGAACTTCCAAGTGATGTAACTAATGGAAAGTTAATAGTAGTTAATGATGTACAGTGATAAAAAGCGTAATCAATAATACTAGTAATTGCAGGTAAATTTGCTATTATTAAATTAGTACAATAAAAAAAGGCGTATAATCCAACTGAAGTTACACAGTTGGTAGTATCTTCAATGCCTAATAAATTATCATTTCCTGTATATGAAGGTGCATTTGCAAATAATTCCTCTTTTAAAGTTATTCCACTTCCTCCAATTAAATTAATCTCATTTCCTGTTACTACAACAGAAGTAAAGGGATTACCATTAATAGGTAAATCAAAAAACGTATTCCAATCAGAAATAGAATTTGGATCTCCAACAGGTATATTTCCTATATCATCCCATAGTAATCTTAATCCTGATAACTCTCTATTAGTAGTAGTAGTAGTGGTAGAACTACTAGAAGTAGTAGATGTAGATGTACTAGTTGTAGAAGAAGTAGAAGATGATGTAGTAGAAGTAGAAGGTATAACTGTAGTAGTAGTAGATGTACTAGTAGATTGATTATTACAACAATTAATTAATTGACATAGTAAATTATCTAATTTCTGAATAGCTATAGTAATTGTGTCACATGTATGAATCCCTGAACATGGAAGATTTGGTCCATCATAAGTTATACGAGTAGATTGTATAGGTTTTGCAACACAAAATCCACATTCATCATCGTCATCCTCATCACGTTTTGGACGCATAAATCCACCAAATAGTTTGTATTCTGTCATTCTAATTTATTTTATTTGACTTTACAATATTATCTCTCCACCATAAAGGTTGAAAGTTTGTGTAATGACACAGATTAATTACTTCTTCTTCAGTTTTAGCAATAGATATAGGAACAATGTGATCTATATGATATCCAAATCTACTAAAATCTTTTAATGTAATTCCTTCTGGACATTTTGCTAAAATATAATTTATAAAAAATTCTATAGAACATCCTAATATATCTACAGTTTTACTTTTCTTTACAAATGACTTAACTCCTCGTTTAAAAGATTTAGTAATTAAAGATCTTAATACGTTACTAAATTTAAAGAAAGAATCTTTTTCTAATCTACGTCTTATATAATTAACGTGAATTATATTTGATCTTTCTCTATTTTCTTTTTGCCATAATCTACTAGTCTGATTAAGTTTTTCTTTATTTTGTAATCTATATTCTTTTAATTCTTTCTTATGGTCATCATTCCAATCTAAAGACTTTTGATTTAATCTTTCTTTATTTTCTAGTCTCCAAATTTTATCTTTTTCAGGATTAGGTCTTTTGTATTTAGTTTCTGTAATCATCTGATTTATAGATATTTATGGGATGAACATAATGTAATAACAACCCATTCCAGGTTGAATATTATTATGAGCTGAACTTGATCCTTTAGGTCCTACTGTAGTTGTTACAATTATATTAGTAGTAGTACTAGAAGTTCTTCCTATTGTTGGACTAATAAAACTTCCTGTAGTTAGATAACGAAAATCATTAGCATCAGTAGTATCAGCTTTATAATTTGGATAGACAGTACTAGTTAATGAAGTTGCTCCTGTATCTTCACTACCAACATCTGTATTATATTGAAAATGAAAATGTGAATCATTAGTAACGACAGAAGGTGCAGTATGTATATGTGTAGGCATTTGTGATTCTGATAGTGTTATAGAATTAGTACCAGTTTTTGAAAATAATGTATAAGTAGGATTGAATCCTCCTGGTAATACTGCCGAGTCCATTGATATAAGTCCTGGAGTATTAGTACAACCAACTCCTACTCTTCCTCTTTTATCAGGAGTGCCATTAGCACCGTTACAGAGAAACACATTTAACCATGCTCCATAACCTATTCCATCAGGACCAAATCCATTAAGACCAACAGGATAGTTTGTTAGATCTCCATAGTATTCTACTACTGTAAATGGAACCATCTTAGAAGACATCAATCCTCCTACAGAAACACTATTCAGATAAGCTTGAATTATTGAATTTAATTGAGGACCTATTGTAGCATAGTTTGTATGTAACTCATTTGAAAGAGCAATTAAATTAGTATTAGTCGAACAAAGTTTATTAATTACAGCTTGTATAATAATATGTGTATCATCTGCAGGAAGTAAGTCTGTAGGAAAACAATCTACAGGAAGTGTGTAATCAGTATTTAATGCTATTAACTCATCGTTGATTGCATCTATCTGAGTTTGTAAATCACATGCTGCTCTTATTACGGCAACAAATAAATCTACAATAGTTATATCTCCACATGTAGGAAGATAGTTACTAACTATTGTACATGCTGTAGGTTGACAATAGGTTTCTGGAGGAATATCAATTTTTATTCCTGTACCATCTATTACAGATGTAAGAAATCCCATAAGAGTTTGCTCAATATATGATAGAGAGTCACCATTCTTAATACCTAAAATAGGAATATCAACTCCTGTATATTTTACACATTTATCAGAAGTAATTTCTGAGCAATTGTTGAAACAATTTGAACAATTAGACATTATTTAAATTTTAAAATTTTGACTCTCGACGCAATTTGATTTACTGAATAGTGTTCTGCATATTCAGGATTACAATACTTATATGTTAGAATTCTCTGATAATTTAAAAGATCTAACATTACCGTTCCCTCAATAGGTTGGTTAAGTGCAAATACAGTATTATTATATAGAGATTTAGATATCTCAAATATTTTGCAATTAATATCATCTAATAATTTAGGGATACTTGCACACTCTATACAATCTGTAAGTCTTGGTGTTAACATGATGATTATGGTTTACTTACTGAACCTGCAAGACACGATGGACAAAGACCATTATTTAAATGACATCCACATCCTACATCTTTTCCACAGTTACGACAACGAGCCCATGTAATATTTATTTTTACCATGATAGTTTTATTTAAAAGTTTCTACCTGTACAATTACAATTATTATTAATAAAAGTTGTAAGCATTTTATATGCTGTTTCATATAACTTACTAGATTCTATTATTGCACAATTATTTGCTGCAGCAATAGATCCTTGAATGAAAAAGTAGATGGTATTTAAATCTACCTTTGCCTGGATTTTAATCGCTTTATCACACTCCATCATATCCAACTTCATGAAAGCATTATCAAATCTCTCTTGCAATCTATCTATTCTCATTATTGATTTCTCAACAAAGAAATTGTATGCAGGAGTCACTGAATATTTAATATAGTATACACCATCAGGAATAGGTAGAATAGGATCTCCTATATCAGATATACCTAATGTAATAGAATTATAAACAGTAAATTCATTTGGTATAAAGGGTAGACTTACTGAATCAAATCCTGGAGGGGTTATAACAATAGTAGGTGCCATAATAACAAATCCGATAGGATATGTAGAAGCATCTACTACTCCTAGTGTAAATGTGTTATATGTAGGAGCAACAAGAATATTTAATTGTGGATCTAACATTTCTTATAGTTTAAAAAAAAAAAGAGAAAGAGCATTGCCCTCTCTCTTTTTAATATTTATATTTTGTACTACTGATTAAGGTATCAATAATGCAGTTGTAGTAGTACTTGTTGTAGAACTAGTGTTAGTAGTAGTAGAGGTAGTACTAGTACTAGTTGTAGTAATACAAACATTGTCATCAGTAGCATTACCAAGAGCGGCTTCTAAAATTGCTTCAAGAGCGGTCTGTTCAGCAGATCCAGTTACAACAGCAATGATCACCATTTCATCTTCTGGAATATAATCACCCCAGTTATATGTAGATTTATCAATATCATTGAATTTGATATAGAAGGTAGTATAAATAGCACCATCTACAACCCAACTTTCAAAATTTTCATTATAACCTGCCATCCTGTATAGGTGTTTTAAATACCCAACCTGATAACTATAGTAATTCTTTTCAAGTTGTGCTATCTCACCAGAAGTACCAGTAGGATAAGAAGCACGTTGAATAATAAAAGCTTCTGCTACAATATTACAGTTATCGTTGACAATAAAATCAGCAGTAGTTGCAGGTCCACTATATACAAAAGTACGAAACCACATTCTGTCATATTCCCACGGAAAAGCAGCAACATCACAAGGTTGTCCATATTTTGTAAGAGGTTTTCCTGTAATACGAAGAGTTGTTCCACCTACATTAGTGAATGTATAGAATTGATTTAAACTAATATTATCAAAATTAATACCAGGAGTATGACTTGTTAGTTTAGTTATAAACTGATCAATCAATGCAGAAGTATCAACAGTCATACAAGGATCACCACCGCAATCACAACAAGGAGCTACGACAGTTACTGAACGTGTAAAACCATTGAAGTAAAGAGTATCAAGATAACTAGAATGAGAAACTAATGTGAGAGTAACAATATCTCCACATTTTACATTCCATGAATTAATATCTGTAATCTGAACTGCAGGAGTTCCGCAACCAGTTACTTTATACCATTCTGTAACATTAGAATTACAACCAGATCCTGATGGACATCCTTTAATTTTATCAGAACGTTTTGTTCCTTGCAAATAGGTATTTACTCTACCCTGTGCAATATAGAAATAGGGAGCAGCTACTATATTACCTGCTGTTGCTACAGCATAGGTATTTAAAAATACTCCCACCTTACCAGCAGTAAGGTCTTGTGTAGAACCAGAACTAGCGATAGTTACGCCACTGGGAACTACAAACATTGTTGTTAATGAAAAATCAGCCATTTTTGCTTAATTTTAAATGTGAAATTTATTCGTTCGTTTGTATCCTCATCTGTGCAGTTTGAATTGCTGAATTATTCTCTGTGTACATTGCCAAACTTTGAACTGTTAAATCTAAAAGTTCATCTTCTAAATATGTATTTAATTCACTATTCTGATCTATTGATACACTTCCATCAAAATGAGTATACCCCACCTTGTCGATATACAATGGATATCTTATATAGGAGAGGTATAATTTAGTTGGAGTGAATGTTCCATCTGTAAATATAGACATTTCATCTGATGAAACAAAATTAAAAGTCTCTTGATATTCAAATGATGGTTTATAATTTTCATTATTTAAAATAAATTGAATATCTCCATGACTTGCCAAATCTCGATTGATCCAAATCTTACGATTTTTACATCTTCCTTTGTCTGCTAACACATAACTATCTACATAGAACATATATGCAGGGGTTATATTAGTAATAGAAGTTGTCCACTTATTTAGTTGTTTATTATTTAGTATTAAATCTAAAGGATGATCTTCATACAATTCAATAAGTCTCTGAAGATCCTCATATCGTTTCTTAAATGCATCCATCCCTAAACCTGAAGGAGTAGGAGTACCATCTAATTTTTGCTTGATCAATTTAATCTGTGCTTCGTTAAGAGCCAAGATTTTATCTTCAAGTTGAATCTGCTGATGACTATTAGTAGATAGCTTATTTAGTCTTTGATCAATTTTATATAACAAACTATCTACTGATATCATGCTGCAATTATTTTCTTAGTTTTTAATTTACTCTCTAATATAAGAAGTTCTTCTTGATGATCATCATCAATGAGATATTTTACTAACTCATCCTCATTTTTTGCTACTTCATATTCTCCTTCGTATATACTACCACTAGGTTTTAATCTATATATCGAATGTGTAATAGATTGTTTCACTAAATCTTTTATATGGAGCAAGTTTTCCTTCATATCAGCAAATCTTCCAAATACTTCAACTGTAGAAAGTCCTTGGAAAGTACCACTCTTGAATTCGGTATCTTTTAGAAGTGTATCTACCTGATTGTAGATAAAGTCTTCTTTAGATTCTTCTGTTACAGGAAGTCCAAGTAAACGTGCTACTTTTCTTTTCTTTTCAGGAGTCATCACATCGAATTTAATAATAGCCTTATTGATGAGTTGTTTCTTTTTGTATACAATCGCTACTTCAATCTCATCATCAACTACATAAAATTGTGTATCTGCAGGATATTCTCCTCGCTCCCATGCCTGAAAACTTGATGCAATTGTAGGATGTACTTTTAACCAAGCAAAAGTTAATTCCTGAAAAGTAATACCACAATCAAATAGATTATCACCATCTAACAATTTTGCAGGTTGAACATGTCTTTGATCATCATTTGATGTTGAGAGACCATAGTTCCAGAAACTAGAACGAGGTCCTAAATCAATCTCACCTAATGCTTCTTCAAGTTTTAATCTTAAACTTCTTACACGTTCTGTCTCAAGTTCTTTTTCAAGAGGATCTTGAATTCGTTTGATATAAGCAGCATCAGGATCAAGTCCTGTTCTGTATTTACCATCCAACTCTTTATATGGATACTTAAATACCCCTGTACCAGGAATTCTTGTAAGTCCATTTTTATACTTGGCTAAACTGCCTTCCATTGTTTCCTGTTGAGAATTACCATATTCTCGTTTGATTACTGAAATCTTTCCAACTTTGCCCATATGTAGTTTATGTTAACTTAATGTTTGTAGCGGGGATCAGACTCGAACTGACGATCCTTGGATTATGAGTCCAATGAGATACCAACTTCTCTACTCCGCAATGTTATAAATTCAATGGTTGCTTCCCAGATTACTCTGGGAAACTTCCATTAAAAAGGCAATATATAAAACACAGACAGAAGATCAATTAAAATTATTCTTCAATTCTAGTACTGCGGGATTTCTTCAATTAAGACTGTACGAGACAGATCTTCAATGAATACATCACAACGATCTTTCATCCAAAGTTCGTAACCTGGAAATTTATTAGCTGAACTCATACCCTGAGATTTCGCAAAACCTAAGTGGTGACGAGTACCATCAATATAACCCCAAGTCATCGAAGGAGCACCTTGCATACGTACTTCACGTATGTTATTAATCATAGAACCATCACTCATTGGAGAAACATCAAACACCATAAATACAGGTGTAGATTTCTTGTTCTGACCAAACTCCAGATTACTCTGAGGAAGATCAAGTTCTTTTAAGTGAACAAGTTCAACACGACCAGTTTCACGAGTAACCATTGCATCAAATGCAAAGTTATAAGTGATATGTTGACCTTCACCCTGCATAAATCTGTTTCCAGAATCTGCCATAAATGTAAGTCCACTGTTTAAAGCATCATTCTTTAAAGCCTGTTGAAATACATCAAACCCTGCTTCATTAGTATACATCTTGACCCTACGGTCTTTTACATCAACACGTCTATAGAACAGATCACCAAATACCGCACGAATCAAATTAGCAGAGAACTCTCCACGATTGTACTGAACAAGGTTTCCATTATTACGCATACGATGATATACACCAGCAGAGGTACGTTTTAATTCCTGACGAGAACCCTTAGATTTAACTGTACCTGGTTTTGACCAGATCATACGTTTAACCTTTAATTCGAGCATCGCTTTACGCATCCAGAATTCAATAAACGGTTCCCATTTTACATCATTACGTGTAAGAGGAAGTTGATTTCTACGTTGAGGAGCATATACTAAAATATCCAGAGCTTTACCAGCAGCATCTTTCATCATCTTATCATCAGCCCATTCTGTGATTTTGTGTTCAAAACCATAACCAGAAGCCAAACTTTCGAACATTGTAATCTCTTCACCCAAACGAGGAAGACCTAACAAGTCCTGATCAAATTCACCAATAGCTGCATCAACTAATTCTAGTTCGATACCAACCTGAAGGAATGTAGAAGTTACAAAATCTACCATAGGATTATCTGTTACCAGAGTCCATGTATAGAGATAACCCATGTTCCATGGCATAGGATCTTTTACACAATACCAACGAGGACCGTATTGTCTTGATCCTACAGATACAATTGCATTCATAGAGAATTCATTTGTATCTAATACAGTTTGAAACTCCTGTCCATCAATACCTGGTTTCGATAAGGCATGTGTAGAACTAGGAATATCAATAATTTTTGGAAATTTGTAAGGTACTGCAATTTTCCATTTCCAAGCATCACTATTATTATCAATATAATAAGGTGTGCTCTTGTTAATCATATCTAGGAAGTCATTACTATACAGTGAACTCTGTGTGTAAAGACTAATGATTTTTTTATCATAGTCCGCAGGTTCAGTACTGTGAAATGATTCCAGATGATTTGCATCAGTTAGTTTTCCTACAGCACGTTTGTCCATTGATGCGACTCTGGCGTAGGTAAAGCCTGTTAATCCTGGGATTGTTTGAATAGCCATTTTTTAATTATTTAATGTTAAAACCATATTTTTATTGAAACCACGAATTACCAGCACTTGTCTGGTTTTTAGGTGGAGTCTTTACTACAGATTTTTGCCTTGCTAATTCTCCAAATAATTGATCAGACTTCTTTGTAACTCCTGATCGTTGAATAGTAGCCAATGTAGGATCTTTTTCAAGGATCTTAAAAAGTAGCGCAATCTTTACTTTTTGTGTATGGTTTTCAGGTCTTTTTAATTCTAAAACAGCTTTATCAAAATCTGTTAATGTTTCACCAGATACTGTTTTATATTTATCAACCAGGAGGAAGTCTTGTAGTTCACTTACTAATTTAGGATTTAATGGAATTCCATCAAACTCTTTTGTCTTTAGTTTCTCTTGAAGGATTTGCTGAACATTTTGAATGTATTGATTTTTAATAGATTGCTTCTGTTGCAAATCCTGTTGGGATTTTTGCTCCATTTGCTGAAGCTTTGCAGCTTCTCTTTTTACCAATACTTTGTGATGTTTAGCGGCTACACTTTCAAGATCACCATAGTTTTTCAATCTTTCAATTTCTGTAGTGATATCCTCAGGTTCAAATTCTTGATCAGTCAATGCTTGTTTAATTATAGCAATCTGATTTTCTTCAACTGTCAAATCTAATCCTGCAAAATTCACCACCTTATTATATACACCAAAATAATCTTCAGGTTTTACTCCTTTAACAAATATGGCTTCAAATGCATTCTTATAATCTTCTCCAAATTGTCCAAGGAAATTATCTACTACTTCAATTGCACCTTTCTTTTTCTCAATATTAAATCGTTCAAGAAATTCTTCAGGAGAATTAATTACAATATCCTCTTCGTCTTCTTCTTTAGAAAATACACCAAGTTTAAAAAGATCTTTTGCAAGTGAAGTAAATTGAGAATCTTCACTTTCTGTTTCATTAGGTATTTCTACTTTTTCATCTACTAGTGATTTACTATCACTTGAACTTTCAGTTTCATCTTCTTCACCATCCTGTAAGAAGTTATTAAGAATATCTTGTTCTGTATTCTCTTCTCCTTCTACCTTCTGAACAATCTCTTTTCCTTTTAAAGGTTTGTCATCTTTAGGAATAACGATAGGAGGAATTTCTTTCTCTATTTTCTCTAAAGTATCAATGTCAGTTGTAGATGTTTCAGGAGACATTAGATCATTCAATAACTCAGGACTTCCAATGCCCATCTCCATAGTATTTTGAATACCAAAATCAAATGCTGGAGTTTCTAAATTATCAGCCATATATGTAGTTTATTTTGTTTCTCATGTAAAAATATAACAACCTTATAATATATCAAAGTATAATACAAACTTATTATCAGATTTTGTCATATTATAGCATTAATATTTTTTAATTCTAATCAGAAATATTATTTCTTGTTTCGACCCTTAGCGTTTTCTTTTGCAACCTGGATATCATTCTGCATATTTTCTCTTGCTACTTGTAACTTTTCACGTTCTACTGACATCTTCTGAGCATTCTGTGAATTCTTACTCATGATGTCTGCCATTTTTAGTTGATAATCTGAAGCAGCTTTAGTACGTTCGTGATCAAGTTTCTGAGTCTCTAATACATCAGGGATGTTGTTCTGATTAATATCTTCACCCTGTACCTTTCCACCTCCTAAAGATTGTATAACTGCAATTTCTTTTTTATTAATCCTATCAAGTTCTGCTTGATAATCTAATCGTGCATTATCTGCATCATGTTGCTGTTGTAGTTGTGCAAGTTGAGCCTGAGTCTGATCTTGTTGTTGTTTTAATTCCTGATCTTTCTGAGCTAATTGTTTATTCTGAATCTCATCTTGTCTTTCCTTTAAGATCTTAAATGTCTTTTTCATTTCTCTTACACTATTTGTAGAATATAATTCAATTACATCATACAATGATCCACCATTTTGCATCATTGGTTGTGAAAGAGCTCTAATTTCTTCGAATGCTTTCTTATCTTCTGGACGATTAGTCATGAAAACTTTCATATCTCTAAACTTCAATTCATTTCCATTAATTTGTACGAATGCACTTTCTCCTGTACCTGTAATGTATGAGAGGGTACTTTCTGGTTTTTCACTTTCAATGTAAAGGGAAGCGTCAACAATAGCTTGATACAATTGTAAAAGAACATATTCATGAGCTACAAAGATTGGTTCTGTTTGAGAATAAGATTGTGTGATTGCAGTGTTAGTTCCTGTTGCAGATTCACTTGCTGATATACTTCCCATTCTTTGCTTACTCATTCCTACAAGTTCCCAACATTCGTTTTTCATTTGTACAGCCAGGGTATATCTTGATTGTATTTCATTTGTACGTGTAAGATCAATATTCTTTGCTATACTAGTATTACTTACTGGAGCTTTTGTATTTTCAGGAGAGTCATCATCAAATATAATACCTCTTTCTCTTGCTTCTAATTCCCATACATCAATAGCATCTTGATCATCACCATCTTTAAGTTTTGGAACTCTTCGAATATTAACAGAAGCTACATTACCAATTTCCTTTTCTAAAAGTCTAAACAATTGATTCATACATACATTGTATATCACTTGAAAAGGTTTCATTAAATCAACTAAAGACTTTGCTTCTGTATTCTTCACTTCATATATCATTCCTATGATAGGACAATAATCTAAAAGTTTGAAAGGTTTGATATGATATATATCTGGTCCAATTTTAGTTCCCTGATACCATTGATTAATCCAGCCTGATTCTAATGAGATTTGTGTAGGAATAGTTCCACTTTTATAATTCTCATCTACTAACATAGATTGCTCATTATCCATTTCATCTTTGTAGATAAGTTTAAATATCTGTTTCTTACTAATCCAATATCCTCTTACTACTACATACTTATATCCAAAGGAACTAACATTACTAGTTAAACCTAAGAAGTCTTTAAGACCATCATTATTCTCTTTCATTTCTGATTCAATCATCATACGTGTTTGAAGAACCAGAGGATCATATGTATCATACATTACCGAATCCTGACCAGGAGTAGCGTCAGGATTACCAAGATTAGATTCTCTAACATTAATTAATCCATAGTCTTGTAAAGATGAACGTAAGTGATCAATCTCATCCTTCGTTAAATCTGGAATAGCTTCAATGATTTCTGATAGTTCCATCACTTGTACAGTACCAGCTGCATATGCTCCATGTGCTCTACCTGTTGGATCACTAATATACTTGACATCAGGAGTAGTTAGATACCATACATTTTTTGGATTGGCTACTTCTATATTGTATCCTACCTTTGAGTTATCTTCGTATATATGATAATATTCTCTAGCTGTAGTAAGCATGTCTCTTAGGGCATCTTCACTCTTCTCCTTAATATTGAAATCAGCTTTCTGGCATGTGAGAACATGATTTGCCCATTTCTCTGCCATTGATGTGTAACTATCTATTTCATCCTTAACTTGCTCAAGAGTTTGTTGTTGAATTTGATCATCTGTAAGATTTTCACCTTGCATTGCAGTTTTCTGCATAATCATTTCTTTGACCTTAGACATCACATATTTCTGTAAAAGATCTGTTTTGAACTGTAGTTCTTCAGATTTACTATCATCGTCAAAAGCTTTTGCTCTAATAGCATCTGGTCTTTTACTAATCTCTCCTACTAATTCATTTACTGGAGTAGTAATAATAGAATACATCTTCACATATGCAGGAAGATCAAGATCCTCTCTTAACATATCTGTAAAACTTTTAATCTGTGGTTCCTGATAGAAATCTTCCATACGAAGAATTCCTTTTAGTAAATCATAGTTCTTAACAAAGGTTTCTCTATTCTTGACATACTCAGCATAGGCTTTGTTGGCAAAATAGTCCATTGTATTCTTTATCCAACTCTCGTCTTGTTTTTCCTTATCTGTTTTAAACTGATCGGGGAAAATATTCAAATAGGCATAACGGATTGTAGCATCTTTGGTATATCGTATAATAGACATAATATTATATTTTAATTAAATAGTTTTTGTTTTTTACGTGTAAACATTCCTTTTGATTCTGTGAAGAGTTGAGATTTTTCATGTCTCTTAAATAATGATACAATTCTATCATCCTCTATTCCTCCTGCCATTCCATATATAGGGTCCATTTTTAAAGCCTGAGCAATTGCTAATTCTGCAGCTACAATTCTATCAGCATTCTTTTCATCATTGTATTGAATAATCTCTTCTAATAAAACAGGATCTAAAATCTTTGTAACTCCTTGAAGTTCTCTAATAGTTTCTCCTTCTTCTGTTTTCTCAACATAAATAGATTCTTCCATATATTGTTTCAAGCATCCATGTAAAAAATCTATAATTTTCTGAGCACTCCTATGTATTCCATATTCTCTTTTCACTGTAGTATTAGGAACAATTTCCATAAGCCACTCAGGTTGTTTTTCTAAATAGAAAGCATCTCCTTTAGTTTTCATGTATTCTATAAAAGAGATATCATCATTTTCACAAAGAGCTCTTGCATTATAATATTTAATTAACAATCTTGCTTGATCGTTCCATGTTTCTTTTTTTTCTGGTCTAGCACAATAACTTGCCACAAACATATCTTGGTACTTCTCTCCTGTTAAAGCAGTCATACGTTTATATATATATACTGATCCTAGAGATGAACTATATTTGGCTTGACCTTGTCTATACGGATCTATACCTGCTACATACAATCCATATGGAGGATTTGATATAGGAAATTCATAAATTACTATTGGAGCATCCATACTATCTCCTGTTTGAAGAGGATAATTAGATATAGGTAACTTCTCAGTAAACTCGTGAGTAACTTTTCCCTCTGTATTAATAAATAGTTCTACAGGAGTTCCTGTCCTTTCATTCATTAATAATCTAGTCTTTTGTCTTTTAGCAAGTCCTATATTAAAAATATTAGAGGCAGAAGAAAGAAAACATTCATCTACAGTAATTGGATAATACATTACTTGTTTTAGATATAGTTCTCTATCTGGATTAGTTCTTGCACTTTCTCTTTCTTGTTCTATTTTAAGAATAGCTTTTTCTTTATCTGTAACAGTAATTGATATCTTTTTAAGTTCTCCAATATCATCAATATTAAGATCTCTTTCTTGAACTAACCAATCTGCTAAAGTAGTAATATATTTACAATCTTGTCTATATATTCCTGATAAGAATAATCCAGTATTTTTATTAGTTACTTCATCACGAATAGCTAAAAAATTATTAGAAGAAGGATTATAAAAGAAATTTTCAGCATCTTTTCCATTATCAAACGATCCTCCAGTTCCGACTAGAATTGGAACAGCACGATAACCATTTCTTCCTTTGATAGCAGGTTCTCCTGCTTTAAATGTAGAGGCAAAAGAATATTTACCTACCTCGTCCATTATAAATGTCTTAGCTGTAGTACCTGCTGCTACTTCTGTTACATTACCGTCTCTTGCATTTCTAATAACAATATAACTCCATATCTCGTCATCTCCATCAGGTTTTTTATATCCTAATCTAATTTGATTTAATCTCCATGTTTTGTCTAATCTGGGAATAGAGATTCCTGTCCATAAATGTTTTAATCCAAAATCTACCTTATCCTTAAGAAGAGAAAGGTCATTGTCGTTTCCACATATAATAACATTTTGTGTATTCTTAAATAATGTAGCATTCATTCCAAAATAGGAAGCTTCCATTTCTGACTTACCTCCTTGTCTTCCTCCAACTTCTATATATCCTTTTCTTTCCTTTTTACACTGTTCTAAAATCTCTGCTCTTATCCATTCATTGTCTCTTAACTCTGGAAGGGATGACTTCCTAATATCATTTCCATAACTATCTACATCATCAATTCTTATCCACCAATGGTTCAAATGCCAGTAGAGCCATCCAGAAAAGAATACACCATTAACTGTTACTCCTCCAGATATCTTCTCTATCTCCCAATCAATTAATTGTTGATATTCTCTAGTTCCTTCTATAGGAAGTTTTTTAATATTTCTAAAAAATTCTGTTGATTTTATTTCCATTTGTTTTATCTATTGCATTCTTGGAGGTACTATTCCTGTACCTCTAGCTACCTTTTTTACTTCATCCTTCTCTCTCATACTATCTACTGTTCTTAATATCTCAGCGTAATCCTTTAGGGCCTGCGTAAGATCTTTTCTCTGTGCTTCTTTATTAGCCACACATACCAATACTATCCCACCGTTCTTAGTAACTTTTGATTGCATCCTATCAGCTAGTAGGGAATAAGGATTTGCTTCAATATATTCTTTAAGTTCCTGTAATTGATTCTCAAGAAATTCTAATTCATATTCTATAAGAAGTGCCTTTTTAACTACTGCCATTATACTGATTTTAAAAGATTATTAATATCATCTTCTGTAAGTTTATCCTTCTTACTATAATCATGTCTGATTACAATTCCAATAATATCTTGTTCTGTGTTCTTGGTAATAACAAGGTCAATAAGGTTAGCCCCCATGGAACGAACTTCCATAAGTGACTCGATAAAATCCTTTAAAGGAATCTTTATCACCTTAATCTCCTTATCATTATCCTGAGTCTTCATTGGTAATTTTCTCATCTTGCTCTTCTGTTAATACTGCTCCCCACTTTGATGTAGAAAGTTCACAATAGCATGATAAACATTTTGTCTTTGCAATTAATGGACATCCACAATCCAGGCATCTCTCTATTCCTTTCTTTCCTGCATTCTTAGAGTTCTCTTCACATCCTCTACATATTAAAAGTCTTTCTTTAGATGTCTCTAGGATCAACTTCTTAATCTTAATTGGAGGAATCAAATGATTTCTCCAGCCTTCCCAAATGTTATCCCAGTTAATCTTCATGTAAGAGAGTTTTAATTAAATCTAAATCTTCTTGTGCCCTTTCTGTCCATATCAATCTATTGCGTCTCATCATATCATCTGTAGTAGGATCTTCTAATTGTTTACCCCATTTTGCAAACTTATCAGCAATCTTTCGTCTTTCTTCAAGAACACGTCTTGGACTAACTGTATACTTTCCAAATCCACTAATCTCAATACTCCCACAACTATGAAAAGCTTTTCTTGCTCCATTAAAAGCATGTGTTAACACCTGTTCAATAGTCTTCTCATCTATGGCCAGATCTACTACCATTTTACGAATAGCAATCTGTTTCAAAAATACTGCATCACTTCTCATGTTTCAAATCAATTTGTAATTGTATATCCTTACTATAATCAAATCTAAAAATAGGAGATAACCCAATAACCCTTTCTTGTTTAATCAGTATTCCAATCCTTTTTAACTTCGATACAATATTATTAATACTATCTGGTGTCGTATTGTTCTCCACACAAAATTCCATTCTTAAACTCTTATCAGAAATGTTTCCTTTATTAGCCACAAAACTTAATAAACTAATGTCCCTATCTGTTAATTGAAGATCATTAATAGCAGACACCACACGAAAATACATCTGTGTTACATCTGAATTAACCTTAACAATTTTCTGTACAACAATCTTTTCCATGTCTATATATGTAGTTTCAACACTACAAATATAATCAATATATTTTAATTTCTAACAGAAAAAAGTAGATCCTTTATATATATCTCATGTACAGGGAAATCTTTATACTCTTTTAAAATAGTATCCTCTATGTTTGTATTTACCAAAAGGGGCATTAATACACTTACGTACCTTCAGTAATAAAAACTCTTCCTGACAATCCTTTATCATTTTATAATTCAACTCTTCCCCTGTATTAATATTAATAGCGACAATAGGAATCCTCTTTAAATTTCTATCTTTCCTAGGAATAATATCTTCATGAGATTTTTTGATGTATTGCTTACTAGGATAATCTCTCCACGTTTTCTTAATAAGAGAAGAAGATTTGTGTTTCTTAAAATTAATATAATCAAATTCTGGATCATATATTTCCTTTTTTACAACTATCCATCCATATAAAGATTTTCGTTTACATTTATCCTCCCAATGAGAAGCAAGATCAGTAATTTTAGACTGACTTTTTATTCCTGTAGTTATACTAACTTCTTTAGTACCATTTACTTCTATTACCTCTTTTGTATTCATATTTATACAAACATATTCTGTAGTTGATATAACACTCTTTGTAATGTTTTCATCCTGTCTATATAAAGGAATACTACCAGGAAGACATCCGTTAAAACCAAACTCTCTTAAGTGAGCATTATAATATAATACCCATTTAGTCTCAATTGCTTCATATTCTTGTTTAGTTAAACTATATGACAATACTTCTAAAATACTAAATGTAAAAGTTTGTTCTCCATATAAATTCCAGGCAGCCTGCAAATGAGTGTTTGTGTGTTGGTTTTTTCTTAAATTACATTTATGCTCTACCCATCTTTTATTAATTAATGTAGAATATCCTACATATACTTTTTTACTAACAGTGGAACTTATTAAATATATTCCAGCAACCTTATAATCAACTTTCATTTTTTAAATTTTAAATTTTATATAAAGATAAGAAATATTTTCTAATTTTTAAAAATAGGTGTCCAAAAATTATTTTTTATTTTTTAAAAATCGTAAACATCTGTAAGAGAGTAGTTTATCTCCAACAGCAACCCCACCTTTAATTGGAGAAGTTGGAGTCATCTCCCTTAGTTGATTCTAGGTATTAACAATTTAAAAATAAGAAAATGATTGAATTTAAAACATTCGAAAGAGCTGAGAGCACTCTTGAAACACAAGGAACAGTATTGAGTTTAGTTGGTAAAGATGGCAAGTTGGGTATTATCTCAAAGAACTTCAAAGATACAACCAAGAGAGTTGTATTAATTCTTACCAAGAAGAATGGTACCAGTGCCATGATTAGTTGTTCTCAAGCAGTGAGTGATGGTCTTAGGAGCAAGAGTATTGAATTGGGCAATGTGCTTGGCTTTGAGATTCTGGAAGGAGAATCAGGCATCCCATTCATTAGCTTACCTGCAGGTGGATTGATTGAAGTATTGGTGAAGAACATTACTGTTAAGGACTTCGTACCTTCAGTAGTGAGTTACGAAGAGTTGATAGCACTGTAATGGTGCTATTGCCCTTCGGGGCTTTCATATAAAGGGCGGGAAGTAATAACTTCTAATGGGTGGGCATTGTTTAAATGTCTATCCATACTCCTTTATATATCATGTAGATGTATTGAAAGATTATGAGTATATTTGTAAAATATTTTTATCCACGTGGAAGAAAACGTCAGTTTCTCACTATCAATACATAATAATAGTAGTCTAAAACAATTAATTCTGAGCAAATGTTAATAATAATTGACCCTAAAACAGGTAATCTAAAGACTTATTCAACCCTCAGCAAGGCTTGTGTAAAGGAAAAATGGATGAATATATATACATTAAGAAATAAAATACTCAATGATAAGATGTGTATATATAAAGGAATGTGGATATATAGAGTGAATCATACATAAGTTAATATCATTATTTTAATGATCTAACTATCAGTGCAGTAAAGCATGGATTAAATATGAAAATACTTAATCTTTCTATATAAATGTATGTCTATTTGTATGTAAATAGTCAGCTGTATAAGCTCTTGGACCTTGTGACTATTCTAATGATGTACATATATAATGACCTTCGTCTTTACGACAATCGCATTAAACCAAAGCTTTCTTCTTTATTCTCTCTTATATATATGTGTATATTATCTCTCTCCTTAATATTACTAGTATAATAAGGAGAGATACTGGCTAGTATTAATATATCAGATTTTATCATTTTAACCTATCATTTGGCATTTCAAAGGTGTCACAATTGTTATATAAATTATAGAGCCCGAATGATTAGTAAGATAAATGCACAACGAAGTGTATGAATACTGAATATCTATAGGATGTAATCTTGCTCGGAAGTAACAATTGAATAGGGATGAAATTATATAGAAACCCATTAACAAATTAATTATATGAAAACTTTATTATTATTACTCGTTATTATTCTTTGTTCTTGTTCATCAAGAAGTCATATTCTACCACAACCATTAGGTGCTGCTGAGAAAGTTGTTATTATTGATGCTTCTAATTCACATGTATATGAAGGAGCATATCTCTCTTATAAAATAAGAAGAGTATCTACTAAGACTGTTACGTTTATTCAGATCAGTTACAATACTATTTATAGTAAGGGTGATACATTACTCTGGAAATTTTAAAACCTTTTAAACTTATCTATATGAAATCTTTATTTTTATTTATTGGAACATATGCTATAATAGTTAGAGATACTGTTACAGCACAATTAGATAGTAATCTTAATCTACTTGAAGAGATTGAAAATGAATACGATCAATATTATCTGTAATGCATTTATTAACAGATTCTCCGATTGATCTACTAGATATAGTAAAAATATTAATATATTTGACATTAGCTATACTACTAATTGATTTACTATTCTCTAGTTGGAGACGTAAATGAATATTCTATATTGTATATAAAGGAGTTATTAAATTCTCCTTTATATATACCTTGATTTAATTAATGCTACTGAGTCTGGTTTACTACCTAGAATATAGGATTAAACAAAAAGTGCTGTCTGGTAAATCAGTGATCCTGTAAAGTCAGACCATTAATTATTTTTATTTGAAACCTGTTAATTTATAAATAAAATGGCAAACGCAAAAGAAGAATTTTTAAGAGTAACTAAAAGAAAAACTCTTAAGTGTGCTACAATTTCTCAAGGGGATGGTTACTACTGGGATGAAGTAAAGGATGGTCCTAAACCAGATAATAGTATTAATCTTCCCGTAGGATTTACAAAAGGTGAATATCTTACATTTCTTGAGAAGATTAATTTTAACTATGATTCTGGTTATGGTGGCCAAGAATTATTTGGTACTATTTGGAATAATGATGGTTCATGGCTTGAGAGAGGTGAATATGATGGTTCTGAATGGTGGGACTTCCATAACTATCCTGAAATTCCTGATTATTTACAATAATATCATAAATGGATAATATTAGTTACCTGCTGAAGACAAACAATAATGGAGAAAGCCCAACGGGAGTCTTGAAATTATAGTCATGCTAAGATGATGATTGTTTGTTGTAAGATATATTTGATATAGCAATGTAAATTGTCTATCCTATGGATTTGTAGAACTACATATAAGATAGGTCATGAAAATATATTCCACTTAGAAATGGACAGGTAACTTTTTTATTTATTATATTTGTAAACTAAAATATAATCTATTCTGATTACAGAGTCTTGTGTTTGGACGAGGACTCGTTATCCTCCACCTCCACGTAATTACTTGATTATTAGTAATTTATGAATTACGTATACCAATTGAGTTGAAGTGGCCGCAGGAATAACACTTTAAATCTCTTGCATTTTTATAAGGGGGTGATCGAATTGACAGCATGTGGATGAGTAATCTGTGATATTCACAAAGAATGGATTTGAATAACAGGCAACACTGTTGAAATGAATAGGCAATCGTTTAGAATGGCTGCCTAGTCCGTCTGCCAGAGAACGTTATCTCTGGCATTTTTATTTAAAAACCCATTAAATTTATATATTATGAGTAAATATTATTTGTGTGATGATCTTAATGAAGATCTAGCTAAGAAATCAGAATGTACTGCTACAATAAAAAATGGTCGTACAATGTATTCAGTTAGTAATGATCGTGAAGAATCTTTTGTAAATAAAGCTGATAGTTTTAATATCATAGTTATGAGAATTAGTGCTATTGAAGGCTTAAAAATGATGTTATAATGAAAACTTATTTTATAAAAATCTCAACAAAAGAGATAAGAAAGTTAGCATTTAGTGATATGACAAATTCTAATATAAAAATTAGTGTATTTAATTACGCTAAATTAATTAGAGAATTACCTAAAGAATTAATTATTAAAATACCTATTAACTTATGAAAAAGTATATAATGCTATTGGTATGTATATTGATGATTGTATCATCATGCAGTATGAACAAGAGAATTAAACATTATCCTCGTCATGCTTATAGTAAGGCTAATGATAGAAATTTTATTTATAATGCTCGTAATGGACATTATTATTTCAAGTGGTAAAAACTCTTTAAAACATTTATATGAAATACTCAAAAAAGAAGTTCAAAGAACTTTGGGATTCTGATGAAAATGGTGGAGGAATTACATTAGGTGATATTGCTGATTGTGCAAAAGATTGGAAATTATTTTCTACACCTAGAATTCATCCTATTAGAAAAGTTGAAGCAGCTGTGTTAAAAGCAGCTAATTGTGAATAGAAATCCTTTAAATTTATTTATATGAAACCCATTCAATGTATTGTAGGATTAGTCCTACTAATTATTTCAATGATAATATTTCATGATCCTGATGGACCACATTTTCAATCTTCAGCAGAGATTATAGGTTCAATTATTAGTCCTATTCTATTTGTAATAGGATGTATAGTAATAGTAATGTCTTTTGGTAAGGAGGATAAATCATGAACAAACATATCATGCCTAAAGGATCAATCATTAAGATTGGTTGGTCCATTATAGTTTTTAATTCAAATATTATTGAGAAAAGTTTATTGTTTTTAAATTAAAATCCAAAAAGAAATGAATAAACTAAAAATGTATACTCTCGCATTACAATTGATGCGAGAGTTTAACTATCATGAAGATAGTCATATTACAGGACTATGTAAGGTATTATGTGGAGCTATATATCTTGATAAATTTAATATTACTTATACTAAAGCTGTCGATAGTGATGATCCTAAATATAGAGATATTTGGAGGTATGTAACTTGTAATGTACGAAATAACATGAACTTACTTGAAATCTCTAAACACAAACCCAAAGGACATCATATATTCTGGCCTATTACAAGTACTCAAAGAATAGCTATTTTAGAACAGGCTATTAAAGAAGTTAATCCTTCTGAAATATTTTATTATGGACAATAAAATCTAAAATCGTGAAAATAGAACTTATTAGAATACCAATTAAAGATTCTGACAAAAAGAAAACTGTTGGATGGAATCTTATAGCTGAGACAATTGAAGAGAAATTGATTCTTGGTTCTGTTCGTCATGCTCATTTCTGGGCAGAAAAAAATGATGAAGTGACATACAATGGTTATATTCCTGATTCTGAAGATGATAAGTATGTAGGTGTAATTAAATATGCTACAAGAGCATATCAATTAACACAACATGATGAAACTATGAGCAAACTTTTAAATATCTCTAATAAATCTAAATGATATGTATATAGCTATAAAGAATGATGATATATATAAAGGAACCTCTTTATATGAACTAATAGAAGAGATCTTTGATATTGAAGTAACTGATAGTGGTTTCGTAATAGTAGATGGTAAACCAGATTTAATTAGTTACAGTATAAAAGACTACAATAAAGCTGAAATGCTTACTGATTTTATGGCACATCGTGCTAATCAGTTATTAAAACGACAAGGTTATAAACTATACAAAGAGATAGAATTATGAATAACTTTCAAAAGTTTATGGTAGATCCTCTTAATAAGCAAATTATTGATGAGATTATCCAATTATATCATCCAGGTACTACAATCAAATATAAAGTGGGATATCTATATAGTTGGATAACTATTATAGGTAAAGGAATTGGTATTGGAATTGAATTTGTAATTCCTTATTTTGGTGAAGGATGGAAATTAGAAGATTTTGTTAAAGTTTATGACACAAGTAATTTCAAAGCTTGGAGATTCTATGATGATGGTAAAGATTTAGAGGTTAATGATACAGATGATATTGATGTCAATCCAATATTGGCAAAATTCAATGTTCCCAGACCAACACCAACACAAATGTTTGATTATTATTACGAAGATTAATTTAAAATTAAAACCCATGAAAAAACTTATTATTATTCTGATGTCGTTCATGTTAGCAACATCTATTCCTGCTGAGGCAGGTATATTTACATTTATTTCTCATGTTGGTAATAATGTTCAAAGAAACAAAAGACATAGAGAGTTTAAAAGGAGGAAAAGACAAAATCTTCAAAGACAACATATAATACAAACTCATAATTATAAAGCCAAAAGACATGGTTCTAAAAGATTTTAAATTTCCAAAGAATAGACATATGTATAATACCATTCCTGAATTACTTGAAGAAGCAAGAATAAGAGGCTTTGTAGATGATCATGGACCATATGTCAGATTATTTAGTAATTTATTCTTCAATGGTGGAGAAGTTCAACCTAAACCTGATATTGATCAGGCTTATTACGATAGAATGTGGAGATATATTCGTGGATATATGGGAAGCTTTATTGCTAAACATGAATCTAAAGAAGCTATTTGTGCTATGCTATTAAGTGAAATCGTTCTTCCTACATTAGCAGGAAAGAAATAATATATGGGTTTTTCTGATAGGGGGGAAACCCCCTTGACGAAAAATTCTATTAATATTATAAAATTATTTAATATGAAACGTAGTTATAATACAGATTCTGAAGAATATGAATTAGCTGAGGAATTCAAATTAGACGAACAAGAGTTTGATTACACATATGAAGATCCTGAAGATGAATAGAGGATTAGATATAAACGCTCTTATATATAAAGAGCAATTACGAAATAGATGGATTAATAAATCAATAAAACCCATAAAAGTATGTTAACATTAGAAGAATTAGTAGCATTTCCTAAAGGGGAAGTATTTGCTACAGGTGTACTTCCTAATAGTCCTGAAGAATTATACATGGTGGATTCTGATCTTAGTAGAAATCTACGTTGGATAGCTAAAAAAGGTTTTGGCTACGATGACTGGTCATTATACTGTCATTGGGATGACAAGGATGTTGAATGGATTAAAAAACATGGTGATAAAGTGACAGATAGGCAAAATATTCAAAGATGTGTGCCTTGTGAAGATGATGTAATGAGACATTATAGAATGTAATTATGTGTCTCATTACTGAAAAATCACCTAAAATCCTCAAGGAGGATTTGGTAGTGTATAAGTTATTGAGAGATGATTTAACTTCTATTTTTCAAGGTTACGATTATCAATTAGGAGTGTTATATGGTCCAAGAGAATTAGAAGCTGATGTTGAAAGTGAATATTTCTTTGCAGATTCTGAAGCGAAGCGGTATTATTCAAATAATGAAGATCCTGAGGATGTACGTATACATCTTTTTAGATTTAATTTACATGGATATGCTAAAGGATTTCACTTTTATACTACTAAAGAAAGAGCTCGTAGAAGTATATATAATTGGTATTCTCTTGTAGAATGTATAGTTCCAAAAGGATCTACTGTTGTATTTGATAGTACTGGTCTTGGTATAGCATCACAAATTAAAATTATTAAAATCTTATCAAATGAGAACACATATCAAAAATAAAGGACGTATTATTACGACACGTTCTACTACTACTATAGAAAGTACAACATTTTATATCAAGAAAAAGCACTTAAATGCTATTATTGATTCAAGGTTGGAAAAAATGGGAATAAATCCAAGAAACCATGAAACATTATAAGTTTGATGAAGACAATCTAACCTTTGTGATGATCAGGCATTACACTAAACCATTATTGTTTATTATTGCTCTTAGCATATGCATATCAATAGGATTTGCAATCACTATGCATAAAGAGAGAAAGTTAATAGCTACAGAGATAAAAGTTATTCTATTAGAACAAGATGCTTTTTCTCAGGAGAAATTGATAGAATTGATTAAGAGAATGAACTTTCAATTTCCTTATATTGTGTTAGCTCAAGCAATTCATGAAAGTAATAATTTTAAATCATCATTATTCCTTGAGAATCACAATACTTTTGGCATGAAGTGTCCACTTCAGAGAGTAAATTCAGCAAATGGGTCACAAAGAGGTTATGCCTATTATGACACATGGAAAGAATCAGTATATGACTATGGTCTATATACTATGTCTTATTTAAATAAGATAACTTCTGAAGAGATGTATTACAGTTTTCTCAGTCAATTTTATGCTGAGGATCCTGACTATGTTGAGAAGCTTGAGCTTCTTATAATTCAAAAAGATTTGAAATCATTATTTATAAACCCTTTAAATTAATTATTATGAATTATTTACTAATTGCTATTGTATTTGTTAGTTGTATGATTGTTCTTGTGTATCGTATTGTTCAGTTAACTGAAATGTTACAAGATGGTAATGTGATAATTGAAGAAAGAGAGATAAAGATTAACTCTGATACTAATAAAATTAACTATTTAAGAGGTAAATTGGATGAAGTTAACGACAAAATTGAAAGTTTACAGGTTGTAAATGATCAACAAGCTTTAACTATTAAAGATTTTCAAATAGTTACTGGTTCTGCATATGTAAATACAGCTAAGAAAGTATATCCTAATGCTCCTGCAGAAACAATTAAGAAAGCTGTCATTAGGGATGCTAAAGGTCATTTTGTAAAACATTAATTAATAAGCTGTTCTATCGGCTATACGGGAATTTTTATGACAGAATATACAAAAAATGCATTACAAGAAGCCAAAGATTGGTGTAATGAAAATGAGAAGAGCACCGAATTTACACTTGAATATATGCAAGATTATGCAATGGTTGATCTTAATTGTGTATTAAACTTTTTAGATCCTGACAATGATTGAAATATTAAAATTTGCCTGTAGTGGATTCTTTACATTTATAGGAACCTGTATATTAATCTCAGTAATCCTGTATTTTGTTATCAATGGAATAATAAAAATCTTATCAAGATTTTTAAGACTATTAATGATACTATTTCGTGGATGGCCACCAGAACATTTAGATGCTGATGGAGATTGGAAACCTTTAAAACCTAGTTAATATGGAGACTGAAGAATTAGTTATACAAACAAAGAAATGCTCAAATCCTTTGTGTGGTTTAATAAAACCAGTTACTGAATTTTATACAAATAAAACTGCAAAAGATGGATTTAGATCAGTATGTAAATCATGTGTGGCAATTCAATCCAAAAATTATGACAATAATAAGAGATTATCAATTATTGAATATCAAAAAAAATATAGAGAAAATCACAAAACACAATTAAAAGAGTATATTAAAAAATATCAATTTAATAATAGTGAAAGAGAAAGAGAAAGAATTAGACTATGGACTAAAGAAAATCCAGAAAAACGTCGAGTAATAACTAATTTATATTATAAAAAAAATCTAGAAAAAATTAGAGATTATCGTAACAAATGGAAAAAAAATAATCCAGAGCAATTCAAAATAAATGGTCAAAATACTTCTAGAAAAAGTGTATTATTATTAAATAATCATTATATCAAATCAACTCTTAGAAATATGGGATTTACTAATGATCAACTGAATGAAAATCCAGAATTAATTGAAGTAAAACTAATATATTTAAAAATATTAAGATTATGCAAAACCTTACAGAATTAAGAGAAAGCCTTCTTGATAATTATATCAAAATTAAAGCAGGTAAAATGGGACTAAATACTGCAAAAGAATTATCTAATGTTGCAGGAAAAGTATTAAAAGCTACTCAAATAGAATTAGCTGAAAATATATTTTTAGGAAATAAAGTACCTATATCATTTTTGAAAACATCATCTGAAATAATAAAAAAGTAAATTATGGAACCCAAAAAGAAAAAAGCAAAGATTTGGAAATATAGTCCTTTTCATTCTTTTAATATCATAGAAGAAGATGTTATAATTAGTAATACTATGACAAGTCAACAATATCAGACTGGCACATATGTAATTATTAATAATGATCCAGCAATGCAATTTAGTGTTGATCCTAAGACTATGATGAAAGCTGAAAAGAAGCTTAAAGCTGATATGATTAGTGGTAAAATCACTGAACTTATATTATCTTCTCCTATTAGAGTAACGTTGGATGAAAATGGATTTTATATACAACTAGAAGATGAGTAAAGAAGAAGAAAAAGAAAAATGGATTAAATATATATCATATGGGATATTTCCTTGTGAATTGAGAGTGTTTTATGGAATGACTTATAAAGAGATTCGTGAGAATCTTATAAAAGATCTTCCTGAAAGTGTACATTATCAGATTAAAAGATTAAAAGGAAAATATGATGGAAGAACTACAATATTCTCTACAGGTCAAACTGTAATAGTATTAAATGAAAATACTTATGATGTTATAGCTCATGAAGCATTCCATGCTACAGAAATGTTATTATCTAAATTAAAAATACGTCATTGTAATAATACCTCTGAAGTGTATGCTTATATGACTGGTTATATTGTTGGAGAAATTACTACTAAAAACTCTGATATAAAATGAAAGACAAATTAATGAAATTAAGTCAAGAAAAAGGTTTTTTATCTTTATATAAACTAACTGACGTCGATGAGTCATATTACTATTTGTGGATGATGCAAATTCATAAATGGTTAAGAGAAGTTCACAATTGTTATATTAAAATAGTTCCTGAAGCTTATACCACTGGAATAAATTTTAATTGGCAAGTATTGTTCTACGATCCTTTAGATATAGATTGTTGGAGTGATCTTTCTACTGGATTATATGGAGATAATGGGGAATTCCCTACATATGAATTAGCTTTAGAAGCTGCATTGTTAAAATCACTAACACTTATTTAATATGATAGATTTAAAAAAACAAATCGAAGAAGCTGTTAATAACAATTTTTCAGATGGAAAAACTTCTCCTATCGGGTCAAGTAGAAGATCTCTATATGAATATAATAAACAATCATTCATTAATGGTATAAAATCAGAAGTAGCCAAAGAATATCATACCCAGAATATGTATACTGAGGAGGAAGTACTAACTATTATATCAAAGCTTGGTGAATTTGACTCAATGTCTTCAAGCTGGCTTAGTGCCTGGTTTAAAAAAAATAAAAAGAAATAGATATGTATTATTTAGCACAATTAGTTCTTAGAAACTACATACCTCTTCAAATAAAAGAAGGTATGATATTCAAAAATGTTCTTTTTCCTAATACAGATAAAGAAATAATTGAAATTTGGAAGATGGATAAGTATAAAACAAAATGGACTCAAGCTGCTCTTAGTATTGAGGATGTCTTTACTAAAATTGGCTATCCTGTAGAACTCATGATTCTTGATAGAAATAGTGGAACACTTGCTACAGCTGATCAAATTGGTTGGTGGGATGAAGGAGAAGACACTGAAGATCTCAGAGACATTACTCTTGCAGATATCAATAGAATTCTACAGAATAATGGAGATGTTGAAATTGATATTAGTGAAGAAGCTTTTGGAATACATCAAATTATTCCAACTGTTTCAGAAGGTAAGGTGATCCTTCGTATACCTATTGATGTTATTGATGAAGACGATATTGATGATTTATTTACTGATAACATTCCTAATGAGAAAGACTATGGAGATGATATTCTGTTTGATGATAGTTATTTTCTTTAAAACTTTTTAAAATGGAAAAATCATTCGTAACTTTAGAAAAGAAAGTGTGTGTTATCTGTGGACATGAGCACGAAACAGGTGATCTGTTACTTGATAAGTATATGAAAAAAAAGTTTGAAAAATATACCACTACAGGATATGATCATTGTGATGAATGTCAAAAGAAATTAGACGATCATTTTATTGCAATGGTAGAAATATCTAATTCTCCTTCAACAGATCAATCAACTATGAAAAAGGAAGATGCTAATAGAACAGGAGTAATTGTTTGGATAAAAGCTTATGTAGCTGCTGAAATTTTTAATACAAAAATTAAAACTCCTATGGTGTTCGTAGACCCTAGAGTGGTAGAGATGTTAAAAACTGTAATACCTTCACATGATGGCAGCTAAATCTAAAAATTGGTTAGATGTATATGTGTGGATTAACAAAGTGTTAGATTCATGTGTTACAAAGGAACAAGTAGACAATACTAGGCATTTGTTCTTAAGATTTGAAGCAATGTATAACACTAGTTATATATCTGGAAAAATAAATGATTTAGTATGTAATCTTTATATAAAAGCAGTCATTCTTAGAGATGAAATATGTGAACAAGATTTAATTAATCGTATTAAAAAAAATATAGAAAATGAACAAAGAAGAAGCATTGGAAATGATGGAAACATCAGTTGATATTAAAGATTGGAATGCCAAGAGAGAAATAGTTAAACATGATGACGATTGTGGAGGAATATTATTAGTTCAAACTACTCTTGATCAGAATGGAATGTGTGGTAAAGTCTTGAAAAAGAATATTAAGCTTAAAAGAATTGTTAGTTGATTGATTGATTTCCTCACTTTCTGTAATGGAAAGTGAGGATTTTTTTGTAAATTTAAAAGAATAATTCTCTGCTCACATGAAAATAGACAGAAAATTTTGTTTCTATATAGAAATAAAATAGTTACCTTTACATCATTACTAAAATAACTGATATATGTACAATTTAAATAAAGAAGAATTAGAAGATTTGTTTATAAAACAATCAAAAACATGTAAAGAAATAGCAAAGTATTTTAATTTGCCAATAATAACTATTCAAAGACATTTGAGAAAACATAATCTAAGAAAAATAAGAAAAGAAACACCTTCATATGATGAGATTATTCAATTAAAACAAAAAGGCAAAACACAAACAGAAATAGCAAAATTATATGGTATAAGTAAATATACTATATCTAAAACTGTTCGTAGAAAACAAAAATTTGAGAGTGTACATCAAATAAATAATAGTAAAGTCGATGAGTCGAATGAAATGTTTTGGTATTTAGTTGGATTAATATCTGCAGATGGTCATGTTTGTTCTACAAATTCTATTGATATATATCAAACAAACTCACTCTTCTTAACTAAATTAGGTAACTTTTTTGAACATACAGGAAAACTTACTTCTTGTATTACAAAAAATTCTACAAAGAATAAAATATACAGATTACCTTTATATTCTATAAAATTAAAACAATGGTTTGTAGAAAAAGGAATAGAAAATGATAAAAGATACAATTGTCCATTCTTGTTAGTTCCTGAAGAATTTATGAAATATTATATACGAGGTATATTTGATGGAGATGGATGTTTATATTATTCATTTACTTCAGGAATATTGATTTCTAGTCAGATAGAAATAAGTAGTGCTTCTGAATTAATGTTAACAGGATTGATGAAATATTTAAATAAATACAAGCCTAAAAGATATATAGTAAATAGAAATCAAGGAATTTGTGAAAAAATAATAATAAACACAAAGAAAGAAATAGAAGATTTTTTAAAATGGATGTATTCAGGTAAATATTTAGATTATTGTTTATTTAGAAAATATAGATCTTATCTGATGTTGATGGAAATATTCAAATTACAAGAAAGTGTACAAAATCAAGCAATTTTTAATATAGAAAATAATAAAATATGAATAATCCTATAATAGTGAGTGATTTGGAAACATATCTTGAAATGTTCCTTTGTATGTGTTATGATCCTCAGGAAAATGAATGGCATAGATTTGAAGTAAGTGCCTGGAAAAATGAACTAGACGGAATGATTAAATATATAGAAGAACACGAAAACTATTATTTTGTATATTATAACGGAATACGATTTGATAGTCAAGTTCTTGAATTTATAATAAGAAATTATCATTTATGGATTGATAAATCTAAATTAGAAATTTGTGCTATTATTTCACAACTTGCCGCAGATGTTATTCATGATGCTAATTATAACGTATTTCCAAGATATAGAGAAGAAAATTTAAGTTTTAAAATTCTTGACCCTTATGAAATAGCACACTATTCAAATAAAAATAGAATGGTTTCGCTAAAAAGGCTAGAATTTGAGATGGATATGGAAAATATTGAGGAAACTCCAGTAGATTTTAAAAAAGTAAATCTTACAAGAGAAGACTGTGTATCTGTAATAGGATATTGTAAAAATGACTGTGTTGCTCTCTATAAATTTTATAATGTAATTATTGGTGATACAGAACATCCACTATATAAGGACAATAATCAAGTTCAATTAAGATTGGATATAGAGGAGGAGTTTGGTATTAAGTGTCTGAATTTTTCTGATAGCAAGATTGGTGATGAGATGATCAAGAAATTTTACTGTCAAGAGAAACGAATTCTTCCTAGTGATCTTCCAAAGAAAGGAACTTTTAGAAAGAGTATTGCTGTAAAAGCATGTATAGCTCCTTACATAGAATTTAAAACTCCTCAACTACAAGACTTTCTCAAAGGATTGAAGAAAGAAGTAATAAAACCCAAAGATGAATTCAAAAAGAAAATTAAATTTTATAATGTTGTGTATTCGTTTATGCGTGGAGGACTTCATTCAGAAAATGCACCTCATGTATTCGAGGCTAAGGACGATATGTTCATTACCGATTGGGACGTTTCCAGCTATTATCCAGCTATCATAATAAATAATGATAAGTTTCCTATACATTTAGGAAAAGAATTTTTAAATGGGTATACTAAGATGTTTAATCGAAGACTGGAACTTAAACCTCAAGCTAAACATGATAAAAGAATTAAAGGTATAGTAGGAGCTTTAAAGTTAAGTGTAAATTCTATATACGGAAAATCCTCAGATATGACAAGTTGGATGTATGATCGTCTACTTACAATGTTTACCACTATTACTGGTGAACTCTCTCTAATGATGTTAATAGAAACTTATGAACTTGCTGGTATTCATGTAATCAGTGCAAATACTGACGGTGTGACTATTGAAATACAATGTAAAGATCTTATTAAAATGAATGAGATTAATATATGGTGGATGGGTTTAACCAAATATGAACTTGAAAGAACAGATTATCAGAAAATCATCTTCTCAACAGTAAATGATTATATCGCAATAAAAGTAGGATATGACAAAGTGAAAGTAGATGATCAAGAAGAATATATCAAACGGAAAGGGGATTTCCTTGTTGACTTCGAATTACATAAAAATAAAAGTGCAAGAATAGTTCCAATTGCACTTAGCAATTATTTTATTAATAACATACCTATTGCTGATACTATTAGGAATCATGGTAATATTTTTGATTTTGCATTGAGACAGAAAGCTTCTAAAGATTTTCATTATGAAGGAGTATCAGATAGTAAGAAATCTATTTACAATAAACTTATTCGATACTATGTGTCGAATACAGGAGAAAAATTATTAAAAGTAAAGAACCCTGAATGTTTAACAAATGCTCCAAAGATAGCTCAAGTCAATGCAGGTGAGTGGTTGGCTACAGTATGTAATAAATTATCAAAAAAGACTAAGGTAGAAGATTGTAATATCAACTACTCATATTATATCGAAAGAGCTAATAGAATAGTAGATAAGATTGCCTACAAAGGTAAACGGCACAAACAAATAGATATAAATCAGTTAAAACTTTTCTAATGAGTATATGGATAAAAGACGGAGATTCAACAAAATTGGCTCCTCACGAGTATGAAAGAACACTAATTGGTGCTATTTCTAGAAATAGCGAAGAACTTATTATGTGGGTTGAAGGAAGTAACTTTGAATATAAGATAAAGTCTTTTGATTTTGGTATATGTGGTGGGAATATAAACACTAATGCTGGAATTAATTTTACTAAAAAGGAACTTCAACATATAGTAAGAAATATGAAAGAAGGAGCAATATTTAAAGTTGCTGCATGTAATAGTTTATCTATATCTGGTGTTGTAGAAGATTTTAAAAAGAGTAATAATATGGTCCAAACTGGTCATTGTTCTTTTGCTCCATCAGAAGTTGCAAAAACATTACCTAAATATAAACCATCATAAAAGACGTTCTAGAATTCTTATACTCTTTAAAATGAATTACACATTAGCTTTTTATAGCGAAATCGAAGAGTTACTTAGAGTATCTCTTCAAAATACAATTTGGTTGAAAGTAGATATGACTAGAGAAAGAAGTATACAACTAATAGAAATTCATAAATCTTTTATAGATAAAGCAATGTCTAAATTATCTGGTGAGGAAATTGCAATAATTTTATTTAAATATGATCAAAATTTAAAACTATTTTAAAATGGAAAATATTAAATGGATATCTGAAGGAATAGTATTTGGTAATTATTGGGGAGGAGGTAGAGGAAGTTATGCTGCTATAAAACTCTCTGCTAATACTAAAGAAGAATTATTAGAACAAGCAAATAAAGGATTAGATGATGGATCTTTAGATGCAGGAATGGGATATGAATCCTTAATTGGAGCTCTTTTAAATATTACAAAAATCACCACAATTATAATTAAAGGTAAATCATTTGTTAATGAAGAATCAGAATTAGAATTTATCGGTGATTTAACTGAACAACAACAAGACTTTTTATTAGAATGTAATTATTCATATTAAGGAGAAATAACTATGAATGTAGATGTAAAAGTAACAGCATGGAGAAGAGTAGAACTTCCAGAAGAAATGACAAAAGAAGAAGCTATTAAAATTCTTGAAAGTCATAACTCTGTAGATTATTTCTTTGATGAAGATGAGTATTTTAAAGAAAAATATCCTAATCACACCTTTGAATATCAAGAAGTTGAAAATAGTGAAGAAGATATGACTACTAAAGAAAACGGTAATCAATCTACTATAGAATTACATGATTTTCCTAATGATGTATATGATCGTGAAGATGTTATATTGTGGGAAAATTATAAAGAAAAATTATGACAGAAATTCCAGAATTCTTACAAAAAATAAGTTGGGATAGACTTAGAGAGCAGAAAGCTTTATTGTTATCACTAAGTAATACTGGTATACTTACAGCAGATGTATGTAGTAATCTTGATGGTATAATTGGTCTTATTGATACTATTCAGGATTTTGCAGTTGATATAATGGGTTTATCAGAAAAAGAAGTATTTAATCTATCAGAGAAGGACATATTATGAAACAAGAAATTCGTGTATTAGCTCAACTAACTTTTGAAGATATTGAGATGTATAATATAGAAACTACTAAAATTAAAGAAATGAAATTAGAAAAACTACCACAACGATGGTTTATTAGATGGGAAAGTAGAGAACACTATGAAGTGATTCAAGGATATTTTAATTCTATAAGATCACATAATCAGTGGACTTATTATGTACCACAACATTGTGACTCAAAGATTAATCAGGATAATAAATATAGAAGTTGGTCTGATCCTGATTTTGAAGATTCTATAGAATTATCATTTGATGATTTTGAAAGATTAGTTCTTAAAAAAGAATTTGTTTTTGTTTTACCTGAGAAATGGTATTGTATTTATAAAAATCAACAAGAGTTTGCTATTGCTAATGACTTTTTTAAAGGAAATTGGACGTATGTCAATGTTGATGGTGAACATGGATTTACAAACGTAGATAGCAATAATCATTGGTGGTGGAAAGGTCCTTTACTAAAATATACACAAATTAATTTTGAACAATTTACAAATTACGTATTAAAACCTAAAAAAATGGAAAAGAAAGTTATTGGGTATGAATTAAAAGAAGATTGTAAACAGTTTATTCCTGCTTTAGCAAAGATCTCATATGGTTATGCTGGAGGATGTTTTGAAAATGGTTCACCATTTCATAACCATTATAAAGCAGCTAATGTTCTTGATCTTTGGTTTACTCCTTTATATGAAAAAGAGAGAGAGTATCAAGTAGGAGATTGGATTACAATGTTAAGTGAGTATTGTAACGAAGTTCCAAAAGATAAAACTTTTAAATTAGTTAATTTTCAAGGTGGTAGTTGTTGGGTAGTAGAACATGATGGTGAAGACAGTTATCTTGCTCCTTTTACATCTCAATTTAGACTAGCTACTAAGGAAGAAATCAAAAAAGCAGAAGATGATTTATTGTTAGCAGAAGCAGCGAAACGTTATCCGATAGGAACAAAATTTTATCCTGCTCATGCAAATATAAGTAGTAGATATTGTATTGTTACTAGTGAAATATTTATAATAGATGATAATAATGTTATCTATGCCACGATAGATGAAACTAAGTGTTGGGATTCATCTGGAGATAAAAAATATGGAAATACAAATTTAAATAGAATAGTACACATAAATGGTAAATGGGCTGAGATTTGTGAAGATGTTCCAGATATTACTATTAATGGTTATAAAGCAATAATTACTCCTTTTGATGTAACATTTGGATGTCAGAAATATACCAAAGCATTTATAATGAAACTTTGGCAATGTTTGGAAACAAATGATTTTAAGATGGATTATAAAGATGATATTCAAAAATTAGCTGAATACTATGGTAGAACAGAGAATTAATAGAGAAAATATCGGAATACATTTAATGGATTACCAATTGATTTTAATAGACAAAACAAGAATGGATCTTCTTAATGATGACAAATGGAAAAGTCATTGGAAGATTACTTTTGAACAGCATACCCAGTTACATGGATATGCTATTTCTCTAATAAAGAAAGTTTTTCATTGCAATAAAAGAAAAGCTGAAGAAACTTTTAAATGGTTTGAACTTCAATTTGGATTAAAAATAAAAAACTAATTAAAAAAAATGAAAAGTACGAAATTAGGACAATCTCCTGCATTTTCTTGTGGGACAGATAATTATACACAAAAAGGAATATCTATACGTCTTTATCTGGCAGGAATGGCAATGCAAGGAATCTTAGCAAATAGAGTATTAGTTGAGGGATATGATACCTATATATATAAATGGGTAGCAGAACAGGCACTTGCGCAGGCCGATGAACTTCTTAAACAGGAGACTATAGAATGATACAACAAGACTGGGAAAGATTTCAGGAGTTACACGAGATGTATCTCCTAGAGAATAGAATGAGAGAAGAGGAGGAATATTGGGACTGGGAACAAGAACAAAACAAACGTCCAGCTAAGATTATAATTTTAACATCAACTAAAAAGGAGAAAATAAAATGAAAACAGTTAAAGAATGGTTTATACAATTTGGAAAAAAGAATTTTGAGAGTAATAAAGAAAATATAGAAAAAGCAGTAGAAGATGCTGATATTAAATTTATATTTGAAGCTATGGACGCCTATGGTAAGCAAGAATACAATCAGGCTATTGATGATTTAATAGTTAATGATCTAGTTACCGATAGAGAAACAACAAGATTAAGATTCAAAAAAGTTTAATCAAATGATAAATATAAAATTTACACCAATCCATTTTCAGGAGTTAATAAGTAAAGGATATTCAATGGATCATATCATTCTACTTAAATGGATTTCTGAAGGAACTGATTTAACTTATATGCTACAATCAGGAATTCCTAAGATATCAGCACTATATCAGTCTTTAATTAGAAAAGGTCTTATCAATGATAATAGTATTACAGAATTAGGTAAAGAATTAATGATATTCATTAATACCGAAAATCCTCCACAACTTCTTAGAAAGAAACCTGCAGAAAAGAAGATTTTAACAGATATTCCAAGTGAGGGTTTTGATCTGTTTTGGAAAGCATATCCTGGAACAGATACATTTACATATAAAGGGATATCTTTTACTGGTAGTAGATCTTTAAGAGTAGATAGAGATAGATGTAAGGCAAAACTTACTAGTATTCTTTCTGAAGGAGAGCATACTATTATAGATATCGTAGAAGCTCTTAATTTTGATGTAATTCAAAAGAAAGAAAATTCTATTAAAAATAAACAGAATAAACTTACCTATATGCAAAACTCTCTCACATATCTTAATCAATTAGCATTTGAACCATTCATTGAGCTTATTAAAGAAGGTGTTCAAGTTCAAACAACATCTGTACAACAAAGAGGAGGTACAGATATTTAAAATTTAAATTATGAAAACATTAATAACTGAAGGGGACAAACAATGAAGTCTACTTTTGAAGATGAACTTGTTTGTATGATTCCAAGACTTAAAAACTTCGCCTTTAGATTGACTAGGAATATTGAAAATAGTGAGGACTTGTTAAGTGAAACCATCTTACAATCATTGAAAAATAAAGCAAAATATAAAGATGATACGAATTTTAAAGGATGGATAACTACTATAATGAAAAACTGTTTTGTAAATAATTATAGACGATCAGTTAGACACGGAATACAATTAGAACTCGAAGATGTGAAAGGCAATAACATTTGCACCAGTAGAGAAATCGACAATAAAGTATATTTAAATCAGATATTAGATTTTATAAATAACCAAGATAAAAAACTAAGTATTCCAATGATTTTATTTTCACAAGGATTCAAATATGAGGAAATATCCGAAATGCTTGGTATTCCTTTAGGTACTGTGAAATCAAGAATATTTATAATGAGAGAAAAATTAACTGAAATTTTATAAAATGAAATTAATTGACGAAAAAGAAGTTAAAGCAGAGGCCAATTCAGAAAAACATTTTGAATGCAAACCAAGTTCTGATTTTGTAGTAGGGTTTACGATCGGTAATAGTTGGACTGAAACTAAACTGGAGAAGTTGGCGATTGAATTTGCGAACGATTGCCTTCACGGTTATAAACCGTATTTCTATGGGAAAAATAGATGGTATAGAGAATCGGATGGAGTAGTTTACACTACCTCGCAGTTATTTGAACTATTTATAAACGAAAGGAATAAGAAATGAAAAAATTTGTACAACAACAAAAATTATACTATCTTTACACCGCAGGTCAGTAATGAAAATATTTAAAATTCCATATCGGTTACATCGCCAAAAGTACAACTCCGTACAACTGGACTGCCTTTGTAATCGGTATGGTATTTTTATATTATGAAAGAAATATTATTAAGCAAGTATGGTAAAAATAAGGGCAAATATGTTGCCTTAGTTGACGATGAAGATTACGAAAGAGTAAATAAATTAAATTGGTATATTAAAATTCGCAAATCGAATAATTTATATTACGCTGTTCGTCAATTTGCACATAATAATAAGATGAAATGTCAATTTATGCACTCATATATACTTGGTTTGCCTATGATTGATCACAAAGATCATAATGGATTAAATAATCAGAGATTAAATCTAAGAGAATGCACCACAATTCAAAATTGTCAAAATCAAAGAATTAGTTTAAATGGCAGTTCAATTTATAAAGGGGTAAATTGGAATAATTACAGTAAAAAATGGGTTTCTCAAATTGGGGTCAATTATAGGCGTATTTTCATTGGTAGATTTAAAGACGAAATAGAAGCAGCAAAAGCCTATGATGCAAAAGCAAAAGAATTGTTTGGAGAATTTGCATTTGTTAATTTTAAATAAACTACATATATTTATAAGACATACCTATGACAGCGAAAATAGAGGCCAAAAGGATATTTGAGCAATACTTTGACACACTTGCAGGATTTAGGATTAAAGACTGCAATGGAGTTCCTATTGAAAATGAATTAATCAAAGAGTGTGCTTTGATTGACGTTCATAATACACTAAAAGTAGTTCGCCAGCTAAATAATTATGCTTTTTATCAGGAAGTAAAAACAGAATTAGAAAAATATTGATATGAAACACGAATTTACAAAAGAAAAATGGGAATATGTAGGTGGAGATAATATGAGTGTTGAGGTAAATATTGGAAATGCTACATGCAATATTGATAGATGTGATAAAAACACGAATGAAATAGTCGTATCTAGGAATGAAATGGAAGCAAATGCAAGGCTAATATCTGCCGCACCTGAAATGATTGAAGCGTTAATAAGCGTCGAATCATACTTAACTGATATTTACGAATCCAATCAACTCGCTCCGTTCCCTACTCGAAGCGAACTTGATAAAATTAGATCAGCAATTAAAAAAGCAATCAAATGAAAACAGAATTAAAAGATTGCCTGCATCATTACCTGAATACAGGGTTAAAAATACAAGCTAAGGGTGGCATGATATACACCTTAAACTTTGAGATATACAACCTTACAATTATTAGTGGATGGAAGCCCCTTCTCCTTCCAATGTCTGCACTTACCGAGCCTTTGGAAGATGGAACGATACCGATTGATTATATTGAAAAGAATATTCATAAAGATATAGATTTCTATATGCCATTGAATATTGATTTAGATTTAGAGGTTTGTATTCGTACTGCTGATTATTCTCAGGAAGTAGATTTATTTGATGGATTTTTAATCATGCAAAAGCTTTTTGAATGGCATTTTGATGTCTACGGATTGATTGAATCAGGTCAAGCGATTGATAAACGAACAGTTAAATAATACGGCTTGAGAATCAAGTCGAAACAAATACTAATACTAAAATTATGAATTTAGAAGAAGAAAAGAAACAAGCATTTGATAATTTCGCTATTAGCTGCGCGTTGGCATGTACTCCAATTGATGAATATAAAATACCATTCGAATGTGGATTTGATGCAGGAATTTCTAAGATAACCGACTTCGCAGATTGGTTGCATAATAATTGGTACGAACCCGAAGGATCGGACGGTTTCTGGCGATTGAAAGCTGAAGATGAAGAATACACCTTACCAATTCCAAATGTGAATTTCTTCACATCAGAAGAATTGGCAGCAAAGTATATTTCAGGTGAAGGGGCGAGTTAAAAACTCACCTTAAGTGTACCAGAACCAAAATAATTAACGAATAAAACTATAAAACATGTCAAAATACTATTTTTCAGATAATGACGAAGAAACGTGTTATACAATCGCAGGTCACAAACAGCAAATGATAGATAACAACGAAGTCGAAAGAATTGTTTTTGAGGCTAAAATATCTGACGAAAAAGGTTTTTTCTATTGCAAGGTGATGGGAGAAATTGGAGAGGTTGATGGAACGTGCGGAAAAGATTGCATCATGTATATCCCACGCAACGGAAAATCTGGAATTTGTACTTCGTACAGAAAACTTTATGCACAAACAGATAAATCAAGAACCATAAAACTATAAGAAATGACACCGAAAGACGAAGCGAAAAGAATATTTGATCAGTACTATAAGCTATTATTCCTTTGTGAAACAACAAAAGATATAGCGAAAAAATGCGCTTTGATAACTGTTAATCAGGTTATATTATCTTTTAAAATGGCTATTAATGATTATAAACCTAATAGTTGGCATCCTGCTTGTTGGTGGGAGAAGGTAAAAAACGAACTTGAAAACCTATGAACCACCTAATACACTTATTCCAATCAGGGGAGGCAATAGTAATACATATTATTGATTTAATAAAGATTATACACTAAAAACACAATATGTACAATAAAAGAACATGGTTAAATGGCATAACATCATCTTCAACTAGCACTATTGTTACGTTTGATGGAGATGTGCGATATGATGATAAAACATACAGGGATACCTTTATTAAAATATCTGACTGTAAATATTCCATTAAGCTTCATAAAAAAGATGATGATTCGATGGAAGATTTTATTACCAAAATGGGATTATTAAAAACTGAAATAGAACTATTTATTAACCACTTAGAACAAAATGGAAGATATAACAATAAATAAACAACTTCTATATTTTGCCATGCGTGACGTATTTAATGCTGGTCTTCATGCAACAGGTAGATATAACGAGGAGAATAGATACCAGATAGCAATAAAAAAAATAAGACAATTAACTGCTGTTAATAAATGTGTAGAAAATGAAGAAATAACACACCAATGGTTTATTAATAATGGATTTAATGAAACAAATGGGGTAGGATATTGCTATTACGCTTATCACACAAAGAAATTTGATTATTGCATGATAATAAATAAATATGGTGATAATTATTATTGTGGCAATCAAGATGAGATAGGCATGGTAAAATACACTAACCAAATAAAGCTAATTTATCTTATTCAAACTGGAAATGTATTCCCCGTAAACGAATGCTAAAAAGTTACCTGAACTGTACCAGTACCGATTGAGTTATTTGAAAGACGAAGTAAAAATTATAAAAATGTAAAAAGATGACAAATTTTGATATTGTAAATAAGTTAGTAGGTAAGATCAATCCTGTTGGTGAAACAAATACCGACAATGAAAGATTTGAGAACTTGAAAGAAATGTGTAAATTGGTAGATAACTTTATAGTTGAAATTGATAATGTTGGATATGAAAATAGAGAGAGTAATGAATTTTCAGTTAAAAGGGCAGGCGAATTTGCAACCAATTTTCTTAAAGTAACAATTGGAATTAAAGATTAATCATGCAATACTTCATTGACATTGCCCCGAAAGGGGATAAGAAAGTATGCTCGAATTGTAAACACTTTTCTACGTTTGGAGTAGTAACAGGAGTATGTATGAACATCGTAAGATTGACGTACAAACAAAATACACAGAGTTGTAAGAAATTTGAATTTAAAACTAAAAAAGATGAAACAACTGATTGAAAAGTACAAAGAAAGAGTAAAAAACATTAATGCTTTCCTTAACGGTTATGAAGGATCACTAAAGACCATGACAGTAACAAGGACAAGAGAAAGAGCAAATTGTTATGAAACCTTTATCACTGAATTGGAAGCCTTACAAGCAAGGGATGCAGGTAAAATGGTGAATGAAAACGGAACTAAAAACTGTTAAGATGAAATTTCAATGCCCTGTCAATTCACTTTGGTAAGCATGTTAATATGAATGCTGTATTGTTATTTCATATTACGAATCTTAACTAATCTGAAAAATGATTATATTTGAAAAATATTCCTAAAAATGTAAACATGAATCCTCAAACTAAAGATCTTATTGATTATATATTTAGATATATATTAGCTCTTGTTGTAATTATAGGTCTTATAATTGTAATAGTGTTCATGTTTACACATAATATCAGTGGTATATATATACTGATACAATCACTCTATGTATAGGAGCACTTCTTGGTTCATATACCACTATAATCTCTTATGAATGGGGATCATCTAAAGGATCTTCAGATAAAACTACGATGCTTCACAATAGCACACCAATAATTCCAGAAAAAGAAAATTAATAATATGAGTTTTGAACAATTATCAAAAGAAGTTGAGAATGGTATGAAGGGACTCAACAATGGAATACCTATGGGATTTGATAGACTAAATAGATATATAGGAATTCGTAAAAGAATTCTTACTATGGTGTTTGGAGCTAGTGGATCTGGAAAATCTGCATATGTACATTCAGCATATATATTAAATCCTGCTGAGTGGTATATAAAAACTCGACCTAAAGATGTTAAGTTTAAAGTGATATTATTTTCTATGGAAAGAAGTAAAATATATACACTTGCTAAATGGATGAGTAGAAAGATATTTGTTGATCAAGGTATTTTAATACCTATTCCAAAGTTACTAGGATGGTGGGATGTAAAACTCACAAAAGATGAACATGATTTATTTTTAGCTTATAAAGATTATTTGAACGAACTTCTTGAAATAGTAGATATTATAGAAGGAGCTCAAAATCCAACAGCAATTTATAAATATGTAAGGAGATATGCAGAAGATAATGGTAGATTTGAGCAAGTAGATGAATATACTAAAGTATACATACCAAATCATCCTAATGAAATAGTTATTCCTATAGAAGATCATTTAGGAATCACAAAACTTGAGAAAGGGCAATCTAATAAAAAAGAAGCTATTGATAAAGTTTCAGAATATAATCAATGGTTTAGAGACATGTTAGGATATTCTCCTGTTACCGTTAGTCAACTTACAAGAGGTTTAAATAATCCAGCATTTCGAAAAATGGATTCGTTTGAACCAACTATAGATGATATCAAGGAGAGTGGAAGACCTGGAGAAGATAGTGATGTAATTACTAGTCTTTTTGATCCAATTAGGTATCAGACAAATGATCCTAGTTATAAAGTAGAAAACTTTATAGATGAGACTACAGGAGGAAAATTCTTTAGAAGTATCAAACTTCTTAAAAGTACATATTCAGAAGACGATATTCGTATTGGTATGGGATTTCACGGAGCTACTGGAATTTTTAAAGAATTACCTAAAGGTAGAAACATGGATGGATTTGACTATAGTTCATTATTTAATGGTAGTTATTTTGTTTGACAAAACACTAAAAATTTATAAAAATGAAAAAATTAAAAGGAAAAACATTAGATGAACTTCTAGAAGATATTCAAGTACTAGAAATAGATGAAGAAGTATGTAGAATAAATTATACTCCTGGACTAATTGGATGGTATGGCGTAATAAATGATCATTGTATTATTGCTTATTTTAGAAAAGAAAAGAATGCTCTTAGATTTAGATTAGATTACATTAATCAAATATTAAATAGTATATGAAAAGATATGTATTTGCTATAACGATTACAGGATTTGGAGAAACTCCTGATGAAGCATGGAAAGATGCTGTTGAAGCTACTAATCTTGAAGATGATCCTATACCTGAAGAGGATATATACGATGAGTATGAAATGGATGATGATGAAGAAGTAGAGGACTATAGGAATTAGAGATCAACGACAATCTGAATTTGCAGATATGTGGATTCAAAGTGGAATGTTTGGTATATTAAATCTATGTCCTAGTTGATAATTAAATTGTAATTTTGTATATTTGTACTATGGAAATAAATAAAAATTTAATTAGAGTTTCTGGTATCTATAAGATAGAGAATATAGAAACAAAAGAATGTTATATAGGGAGTACCTTAAATATTTACAATAGAGCACATTCCTATAAATGCTTAGGAAAACAAAATAAAATTCATAGTACAAATTTACAAAAAGCAATAAATAACTATGGAATAGATATTTTTACTTTAGAAGTTTTAGAAAAAGTATATTTTGAAGAAGGTGTTTTAAAAAGTGAAAAATTGAAAATTCTTCACGATAAAGAACAAATATATTCCGATAATACTAATCTAAAATATAATAAAAGAAAAAATATTAATAAAAATACTGGAATAACTCTATCAAAAGAAACCAAAGAAAAAGTATCTACAACTCTTAAACGAATTTTTAAAGATGGTACAAGAATAATAGGAAGAATTTATTCTCATAATATAAAAGTATCTATGTTTACAATTACTGGAACTTTTATTAAAGATTTTCCTGGATTAGCCCATTGTGCAGAATATTTAAATGTATCACCCTCATCAATCAATTATGCGTTAAAAAGCAAAAGACATGTTATAAAAAATCATATTATATTGAAACTTCAAGATAAAGATGAAATTAAAAATTTTATAAATATTCCATTAAATAAAAATACTAATGGAAAAGCTATAAAAATTCTAGATACATTAGACGATAGTATACTGGAATTTATAAATTGTAAAACTTGTGCAAATATTATAAAATGTAAAGTTGATACAATAGTTATTGGTTATAAAAAAAATAGATTAATTAAAAAAAGATATAAAGTAATAACCTATGGAAGATATTAGAACGAGAAGACAACGTGAGTTTGCTAATTTATGGTTAGAGTCTAATATGATGAATATCATGAATTTGTGTCCCAGATTTGGAAAAATTAGAGTTGCTATAAATATCCTTGAACAGTTAAATCCTCATTGTACAGTATTAATTACTTATCCTGACAATAAAATAAGACATTCTTGGGAAGAGGATTTTGTAAAAAGAGGATATAATAATCCTAATATAACATTTACTACACATCTTTCTCTCAAGAAATATGTAGATAAGATATTTGATATTATCATAATAGATGAAATACATCTAATTTCCACTGCACAAATGGAAATCTGCAAAGAACTTTTTAAAGAAAATCATGTAATGTTGGGTCTTACAGGTACATTAGCATCAGATACTAAAAATTGGTTACTATCTGCTTTGCATTTACCAGTAGTAGCAAATTACTCTATCAGTCAAGCTATATCTGAAGGAGTAATATCAGACTATGATATTACAGTTATTAAAGTTCCTTTGGATACAACAACTCTACAGGTTTATAAGAAGCAACGTAAAACTGAGAAACAACAATTTGATATGCTCTCTTACGTTATTAATAAACAACAACAAGAAGGAAGAGATACAATGTTTATGCGTTTAGCTAGAATGAGAATTATTCAAAACAGTTTAAGTAAAATAAATAAAACTAAAGAAATACTAAAACAGTATGAAAATAATAGAATATTGGTCTTTTGTGGTATTACAGCAGTTGCTGATAGTTTGGATATACCTTCTTTTCATAGTAAGTCAACCAATAAAATGACTTTTCAAAATTTTACAGAAGGCAATATTAAGCATTTGGCAGTTGTCAAAATTGGTGCTACAGGAATAACCTATAAACCTTTAAATCAGATAATTATAAATTATTTTGATAGTAATGCAGAAGATTTAGCACAAAAATTGAACAGAGCTATGTCTTTTGAATACGATAATCCAGAGAAGAAGGCTCATATAACAATCATATGTTCAACAGAATCTGTCGAGCTTTTGTGGTTGAAGAAGGCTTTAGAATTTTTTAGTCCAGAAAAAATTAAATATCTATAATATGAAACAAGAAATTGCTGATATTAAAAAAGTATTAGAAGAATTAAATATTTCAGTAGAAAAAATCAAATCTATTACTATTAAATGGGAAAAGATTTTTCCAAATAAAGCTTTTCCAAGAATAAAAATTAAACTATTTAATGATTCTAACGAAAAAAATGAGTAACTTTAAAACAGAAATAATAAAAAAAATTAGAAAATTATGGAGAAAGAAGATGTAATATTACCAGATGAAATTAGTAAAGTAGTTATATCAGCACCAAGAGATCTTGCTATAATTGGAATTCCTAAAAGTGGAAAAGGAACTATATTAGGAAATTTTACATTAACTCATAATGCTCTTGTACTAGATCTTGAAAAAGGAGGATATGAATATATTCCTGCTAGAAAAATGTCTACTTATACAGGACAGGAAACAAGTCAATGGGAAAGTTTTCAAAACTTTATTAAATATCGTAATCTTTTATTGGAAAATAAAGGAAAATATGAATATCTAATTATAGATGGATTATCCGATCTTGATAGTTTATCCGACCTCGGTGGAACTCTGTCTTATATGAATGGAATTATAGGTAAGAATTTTAATAGACCTAAATTAGCAAATGGATTATATGGTGAAAAATATAAACCGACTGATCCAGAGTTTAAATCAGTATTAACATTACCTGATGGGGCTGGTTATATGAGTACTCGAAATTGGTTTCTTCAACAAATTGAAATGTTTAGACAAATAGCACCATATAGAATTTATGCTGCTCATATTGCTGATAAATATATTAAAGATAATGGAAAAGAAGAAGTGATAGGTAGTGAAATTTCTCTTACTGGAAAATTAAAAACAATTTTTGCAAGTAGAGTGACTGCTTTAGCAAAATTGGTAGTAGATGAGAATGAACGTTATCTTAATTTTGATGTTCAAAATGATAGTATTGTTGCAGGAAGTAGATCTCCTAAATTGAAAGGAAAGATACTAATTTCAAGACAAGAATCAGATGGAACTATAATAACCTTTTGGGATAATATTTATGGATAACACTTTTTGTATATACGTATTTTCTGATCAATGGGGTGTACCAAAATATGTTGGTAAAGCTAAAGATTTTGCAAAAAGAATGGATGAGCATCTAAATAGAGATAGATTTAGATATAGTTCTACTTGGTTCTATAGATGGTTAAATAAACAAATTGCAAACGATATAGAATTCTTTATGGATATATTAGAGGAAGTTACTCAGGAAACTTGGATAGAAAGGGAAATCTATTGGATAAAACATATTAAAGATAATGGATACAGATTAACAAATATGACTAATGGTGGGGATGGCAACAATAATCAAATCCATACTAAAGAGAGTAGATTAAAAAGATCCAAAAGAATGATGGGACACGAGGTCTCTGAAGAAACAAGAAAACGTATATCAAAAGGTCTCACTGGTAAAGTGATATCTAAAGAAACTAGAAAGAAGTTATCTAATCTTAATAAAGGAAAAATATGTTTAGAATCTACTAAACTAAAATTTTCAAAAGTAATAGATCAATATGATTTAGCTAAGAATTTTATTCAAAGTTTTACTTCTCTAACTAATGCTGCAATCTTTTTAAATTGTAGAAAATCATCTTTGAGTAATGCTATGAAAAGAAAAATTAATGGTAGATTTAAAAACTATTTATGGAAATATAAATAAAACAAGTAATTAATTAAAACAAGTAAAAATTAAAAGCTATGGCAATTGGTGGAGAAAAACGTGAGCATACTAGCTTACCAGATTATGTAAAACGCATAGGTCTTTTCGAGGCTAAAGTAATTGCAGTTAATCCTGCAGCAGATGAGTATAAAACTTTACTAGGATATGATCTGAAAGAAGATAGTAAAGAATGTGATTATCTAAGTGTTAACGATGCTGGGAATACTATTCTTAGAATCAATATTTGGTTGGAAGATGTGAAAACATCTAACAATGATCAACCAAGTAGATATAAGGTGACCTTTTTCCTGGAGAATAAGGAAAGAGAAAATAAGGATCTAACCAAGAAACAGTATATTAATGAACTTGGTAGTTGTACATGGGCAGACGATCCTAATAATCTTAAAGAATGGTTTACTGCTCGTGAATATCGTGTAGCATATAATGGAGAAGAAGATCTTTACAATTTTATGCGTACATGGTTGTGTGAATTGGATTATAAACAAGATGTCACTGTTTTACAAATTCCGTGGAAATCTTTAATGAAAGGAAATGTAAAAGAAATTAAAGAACAAATTAATGGTGAATGGTGTGGTAATATTGGCGCATTGGCTACAATTAACACTAAAGAGAAAGATGGAGACATTAAAGAGTACCAATCCGTCTATAATAAGGCATTTCTGCCTATATATGCCCTTAAAAACTTTAGATTGATAGATTATAGCAATCCGAAGATAATCGAGGCTATAAAGGCTAAAAAGCCTAAAGATCAGAAAGCTCATGAAAAATTTGTTTTAAATGTAACAGGGGAGTTTGGGTGTCGCGATAGTTACCTCCTTAAAGATATTAAAGATTATAACAGCGAAGAATTCCTAGTGGCAAGTAATAAGGTGATATCAGAGGAAGGAGACGACTATTAAATATTATGATTAATAGTTAAAGTTAAGGTGAATAGATTAATTCTTTTCACCTTAATTTTTTTTTCAAAATATAATACTTATTGTAGTATTATTCGTATCTTTATAGAAAATGTAAAATATGTATAACAAGAATAGAAAAGAGCAAGTTAAAAATCTTTGGGATACTGGATTAGGAGCTACAGAAATATCTAAATTTTTAAATATTTCAATAAGTAATGTTTCAACTTATTTAACACAATCCTTAGGATCAGGTAGAAAAGGAAGATTTATTTATAAAAGAAGAATATTTACGCTAAATGAATCTTTTTTTGAAAATATAGATACAGAAGCAAAAGCTTATTTTTTAGGACTACTTGCTGCAGATGGTAATTTAAGTAGTTCTCAGAATTCAGTTAGAATAGGATTGCATGAAAAAGATAAAGAAATATTAGAGTGTTTTCGAGAAAATCTAAATTATACAAAACCTCTAAAATTTGTTAAAAAAGTTAAAGAACCTGGATGGAATAGAAGTGATCAGTATTTATTAGAAATAAGCTCAACTATTTTTAGGAAAAGTTTAGAGAAACATGGATTAACACCAAACAAATCTCTCACATTAGTTTTCCCAACAACTATTCCTTTAGAGTATCAACATGATTATATTAGAGGATATTTTGATGGTAATGGTTGTATTCATATAGACAAACGAGATCACGGTAGTATAATTATTGCTAGTAGTGAGATGTTTTCTAAAAGTCTTATTGAAGTATTACAAACTTTTGGTATTAGATCAAGTACATCTAAACACTATAAAGCTAATTGTTTTTATACTCGTTCATTTGGATATGATAATGTAGAGAATTTTTATAATTTCATGTATAAAGATTCTACTATTTTTCTTGATAGAAAAAAACAAATATTTGAAAATTGGATAAATAAAAGAAATAAGAAATTATGAAATATTCAAAACTAATATTAACTACAGAATCTATAGAAAGTGTTATTGAGAAAATTAAACTAAATACACTATCCGCTTATCAATGGTTTCCTGTTAGAGGAAAAAATAAATGTTTCTATGAATTAGGAGGAAGGAATTATGAAAATACTCTTGAAATAAAAGCATATATTCCTAGTAGAGAAGATGATAAATATGTAGTTCATGCAAATGGGATGATTAAATGTGAGTATTCTTTAACAGATTGGGGAGAAATAGAATTTCCTACTTTTTGTATAAAGTTTCCAAAAATTAAAAATATAGAAAGTATGATAAATTTTCTAAAAACTACAGATTTTAAAAGTTATTACCCAAAAATAGAAGAAGAAAGAAGAAGATCACAAGAATATGAAACTATTTATATATGTAAATCATGATACAAATTCCCATATCGACAGGTGAGTTACTTGATAAAGTAAGTATTCTTACAATCAAGAGTTTTAAAATATTAGATAAAGAAAAAGTTAGAGTGATTAAAAAGGAATTACGTATTCTATCTCGTCTTTCTGAACCATTTATGCTAGAACCAGAAGTAGAAAGCTTATATACTGATTTACTTAGTGCAAATCTTTCTCTTTGGGAACTAGAAGATGATATTAGAATACGTGAAAAAAATCAGAATTTTGATGAAATATTCATCGAACTTGCTAGAGCAGTATATCAACAGAATGATTTGAGATCTGATATTAAAAACATGATTAATAAAATTACTGATTCAGATTTTCAAGAAATAAAACAGTATAGTGAGTATAGATCATGATAACAGGAACTAGAAAAATTGAACTTACACCAGAGTCAGTTCTTAAAAAGATTTCAAGTTATGATATTTTTCGTAGATATATGCCTGATACATTCTGGAAGATCAATCAAGCTACTATTTCTCCATTTAGGAAAGAAACTAATCCCTCCTTTCTGATAGGAAATAGAGGAGGTACGCTCACCTTCATAGATTTTACTGACACAGCTAAACGTGGTGATTGTTTTACATTCATGAAACAATTATTTATGCTTACCATGGACGAAGCATTAACTAAGATTGATCAGGATTTTGGACTTGGAATTTCTCACAAAGGAACTAATATTGGTGAATACAAAAAAATAGTAGCAGAATATAAACAACCTGAGGAATTAGGTAAACGTTATGCACTTATTCAAGTAATCACTAGAAAGTTTACTAAAGAGGAATTAGACTATTGGGCCCAGTATTATCAAAACATTGATGATCTGAGAGATAATCACATTCATTCTATAAAATCTCTATTTCTAAATAAGAGTAGATTTGCTTTAAAGGATGATGAACTTCGTTTTGGTTATCTTTATAATGGTCATTGGAAGATTTATAGGCCATATATAGAGAAAAGAACAAAATGGGTTCCAAATAATGTACCTATTACTGCTTTAGATGGTAAAGATGATATCCTAAATTGTAGAAGTACTGTAATGATTCAAAAATCTAAAAAAGATTATATGTTAATGAAAAAAGTATATCCTTATAATATTGCAGTACAAAATGAAGGACATGCTTGTTTCTCTGATGAGAATGTAGAATATATTAGAACTAATTCTACCAGACAGGTTTTATCATTTGATAGTGATGAACCTGGTGTAGCCAATTCACAACAGATTACTAAGATCTTTGGATTTGACTACTGTAATGTTCCTAGAATGTATCTACAGGAGAATATAAAAGATTGGGCAGACTTAGCAAAAGCTCATGGATTAGAAGTTATTAAAGAAATTTTAAAAACGAAAGAATTATTATAATGGAAATATGTATTGATTTTGATGGAACTTGTGTAACACATGACTATCCAAATATAGGTAAAGATATAGGTGCAGTATCTGTATTAAGACAACTTATAGAGAAAGGTCATAGATTAATCTTATTTACAATGAGAGGTGATAGAGTAAATGATGATCTTACTATGGGAACAACTTTAACTAATGCTATAAATTGGTTTAAAGAAAATGATATACCTTTATATGGAATTAATCGTAATCCTGATCAACGTAGTTGGACTACAAGTCCTAAAGCCTATGCTCAATTATATATTGATGATGCTGCTTTAGGTTGTCCTTTAACATCTGATCTAGTAATATCAGATAGACCTTTTGTAGACTGGTACGAAGTTTTAAATTTATTAATAGATAAAGGAATATTATGAGAAAATCAATCACATTTTTAACTTTGGAAATAGAAGTAGAATTTGACTATCAACCAGAAGAAAAGGAAGTAAGAACTCTTTCAAATGGTGATCCTGGTTATCCAGGATATCCTGCTTCAGTAGAAATTAGTAATATTTATTTCAAAGGAGATGATATTACTTCTTTTTTTGAAGAATCAGGACTTATTTATAAATTAGAAGAACAAATATTAACAGAAATTAAAAATTAAACAAAATGGAAACTGTAAAAAATCCAGTAGTAATTTCAAACAACGTATTTAAAGGTGTAGTATGGAACAAAAAATCCATTAAGGCAGTAAATAAAGTTGCACAAGCTTTATTGAATCTCACAGAGTTATTTAAAAGCCAAAACATCAAAATTGATTGTATGATAAAGGTTAATGATGAAAGTGAAAAACAAATTTAAAAATTAAATTAAAATGTCAGACATTAAGACGTACAAAGTATCACAAGCAGCAATGCTAGCAGTGCTGCCACCAGAATCCACAAGAACGTATAATTCTTCATAAATTTTGAAATGTCATAGGAATTAGTTACATTTGGAATATGAAAAATATAACTATAAATTTTATATTAGCAAGAACTTCTGCTAATTATGAAGATATACATTGTACTGGTATATATAGAATATATCACATCATTAAACCATCTATTTTTTACATTGGAAGTGCTTCTTCTAATAAAAGATGGAGAGAGGGTTTTAAACAACGATGGGTAGAACATATCAAAGAACTTCGTAAAAACATTCATCATTCTCCATTCTTACAAAGAGTTATTAATTTATATGGAATAGAAGGATTAAGATTTGAAATAATTGAAAAATGTGAATCTTCTATATGCATACGTAAAGAACAATTTTGGTTAGATTTTTATAAACCATTTAAAAATAAAGGTTATAATACTTGTAAAATTGCAGGAAGTTCTATGGGTTATAAATTTTCTGAAGATCAAATAAAAAATAGAAAAAAAATATTTCAATATGATTTAAAAGGTAAATTCATTGAAGAATATAAAAGTTTAACTGATGCAGCAAAACAAACAAATACTAGAATTAATGAAATCAAAGATTGTGCTAAAAAAAGAATACAATATACGAAAGGACATATATGGAGATATGAAAAAGAAAGTGTAGATTCTATATTTCATATTAAGATTTTTAAGATAGCGTGCTACTTTGATGGACAATTTCAATTTGTAGATTCTTTACAAAAAGTAGAAGAAAAAACAAAAGTCCATAAAAAGTTTATTTATAACTGTATTAATAAAAATCTAAATAAAACATCTAATAATTGGTTATTTAGAAAATACGATATTGAAAATTGTCCAGAAAAAATTGATTGTGTTACAGTATTAAGATATAAATATGAACTTATAGAAAATGAAAAATCTATCATTTTTAATACGTTAATATTATTAACAAGTTATTTAAAAGTTCATAGAAAATATTTTGAAGAAAAAATGAAAGTAACAAATGAAATAGTTTTTAATAATAAAATAATTAAAAAATTAATAAAATGAAAGAAAGTTATTCAGTTTCTAAAGCAATGTTAATAAGTACACCTATACCAGAGAGTACTCGTACTTATAAAAGTTTTTCTCACAAACAGTTAATAGATTTAACTCTTGAGGGTATTCACCATGCAGGATTTCAAGTGGGAAAAGAATTATATTCTTCTGCAAAAGATGGTCTTGTAGCTAATGGAAGATATACTATAGCAAATATAGCTGATTCAGAAATGCAATTACAAATTACATGGAGAAATAGTTATAATAAAAGTTTACCACTAACCTTTTCACTCGGTGCTATGGTGTTAGTATGTTCCAATGGAATGCAAAAATCTCAAGGAATGGGATCTTTTAAGAAAAAACATCAAGGACAAATTCAAAGTTTTACTCCACAAGCTATAGGCGAATACATCAAAGGAGCTGAAGAAGTATTTAAACAAATGCAAATAGAAAGAGAGCAAATGAAACAAGTCACACTCTCAAGAACGCTGCAAGCAGAGATTATAGGAAAAATGTTTATAGAAGCAGAATTTATTAAGTCTACTCAATTGAATATTATCAAAAGAGAACTTGATAATCCTACACATGATTATGGAGATCCTAATAGTTTGTGGTCATTGTATAATTATACAACTTTTGCAATGCGTGAATTGCATCCATCTTTATATCTACAGGATCATATTGATGCTCATTCATTCTTTGTCACTGAATCAGGAATCATAGTTAATACTCCTGAACCTATTACAATTCGTCCTGTAGAAGATAAGAGACAATTAAACTTGTTTGATGAACTTCTTAATCAAGAAACAGAAGAAGTCTTGGCTGAAGTGTATAATAGTGAAGAAGAAGAAGAAGAGGAAGAATGGGAACCAGAACAACTATAGGTGCAAAACCTGCAATAGTAAAAGTTCCAGGAACTTTTATTAAGATTGGTGATTACAGAATAATAAAATCAAGTGTGAAGAGGTATCAACCAAGTAAAAATGGATATATCAACATCTATTTTAACTCCTCAATAAATCATCCTGATTTTAAGAGTTTTCACTATACATCAACTAAGTTACAACAAGAAGTTTTAGACTATTTAGATTCAATTTATTTATGAACAAAAGTAAAACAATACTATCAGAAGAGGCTTTTGAGCCTCTTTTTGGTAGTTGGTGGCCTAAGATTAACAAATTCTCTGTTATTTTATTTGTATATTCTACTTATTTAGTATATATTTGTTAGATTAATTTAATACAACATTACTATATGACATATTTTAAACTTACTCCAGAAATTCATAAAAATATAGCAGATGAATATATTTCATCTATAACTACTCAACAAGATTTAGCAAAAAAATATAATGTTAGTACAGTTATGATTTCAAATATATTAAAAAAATTTAAAATTCCTACAGATCATCGAAGAGGATTTTATAATGTAGATATTAATTATTTTAAAATTATAGATACACCTAATAAATCATATTTTTTAGGTTTATTTCATGCCGATGGAAGTAACTCTGAGGAGCATAACTGTGTTAGAATTTCTTTACAGGAAAAGGATAAAGAAATATTAGAAAAATTAAAAAAAGATATAAAATATTCAGGTCCTTTATATTATTTAAAAAAACAAGGAAATAGAAGTAATCAATTTTCATTAAATATTGTAGCAAAAGAATTATCACAAGATTTGGTAATTCTAGGTTATCCTAAGAATAAAACTTACAAAGTAGTATTTCCAGAATACTTAGAACAGTCATTAGTAAGACATTTTATTAGAGGATTGTTCGATGGAGATGGATGTATTCATGCTAAATATAAACATAGTTTAAGTATCGTTGGTACATGTAATACTTTGTTAGGAGTAAAAGATTATTTACAAGAAATATTAAATATAAATTCTGTAATAGTAGAAAGTAAATCTAAAAATATATTTAGATTAAGTATATGTAAAAAGATAGATATATTCAATACATTATGTCATTTATATGAAAATAGTGAATTGTATTTACAAAGAAAATATGACATCTTTCATCAAGTGTACATGATTCAGAAAGAACATTTATATTGGCAAATATACTGTAAAAATTTAAAAACTAATGAAATTAATATTTTTAAAAATATGCAAGAAACTAAAGAATTTTTTGGATTAAAATCCTATGCAGCAATATCTTATTGTATCCATAAAAGTAAAACTAAAATTTTTAGAAAAACGTATTATATAAATTTATTGAAAAATGAATAATTTAGATTGGAAGAAATTCGAACCACTTTTTGGTACATGGGCTTTAAAAATAAAGCCTTTTTTTGACTTAGGAGGTTTTGATAAAATATATGAGTTTCTTAAAAAAGAGTCAAAAAGAGGTAAAGAAATCGCACCTATGTCATCTCTTGTATTTAGAGCATTTCGAGAGACAGACATAAATACTCTTAAAGTAGTAATTGTTGGTTTAGCACCATATCATACCTTTTATAATGGATCGTCTATTGCGGATGGTTTGTGTATGAGTTGTTCTATTACTAGTAGATTACAACCTAGTCTTTCTAATTTCTATAATGCTATAGAACGAGAACTTTATAATGGACTTAATTTAAATATGTATAAAAATCCAGATCTTACCTATTTAGCCAGAGACGGAATTCTTCTATTGAACTATGCTCTCACCACTAGTAAAAATAAACCAGGGGATCATTGTGTTCTTTGGGAACCTTTTATGAAATTTCTATTTGAACAGGTGTTAGATACTATTGGAGCTCCTGTTATTTTCTTAGGACGTGAAGCAGCCAAACTAGAGAGATATACAATGCCTTTTAATTGGATATTTAAGTTATCTCATCCTGCCTCAGCAAGTTATCAAGGTATCGAATGGGATTCTGAAGGAACATTTAAAACTATAAATAAGATTTTATGGGAGCGAAATAAAGAAACGATAAATTGGTTACAATTAGATAGTATAAACGAAAAGGAGATAAAAAATGAAGACAAAGTTAAAAAACCAGGAAAACCTAAATTTAGAAGTTCAAATTAAAAAGAAATACTCATGATTTTAGAAAAACAAACAGATAATATTATACTAACAGAAGGAGATGTCTCAGAGAGTATAAATATGGAATTGGATTTGGATTCTGCTCAGATTTTGATGCAGATGTTAAGTAAAAATTTGTATTCTGATGCTATTGGTAGCACTGTTAGAGAAACCTGTAGTAATGCTTTAGATAGTCATCGAAAAGCAAATACAGATGATCCAATTATTGTTAGTTTTAAATCAAATAATGATAATACCTATTCGTTTTGTGTTCAAGATTTTGGTACTGGTCTGGATGCTGATGATGTAGAAAACATCATTAGCAAATATGGAAAATCTACTAAAAGATTAGAAGCTAACTCATTGGGTATGATGGGATTGGGCTTTAAATCACCATTGGCTTATTCATCAAGTTTCACTTTTGTATGTCGTAAAGATGGTATGGAATGGACATATATGATGTATGAAGGAGAAGATAGTAATAAGATTGATTTGTTGTATTCTCAGAAGACAATCGAAAAGAATGGTGTAAAAGTTATTATTCCTGTAAAGTATTCAGATAAAAATGAATTTCTTACTAAAATTAGGGAACAACTTGCATATTTTGAAAATGTATTCTTTGATACAGGTAATGTTAGTAATGATTTTATAATTCATCGTGCTGAACATTATCAGATCTCTCCATTAGTTAATTCTAGTTTGATGCACATTTGTCTGGATAATGTCTATTATCCTATTGATTTTGAGAAATTAGGAATTCCTCCTATTCATGTAGTTGTTGGTTTACGATTTGGTCTTAGTGATGGAATCTTTCCAACACCAAATAGAGAAGCAATAAGAATGACCCAAGAAGCTAAGAAGACTATTTTATCTAAAATAGCTAAAGTTGCAGATGTTTTTATAACTATGTATAATAATACAATAGTTGCTACTTCTGACATACAAACTGTTTTTGAATATTATAAATCACAAGACAGATTGGTAACAATTAGTGATAAAACCTATAATGTATTTCAGCTTAAGAACTATAGTAGTATAAAGATTACATCTCCTACATTAATAGGAGTTGAACTACTTAATTTAGAAGATTTGTATGAAGATAGAGAGAATATTCTTGGTGAATATCAAATCAGATATAATATCAAGAATAGAAAAATGAGTGAAGTAAAATCTGGAGGGAGCAGAAATATACGACTTTATGATTTAAATAACACTCACTATTATCTCTATAATCAACCTATCTCTGGAAAGAAAAAAGAATATCTTAAAAGTATATGTAGTTATGGTGATAGTCATGTTTGCAAAAAAATAGATCCTTATAAATTAGGATTTAATTCTAGAAAAAGTTGGTCATCTACTAGTAGTTATTACAGTATACTCAATCTTAAAAACTATAAAAGGACTGAATGGAGACAAAGAATTAAAGAGTTTCAATTTATTCAACAGAAATTTACAGAAAAGTTTATTGGTGTTGATAGTATGGAGATTCCTCAGAGTTACATAGATGCTAGAAAAAAAGAGAGAGTTTCGTCTTTAAATAATGGTAATGGAAGAAGAGTTAAACTTACAGGAGAACTTTTTGGTAAAACTGCTATGCCTCTTGAGAGATATGTAAGTGGTCAAAATTGTAAATTTGTTGCAGACACTTATATTCTTGCTGATATTCCTAAATATAAAGGATTGACTGTATACGACAGTTACGACAATCAACCTCTACTTGATAGTCTATATTACGTAACACGTAACTGTAGACATAAACTAAGAATTCTAAGTTTCTCAAATAGAGAGATGAAAGTTCTAAATGACATTAATATTCATAATCTAATATCTTATAGTAAATTTATGGAAGGAGAAAATAAACCATTTAAAAGATTAATTACAGCACATTTAATTAATACATTAATGTCTACGTACAATCATGTATTTAGTAAACGAGATTATCTAACTAGTATTTCACAACCTCTTTTAGATAAACTTAATAAGTTATCTGACTATAAAAATGATTATTATTGTTATGCAGATAGTAATATCTATGTAAGTATGCTATCTGTAGCAGAAGAACACATGTTATTTGATATGAAAATCTATTCTGATTATTTAGATATTAAGAATGTATTTTTGAAATTAACTTTTCTTAATACTGTAATGAAAACTATAAAAGATTATGAGAATGATCCGATGATTCCTATACTTGTAGATTTGTTTAAATATTATAGATATAGAATTGATTATAAGAACTATCATATCCCTCTTAATGAAATGATTGATTTCGATTCATTACTACTAACAGATGAAACTGTTAACGAATTAACTATTATTTAAATATAAACATTAAAAATAAAAACTTATGGATTTTTCATTAAATTGGTTTAAGAGTAAAAAGAAAGAAGAAAATGTACAGAAGATATATGTTCCTCAATCAACAACATCTTATGGTGTTGATCCTTTAGATCACAATGTAGAGTTTATGCATGTGCCTTATAAGTCTATTAAGATGGTTAATGATGTAATTACTGTGGTGTTACTTGATGGAACAATTATTATCAAACCTTCTGCAGTAGAACTAGATTTTATAAAAATTTCAAAAGCTACTACGATTGCTGAAATCTTAAACTTAGTAACTCTTCCCGAAATACTAGAAGAAAAACTTAAAGTTAAAGCTGAAGAAGAACGTAATATTGTTCTACATAAAGGAATCGAACTTCTAAAAGAAGTTAGTGATTTTAGAGTTGAAGATAATACTGTTTATATGGTAGGAACAAATAGAAGTGTTCCTGAACTCTTAGTTAATGAATTTATTGAAATTGTAGGAAGTTATGACTTTTCATCAATTTCTATGTCTATTAATGAGTATGTAGCAAAAAATGAAAAGTATCAAAGTTTAAAGAACTTCTTTCTTTGGGCATGTCTTAATCCAAGAGCTGAAGTAGCTAATGATCTATATGACTTTCTAAAAAGAAATAGTTTTAAGATCACTAAACAAGGATTCTTTGCAGCTCTTAGAAATGTTGTCACGCTTAATGATAATAGTGAAGAGTTTGATAACAATAGAGCACTTGTTGATTTTGTAAGTAATTCTTACAATAAGATTAAAGCTGTTTGGAAACAGAAACCTTCTAAATTTGATGTTTATAGAAATACTGATCATTTTGGAGAAAACTCTTTTTATCTTTGGAAAATTGAAGAAACTCCAAATATTAAGAATAATGGAAACGAATGTATGGGTAATTTAGAAACTCTTTACAAACAGGATATGCCAGAGATGAAAGGTAATCGTTTCACTGATGATCACACAAAAACATTCGACATTCGTGTAGGAAAAGTTGTAAGTATGCCTATGAAAAAATGTAGTTGGTCGACAGCAGATTGCGATAAAGCAGGTTTACATTTTACTTCAGATCAGATTCACTATGTAGGATGTGGAGATACTTCTATGTTAGTACTAATCAATCCAATGAAGGTTGTAGGAATAGGTACATCTAAAGGAAGATGTTATGAATATCTTCCAATTATGACAGTTCCTCGTGAAGAAGCAACACAACTTCTACATGATTTAGATTTTGATACTCTTGAATTAGATGAAGACTATGTCATTCATGAATTAGAAAGTCTTAGTGAAAAAGTCAAGAGTGGTTTCATAGCAGAAACTACTAAATATAGTTTCAATCTTCCAGCAACATCTACAGAAGAAATTGAGACTATTATAAAATCTTTATCATTAATGAAAGAACTCATTTCTAAACGAGTAAGTGTAATTAAATAATTCATGTGGTGTATTCCTTTAATTTAGGGATACATCACTAATTTTAATTTATGAAAATAAAAAAAGTAGTTATAAAAAAAGTAAAACCTCGTAATGGAGGAACAATGACTAATAGTCAGTATTTTTCTAAAATCAGATCAATACTTAGAAATGGTTTTAGATACTATAGACCTATGCAAGATGCTCTTAATTTAGTAAGTAGACCTTCTCAGTCTTTAAATAAAAAACTTAAAAAAGAATATCAGTGCTTTCATTGTAAAAAATGGTTTAAACGAGATGATGTAGAAATTGATCACATTGAAGAATGTGGTAAACTAAATTGTTATGACGATATTGTACCATTTATTCAAAGACTTACCAGAGAAGAAGTTAGTGCATATCAAGTATTATGTAAATCGTGTCATAGTATAAAAACTGAAAAGTATAAACAACTTAAAAATGAAAGACTATGATAATTCGTAGAAAAAAAGATTTATGGAAAGGATATCTTGTAGATGGTAGAGTTTATCAAACTGAGACACATACAAGAAGAGACGATTTACTTGCATGTATTGCACGTAAAGAAAGTGTTATGTGGATATTAAATGATGGACGGAAAATGACTCTTACCTTTGATCAATTAAAGGATGAAGTTGAAGATATAGGTACTCCACAGAAAAGTATAAAGAATACTTCACCTTATAGTTTATGGTGTTATACATTTATAGAAGATAACTAAAATGAAACAGAAATTATTAAAATCGACAATTAGTGTACTAGAAGCCTTAAAAGAAGATGCGAATATGGCATTGAATGGAACTTGGGATTGTACTGAACCAGGTTTCAGAGCCCAAATTAGAGCAATTAATGGAGTTTTATCAGAACTAAAAGCAAAATTAAAATGATAGAAGGAATTAAAAAAATAAATTCTGAAAGTGATTATCGTAAGATACAACTTGATTCAAGTTAAAAAAGAGAAAAGTTATAGGATTATATATTTAATTTTTGTATATTTATATATAACTAAGTTATAATAAGATGATTGGAATCTATAAAATAACAAGTCCTTCGAATAAAGTTTATATAGGACAAAGTTGGAATTTGATTAAAAGAGAGAAAGATTATAAGTCTTTAGCTAATATAATTAGACAAAGAAAAATATATAATTCTATGAAAAAATATGGAGTAGATAAACATATTTTTGAAATACTTCATATTCTTTCAGATACTACTATACAAAAAGAATTAGATTATTGGGAAATATATTATTGGAAGTATTTTATATCTCAAGGATTTGAAATGCTTAATATTAAAGAACCAGGAAAAGGAGGAAGATTAGATATTGAAACTAAAGAAAAGATATCTAAATCAAATAAGGGAAGAATTAGAAGTGAAGAAGTAATGAGTAAAATTAAGAATTTAGATAGATATAATCTTCCTATTCTAATGTTAAATTTAAATGGAAAAATCATAAGAGAGTTTAGAAATATAAATTCATGTTCACGAGAATTACATGTTAGTTCTTCTAATATAAAATCAGTAATGAATGGTAAAACTAAAACATGTTTATCTCATATTTTTATAAAAAAAGTAGATTATGATGAATCTAAATTTACACAAATAATAGTTCCTGGTGGATGTACTGAGGTAAATCAATATGATTTAGATAATAATTTTATTAAAAGTTTTTTAAGTTTTAAAAATATTAGATTAGAATTAGAATTAAAAATAGGATGTGATCCTAATATTATAAGAGCTTGCAAATCTGAAAATAGAATAGCTTATGGTTTTAAATGGAAATATAAAAATTAATAAATATGATTAAGGGAATAAATAAAAACATAGATGAAAAAAGTTATCGAACAATTTGTCTTGACAGTGCTAGTTCTTTAAAAGATTTTTCACTAGATAGAAAATTATATTTTAAACGTTACGTTTTGTATGAGGTAGTAGAAGAGAAGTTTAATCAATCAATATTGATGGGAAATCTTGTTGATTGTATGTTATTAACGCCTAATTTATTTGATAATAAATTTTATATGTCAGCATGTGCATCTTCGCCTTCTGGATTGATGTTAGAATTTGTAGAAGCTCTTTATAGAGCAACTAGAGATGCTATGGGAGAGGACAAAATCTTAACAAAGAATTTTGAAGAACTGTCAAAGATTGCATATTTAGCCAGTGGCTTCAAAATTAAATATGAAGCAGTGATAGGTAAGTTTATGGATTCTGACAATCAAATTTACTATGACGAATTAGTAAAGGTGAGAACTAATAATCTACTAGTAGTTACAATTGATCAGGTAAATAAAGCTGAACAAATTGTTGAAGAATTAAAAGTTAATTTTGTAACTAAAGAAATTCTTACACGTATAAATAGTCAAAGATGGACTGTTCTAGTACAACATCAGGTAGAAAACTATTTGGTTGATAATCATCCTTTTAAGAGTATGATGGATTTATGTATTATAGACCATCAAGAAAAGATTATTCAGATTTATGACTTGAAATGTGTATGGACCGTTGAAGGCTTTTTTTCTGACTACTATCTTTTTCGTAGAGCATACATTCAGGGATATTTATATTGGAGAGCTGCTATGTATATGAGTAATGATATTAATAGTGAATTCTACGAATATACTGTTCTACCTCCAAGATTTATTGTATGTGATAGTATTAACTATTTTAATCCCTTAATATATACAATGTCAAATGATGATCTAAAGGATGCGTATGAAGGATTTGAACACAAAGGACATAAATATCCTGGTGTAAAAGAGATAATTTTAAATCTTGATTGGAATATAAATAATAATATCTGGGGGATGAGTAGAGAAAACTATATTAACAATGGTATAGTAAATATTAAAGATTAGAAACTATAAAATGATGTTAAAAAAAACAATCACGACTGTGTTCATGGTCCCAACGTTAGGTATAAGTAGTAAACTTCTTAATGATAATGGATTTATTAATGGTTATTCTAAAGATCTTCAGCAAGACATAGAATATAAAGATTCTGTATATTTATTATTTCAACCTAAAAATCTTAATCAATTTAAAGAATTTTTAGAGGATGAATATGAACGAACTAAACAGATAATTGAAGACTATGATCTTGCTAAAGGTTTTGTTGTTGTAGTATATAAGTTAGATCCTTTATATAAAGTTGATTTTGATTTAATACGAAAAAGTAAGTATTCAAAAACTTCTCCAGGTTTTCAAAATTTATTTCCAAGAATTAAAAAAATGAATCTTAACGGAATATCAAAAGATGAGATATCTTTGCAATATCGAATTTTTAATAGAACACAGGATCTAATTACTTTTTGGGAAGATAAATTTGGAATTACTCTTGAAAAAGAACAAGAAGTCTGGAGTGGATTTATTGAAGAAAATGAATGTTTAAATATTGGTAATACTAAAGAAATAGCTGAATAATTGTTGTTGTAATCTGATTTAATTGGGAGTAATATCTATCAGAATCAGATTCATTTTTTGTATCCTCTTAGGTTCTTTAATAGGAACTTAAGAGGATTTTTAATCAAATTTTCGTATCTTTAATGTTCACAAACAATGAAAAGATAATGGCAAAAAAAGCAGAAGAAATAAAAGAAAAAAAGGATAAATTGCGAGAAGCAATAGATCAAATGAATAAAAAATATGGTGTAGGTTCAATAATAACTCTTGATAATAATAACTCTTTAGAGAAATATGAGGTAATTAGTTCTGGATCTATTGGATTTGATTATATCACTCTTGGAACTGGGGGATGGGTTAAAGGTAAATTATATGAACTAATGGGCTGGGAAGGAGTTGGGAAGAGTACTATTTGTGGACATGCTGCTGCTGAGTGTCAAAAAACTGGAGGAAAAGTTTTATATGTAGATGGTGAACATGCTTTAGATAAGAATTATTTTCAGGCATTAGGAGTGGATACATCTAAAATGTTAATAGCTCAACCATCCTCAGGAGAAGAAGGATTTAATATTGCAGAAGAAATGATGAAATCAGGGGAACTTGATTTGGTTATTATTGACTCTGATAGTTCTTTAATTCCAAAAGCTGTGTTAATGGATGGAGAAATTGGAGATTCTTCTATAGGAAAAAAAGCTAAGTTAAATAGTAGTGCTTATCCTAGACTAAAAAATGCTCTTGTAGAAACTAAAACTTGTGTTTTAGTGGTTAGTCAATTTAGAGAAAAAATTGGTCAAATGTTTGGCGATCCAAAAATTACCCAGGGAGGACACGCACTAAAATATTATAGTGATGGAAGAATTGAAATAACCAGAACATTAGCTAAAGAAGGAGATGAAATCTATGGTGCAATTATAAAGATAAAAACAATTAAGAATAAAATGGCTCCACCTTATAAGAAAAATGCGTTTGAGATTATTTATGGTAAGGGAGTTGATAAATATAAAGAACTTATTGAACTTGGACAGGAATATCTAATTCTTAAGAAATGGGGAGAAAGTATTACTTATACTGGAACTAAATACAAAATAAGTGAGTTTAATACTCTTCTTAGAGATAATGATGAATTCTTTGAAGAGATCAAACAACAACTTATCAATATCTTGATGCATACAGAAGAGTTACCAATTGATGAAATATCTGAAGAAGACTAAATAATGTTAATAAATAATGTATGAAAAATGAAAAATATTATACTCCTAATATCGAGGATATTAGAGTAGGTTATGAATGTGAGATATGTCCTAATTTAGGATATGATGATGAATGGATAAAAGTTATTGGAAAATGTAAAGAAGTTTTAGGAAATGGAGTAAAAGATTGTAATTTAGCTGAATTAACGTATGATTGTTTAATAGATAGTCATATTGGAATCAGAACTTCCTATCTTACTAAAGAGCAAATAGAAAAAGAAGACTGGTTATTCAAAGTTTCTTATGGTGATGCTGAAAGATTTAGTAAAGCTAATTACAATATATTTTATTATTATAAAGATTGTATGTTAAGTGTAATTATGACAAAAGAAACTAAAGAAGATATTTCAATTTTTGGAGGTAAATGTAATTCGATTAATGAATTTAGATGGATATGTAAATTATTAAATATTTAAAAATAAATAATGAATAACTCAATTAATCTATTAGTAAAAGTTTGTCACGATGCCTCAGTAACTGCTGGATGGTATAATGATCCTATTACAGAAAAATCTCTTAAAACAAATAAGGGAGAAAAGTTAATGTTAATGGTATCAGAAATAGTTGAAGCTATGGAAGGAGAAAGAAAAGATCTAATGGATGATCATCTTCCTCATAGAAAAATGGCAGAAGTTGAACTAGCTGATGCAGTGATTAGAATTTGTGATTACTGTGGAAGATTTAAATATGATCTAGGAGGAGCTATTGTAGAAAAACTTGAATACAATCGAACTCGTTCAGATCACAAAATAGAAAATCGCACAAAAGAAAATGGTAAAAAGTTTTAAATAAAAAATCTTAATTTTATGAAAGTACTACTAATTATCGTAATATTATTAGTTACAGTTATTTCTATAATATTAATATTTATTTCTATAAAAGGAATAATTAGATCTCATTATGAATTAAAAGAGATAGATAGACAAATTAAAGAATTACAGAATGAAAATCAGAAAAGGGTTTAAAAGAACAATAAAACCAATAGATAAAGAATCTCTCAATAAAATGAGAGATTTCTTTCTCTCTATATGGTCTAAGAAATCTCATAATTGTGAAAACTGTAAAAAGTGGCTTGGAAACGAACCACTTTCTTATATGTTTGATCATCTTCTTGAAAAGTCTAGGTATCCAGAACTAAAATATGAAGAAGAAAATATCATGTTAGTATGTTTAGAGTGTCATGATAATAAGACTAGAGGATTTCCTTCAGATACAACTAGATTGAGGATTGAAAAAGTTAAAGAACGATTTGACTTATAGTTATCAATATTCTCTATCTATAGGAATAACTATAAGAAGGAGAAAGATAGTAATACTAAAAACTTATAATATGAAAATGCCCTATGGAAAATATAAAGGAAAAACATTAGAATATATTATTAAAATAGACAAGTCCTATGTGAAATGGTTATATACAGATTGCACAGATGATGATATAAGTTACTATGCAGGAAAAATACTAGGGTATACTTCTCATCATAAAATCGAAGATATAGTTATAGATTGTATAATTAGTAGAGGATATGCTCCTACTGAAGCCAATCTCTTTATTAAGAAATTAAAAGGATTAGGAGAAGGAAAATAAGAATAAAGAGAATAGAAGGAGAGGAATTTTTATCTCTCCTTAACTATTTCACTTTAAATGTGTTAACTCAATTTAAAATGTGAAGATGCTATGAACTTTATTAATAACCCAAGAGATAGTTATTAATAGTCTGATAGATAAATATTAATATTTTTTGTATATAATAGTATTTGTATTAATATTTTTGTATATTTGTATGGACTAAAAATTAAAAGTATGAATTATGTAGAAGGTAATGAATTTGAACTTTTTGATGATACAGATGCATCTTTAGGAAAGAAATTAGACTTAAGACATAGAAAATATAGAACTGACGAACCTATGTTTGTAAAAGCCTATCTTAATGACTTAAGTCAAATTCTTAGTGTAAATAGAGGAGATATAGCTGTTTTAATTGAACTTATGAAATATATGACCTATGACAATATTATTGATATCACTCCTAGAATAAAAGATAAAGTAATTGAAGGTATGGGATATGGTACTCAACAAACTGTTGGTAATAGTATTTCTAAACTTAAAAAAGCCTTTATTATCCTATCTCTAACTAGAGGATCTTATTTGATTGATCCTAAACTATTTTCTAAAGGAAGTTGGATAGATATATTAAAAATTAAAATGCAAATTACTTATAACAAAGATGGTACTAAAACTATTAAAACTAAGTTTGAAAAAGAAGAAATTAGTAATGAAATACCAATTAATCAAGAAGGATAATGAATAAGACTGAATATGCCAAATTGTTAAAAGATCCTACATATATAGGAGGACCAACAAATTCATCAGTAACTGCACCAAATACTATAGCAACATTAACTTAAAATAATTTATCACATGAGAAATCAATTCGTTTATTCTAGTAGAGTAGAACTTCAAGTACAAGTAGAAGGTCAGGAAAAGCAATTTAAAGACCTACAGAACAGTTTTAGTCTTGATATGGTCTTATTGTCCATAGAAACACCAACAGGGCGTACAGTGGTCTTAAATCACATACATGAACGTACTCAGGAAGTTCCTGTTAGAAACAAACAGGGAAAAATTACGGCAATGAGAAATGAACGAGGAATGTATCAGACTGAGGTTGCCCTTAATCAAGAGGATAGTGAACGATTTTTAAAAGTTACATCAGTTGATGTCGAATAAAGACTATATTAATCTATTCCAAATGAAAAAGAAACTTTATAAATACAAACTACCAAAGATAATTAAAGAAACTCTTGGTAAAGATATATATGACAAAATGTCTAATGTTATATCTGAACCTACTTCTGAAAGAGAATGTGTTATATATGGATCTCCTAAATGTATTGATATTATCGAGGAAGCAATTACTGAAGAATTTAAAAATCGAATTAAATGATTGATATGAATAATAAACTTCCAGGAATTAGTTGTCGTGTGATGACCTATGGGCGTGTTTCTACTCTTGAAGAAACTATTCAATCCTTTTTACAACAAGATTATTTAGGACCAAAAGAACTCATAATAATTAATGATTATAGCAAACAAACTCTAGTATATGATCATCCTGAAATAAAAATATTTAATTTTACAGAACTTTTTGAAACTTTAGGAGATAAAGAGAATTTTTGTGTAGAACAATCTCAATATGAGATAATTGCAGTTATGGATGATGATGATTTATATTTACAAAATCATCTTTCTAATATTGCTAAGTATTTTATTGAAGGAAGTGACTTGTTACATTGGAATAAGGGTATTTATATGTCATGGCCTAAGATTGAAGCTATTACTGGTATTGGAAATTCTGGTATAGTTTATTCTAAAAAAATATGGAAAGAAATAGAAGGATATTCTAAAATGCATTCAGGATTTGATATGGATTTTGTAGTTAGAATTAACTCAGTATCTTCTAATATTATTTTTGCTTCTCCTCCTGATAAAGAAGTGTCTGCTATCTATGTATGGGGAAATAGAGGTTATCATTGTAGTGGAAATGGGACAGATACTCCTGATAGACCAAATATATTAATACGTCATAGTGAATATATAGAATCTGAAAGAAAAAAAGGAAATATACCAACAGGAATTATTCAATTAAATCCACATTGGAAATATCCATATGATGAAAAACTAAAAACTTTTATAAATGATCATAAATAATATTGTAGTAGACTCTACAAATTCTGTTACAGATTTGTGTATGCTTGGAACATTATATCCTACAGATAAAAGTCCATATAATAAGAATGATAATTTACACAAACATGCTTATACAAGTATTTATAATCTTCTATTTTCTTCTATGAGGTATAAGACTATTAAACTTGGAGAGATTGGAATTCTTGATAATAACTCTATGAAGATGTGGAGAAAATATTTTCCATATGCAGAGTTACATGGGTATGAATGGTCAGACGATTATCTTAAAAAAGCTACATCTGATAATCTTCCTAATACTTTTTATACTAAGATGGATGTCACAGATAAATTTTCAATAGAGAAAGAGTTTAATAATATACTATTTGATGTTCTTATAGATGATTCTACACACAAATTTGAAGATCAAATTAATCTTATTAATGTAGCTTGTAAGTATATGAATGTTGGAGGAATATTAATTATAGAAGATATATTTACAAATTTTGATCAAAAACAGTATGAAGATAGTATTGATCATCTAAAGGAATATTTTTCAACTATTACATTTATAGAAACTAATCATCTTCTAAAATACTCTCCAGGATGGAATAATGATAAACTCTTAATATTATTTAGAAACAACATTCCTTACAATGACTATAAAATTAGTAATAATAACTCCATGTAGCAGAATAGAAAATCTATTTGTTTTGGAAAAAGCAATAAAAAGTATTCCTGAAACTAATAGAAGATGGATAGTTGTATTTGATAGAGAAGAAATTCCTTTAGATATACCAAAGAGTTGCGAACCTTATGCTTTTAAGGATAAAGAAAGTGTATTTGGAAATGCACAAAGAAACTATGCTTTTCAACTTATAGATGAAGGATATATCTATTTTAACGATGATGATACAGTCATTCATCCTCATCTATGGGATAATATAAAAAATTCTACAGAAGATTTTGTCTATTTTAAACAAGAAGATAAAGAAGGAAAGATTAGACTTGAAGGAGAAATTGTAGCTCCTAATTATATTGATAGTGGTAATTTTATTGTAACACGCCAATGTATAGGAGATATTCGATGGGATTTAAAGAGATATGATGCAGATGGAGTATTTGCACAAGAATGTTATAAGAAAGCAAAAACTAAAAAATACATTCCTATTTCTCTCTCTATATATAATTCACTTAAATAATAATAAGAAAGGCTCTGTAAATAAGAGCCTTCTTTTTATTTAGACAACTTTTTGCCTGTAAGTGGTTGCATCGGACTCTTCCCTTTTTTCCTAATTAAATCCGATTCCTGCATGAAATTGGGTTTTTTAGGATTAGGAGGTTTTACTTTTGGTGCGTTCCTAGGACTCCCTGACTTAGGTGCTTTTCCAAATGTTGCCATTTAATGTCCCTTCTTTTTCGTAGATCCTCCAGTTTTCATCATCGGTGGACCCCCTCCCCCCATAGGATTACTACCTGTAGGAGGTACCTGCATAGGAACTTTCATACGAGATTTCTTCACTGGAAGAATTCTTTTAGCTTTTGCAGCGATTTTCTTTTTCATGATGTTATTTCTTTTTAGAAAGTTTTTTACTTTTAACTTTTCCACCTTTTTTCATAAGAGTACCAGACCCAGTTTGTACTGCTAATTTTTTTACCCTTATAGGAGATCCTGGTGTAGACGTATCATGATACGTATCTGCACTTTTTGGTTTAATTCGCACTGCCATAACTATTTAGTTGATTTTTTGGCAGTTTTCACTTTGACCTTTGCTGATTTTTTAACAATCTTCATTTCGACCTTTTCTTCTTTTTTTTCATTTTTCATGATAATATGATTTAATAAATATTTAGAAACTTTATTATTTACCTTTTCTAGTTCTTCCCATTTTTTTGAAAGTTTGGGCAAGTGTATACCGTTTACTTCCTGGAGGACATGTTTCACTACCAAATTTAGAACCTGTACAAGGTTTTGATTTTACCATAGTTTTAGTAGTAGTTTGTATCCAATTTTTCTTAGCCATGATTTATTTCTTTTTTGTTTTCTTTTTTCCACAACTTATACAAGTACCAGTTTTTGCTTTCTTTGTAGAGGCAATAGTTCGTTGTTGTACTTTAGTAAATGCTCCTTGAGGATCTACCATAGGAGATTTTGTAGTTTTGTGGGCTATCCCACCAGCTTGATATTTTTTCATAATTTATTACTTTAATATATTCATTTCTGGTTTTTTCATAGCTGATGGTTCAACTTCTGTAACAGTTCCCTGTTCTACAGCTTTTGCCATCATACCCTCAATAGTTCTATTAGCTCTATCGAGCATCATTATTCTTTCAGCTTCGGGAGTTTGAAGTACAGCTCTGATAGCATTAAGAATTGTTCCAAACTCATTTCCAGATAATTCAAATTTATCTTCTGGTTGCCAAGTATAAAACTTAGAAGGATCATAAGTATTACTCATATTTTTATATTTAAATTGTTATTACTGTCACTGTGTTATTATCCATTAAATATTGAATATCTCCATCTGGTAAACCACCATTGATAGTCATCAATGCAATGGGAACTGTTAATTGAATATTGTTTCCACTTATACCAAAGAATACACCATCGTCACCTGTTGAAGATCCTAAATCTGTACAACTATCAAGATATACAGAAGTCATACTTGTACAATTAGCAAATGCACTAGGACCTATATCAGTTACTAGAGGAAGATTAATAGTATCAAGAAGAACACATCCTGATGCAAAATTAGATGGTATAGATGTTGCTCCAAATAAAGTTAGATTATTTAAATTAGTATTATTTTGAAGAGCAGTACTTTGTCCTGATTCAATTGCAAATGAGGTATCCACAATTCTCAACAAATCTGTTAGAAAACTAGAAAATATTTCTGTTCTTATATAAATGTGTGATCCACCAAATAAATGTACAATGTTATTAATAATATCAAAATTTATAGAAGTGAAAGGATTTCCATTAGCAGGAAGATCAAAGAAAGTATTCCAATCACTAACATTTGAACCTACATCTACAATTGGATCTGCTGTAGGTATAAAATATATATCAACTGATAAAGGAATAGCAGTAGTAGTAGATGTAGAACTAAATTCACAACATAGATCCGTAGAGATTTCTTTCCATATTCCTATTTTAGGTCTAAAATTTGCAAGAATTAAACTTCCTCCTACAATCTTATTATTAGCATATCTGACAAATGCTTTTAATTTATTCTTTTCCATAGTTCATTTAATCTAAACTAATATTAAATGTGATAGTCGATGTATGTTTAATACTTTTTCCTAAATCTAAATGTATCGAAAACATGTTATGAAACTTCAAAATCTCTTGTAATAACATATTGGTATATACAGGAAGACTAGGAGCCAATCGAAATTTATAAGCTTCAGGAACTTTTGTTATTTCAAGACTTGCATATTCATCGACAGAAGAAATAATCCCTTCAAGTTGAGCCAGATAATTTAATTCATTATCTAACATGATCTCAGGAAAGAATCTCTTATGTATTTGCATTAGGATTGTGTTAACAAATACAAAGTTTTTGCTGCTTTGCCACTAAGATCTTGGGCTAAATTCTCAATATTAGAATATCCTTTAGAACTAGCATAGTTTTCTAATTGACTTGCAAAATTCTTTAATTCTATAAGAACTTTTTCAGGAGCACCTGGAATATAATCAATAATTGGTTCAAACTTATAGACTTTTACCTTTCTTCCTTCATACCCCATTAGTTCTTCTAAAAATGTATCTTTTGCATTTACTACATCATCCCAAACATTTAATGCAGAGTGTTCAGCATGAGAAGGAGTCTGTAAATGCAGTAGGTGTATCTGCTCAAAAAAATATGAAAATCTTTGAGCAATTGTTTCTAAAGATAACTCTCCCCCTGAGGAGGAGAGCATATTTTGAGGAAATAATGATTTCATTATCCTAAATTTGTAGTTGTTGTCGTTGTTGTACTACTTGTACTGGTACTAGTAGAACTAGTAGACGAACTAGTTGTTGATGTAGAGGTAGTAGTAGGACAAGGATTAACTGTACAAGTTGCACCAGTGATATTATTACCATCAAGAGTTACAGCAGCAGTTAATGCAAATGCTCTACCTACTAATTTAGCAGAAGTAGTCATTGTTACAGATGCCTGTGCAATAATATTACCAACCATATTTGAGAAAGTACCAAGTGTAGCAGAGGATCCTACTATCCAATATACATTTCCTGCTTTAGTACCATTAGTTAATGATACATTAGATGATGAAGCTGTAACTAATGTTGAAGGAACTATAAATACAAATAATGCATTTGGATTACCTCCGCCATTTAATGTAAGAGTTCCTGTAATAGCAGCAGAACTTCCAAAGGTATATACACCTGGTATAACGGTAGTACCACCGATATCTGTACTTAGTGTAGAAGTAGGAGTTAATGCTCCTAAACAGTCAAAAGCAGTTTGTGCACTTACTTTTCCAGCAGCAGCAACTCCATCAGTTATAAACTTTGTTCCATTTACAATTCCTGGTGGAAAACCTACCACTGATGTTCCTGGGGATAAACCAAGATCACCATTTACTACTGATGATCCTGTATTTGTAACAGTAGAAGCACCTAACACTACAAAGTGTGCAGCATCTCCTAATGTGGTACAAGTAATAGGACCAGGTAAAAAATTACAACATTGATATGCAGGGATTTCCTGCCATTTTCCTACTCTGGGCATCTTTCTCCTAAGGATTAAAGATCCCGCTACAACTCTCCCAGATCCATCGTATCTAACATAGGCATTGAGCGGACGTTGACTAATAGTTCCCATAATTTTATTTTTTAATTTAAAAATTTATACAAATATATAAAATATTTATCTAATAATAATTAATTTATTTTAGTATCTATTGATTTGTTTTTATTTCTGATGATTCTGATTTTGATATAGTTGAAGAAGATGTTCCTCCTGATTTCATTTCAGCAAATTTCTGTAAAAATTTTGGAACAAAAGCAGCAATTAAGAGTATTGCTACAATATCCCAATCAAATAATTTTTGACCTGTTATAAGAACATTAAAACTTTGCTCTGAAATAAAATTCTGGGCTCGCATTTGAATGAATTTTAAAAAATGAAACTCATAAGAAATACCTGCAAATATCATATATATAAAAAAAATAAGTAATGCAATAGCAGAAGCTTCTCGCATATAACTTGATGCAATTTTACCTGATGGTAATTCTTCCTGAAATATTCCTATTTGCGATTTCATTATTAATATTCTAATTTATATTTATCTTTTACTTTCTTTAATTCATTTGTATAATACCATGTACAATGTTTCTTGCTTTCTTCACTCTTCAATACGTCATAAATATGCTGATCTTTGAAAGGATCATTACCATTAATGTATTTACCTTTATAGAAACATGGATAACCATCTTGGATTGGTCCAGAGATACCAGCATTGTGATAGATTGTACATCGTTTTAATTTATTGATATCATCAGGAGCCCAACTAAATTCTAATTCATCTACTATTTTAGTTTCATATCCTGTTCTCCAAAGTTCCCATAACACTAACCACATATCACTTGTCCATTTTTGATATCCTTTATTTTCATTCTCAAAGAATTGCTTATTTATTTTTCCTAAGTACTTTAACAAAGGAATACATTTATCAAATACATTTTGCCAAAATTCTTTATTTGTATTTTTTAATAAATATTGGGTTCCTATAGAGTGTAAATTATTCTTCTCACATATCTGTCTGCTTATTCCTACAATTTTCGCTGATTCTTCTAATACATCAATTGTTCTATATTCTTCTAATTTATTAGGAAGCACATCGTTAATTTTACTATCAAAATATGAAGCATTTATATAACTATTAGTATCTGAACCATAAATAATATCATCTTCTAATAAATGGTCAATATTAAAATTCTCTAAAAATAAAATATCACTATCACAATAAAACACTGCTTTATTTGCTATCTCAGGGAACTGCTTACAATATTTAATCATACAATAAGGACGAAGAATAGGAATATATGTTGATAGTAAAGGATCAACAGTTCCATCATCCTTATAAAAATGAAATTCTGCTTCAGGATATAAATCTATTATCTGCTTCCATTTAGGATTTGTTCTTCCAAGAGGTTCGAATAATAATACTATAGCTTTATCTGAATGTCCAATATTTTTTAAACTTTCTAACCAAGAATGTACTTGCCATGTGAAGTAATTATCTATCGGGCAAATTGTCAAGAACTTCAACTCTCTTCTCATATATGTAGTTTATAAAATATACTATGGAATTGTTGTAGTGGTAGTAGTGGTAGGATTAGTGTTGGTAGTTATTTTACCAAGTAATCCTTTTATTTGTTCTAACTCTTTTGCAATATACCACAACATTTGTGATTGTGGATCTTGACCGATTGGGCGGGATGGAATAGCCATGATAATTAAGATTTTATGTGTTTATAAACTAAATATAATTTGAGTATGTAGTATTACCATTAACTTTATTTGATACTAAAATATTCTTTCTATTTTTTCCTTTATTATAGGATACATGAACCCATGAGGGATAATCATTGTCATCTGGGAATTCCGATATAATTTGATCAAATTCCATGTTGTTCCTAATATAATCAAATATTTCTTTGTTATTTGGATTACTTTCATTATCAATATCCATAGCAGATCCGTTGTTTGCCATATGTTGACTATTAGTAGCTCCTCCTACTGCAACATTGAGTTCTGCACTACGAAAGAATGAACAAAGTTTTATAGGAGTTCCGAAATGTGCTCTTAAAGGTTCAAATACATTTTGAGCAAGTTCTTTCATATGTATTAATTGAAATTCATTAGGAACATTTTTTATCCCTAATCTTGTACCCGTGGCACTTATAGTACCTTCTCTAAAGCTGATATGTTCGCTAATATTTGGTTCCATTATTTACGTCTTAAATTTATTTTCCAATAGGATTGGATTCCTAGGTTAAAGTTAATGTTTTTATCAATACCGCCGTATATTCCATAAATCTGATCTCTCTTATTTTTTAAGAGGAATCCAACATCAATTTGATTTATAGGATTGAGTTTATTACCTTCTAAACTTCCTCCTATATATATCTGATTTCTTAATGTAGGAGGTAAGGTAATAGTGTTGGTAATAATAGGATATTTTAAATCATAACTAAACTTTCTACCAGTAATCAGATTCTTAGTAACTGTATCTGTAATAAATACAAAACCTATACTATCTATCTTTATTTTATTTTGCTGAATATTTTTTACAAGATATAGTGATAGAAGATTTTGGTATTGAATAAGAAGTTTGTGGTAGTTCGTATCGGGAAGATACTGAATCTCTTTAGTAAGTCTATCTACAGGATAAGGAATACTGTTTATTAATGAAGGTATACTATTACCTGTTGACGTGTGTTCTGTCCAGATAGTATCTCTAACTATCGTCGGAGCAATTGGAGCATCTTTTTTTTGACTACATCTGTCAATGAGCAGTAACCCTACTAATATGACGACTAGTAGAGTCAGAAAATTGGTTTTTAGAAAAGTAATCATTTGTAGTTGTTTTAAATATTTTTATACGAAATTTATTTAAATAAGTTATCATTTAAAGATATGAAGTAGCATAAGAGTAAATAAAGCACCAACAGCAATCATTAGTAGACTTACTGTAATCATGTATCTGGATGACTTATCTTCTATTGCTCTAATTCTTTCTTCTCTTGGTCCTCTAATCTCTGTAACTAATAAATCAAATTCAGTTTTATTTGCTTTACTAATTTCTAACTGTTCAATTTTAGTACTAACACCATTAGATAAACTCTTAATATCATCTCTAATGAATTGATTTCCAATTTTTAGTTCGATTAACAAATCATGATCATCGGCATTTTTAATACTTAGTACTTTAACTGATACAGCTGCTGCCTCTGCTATTACTTTTGATGCTTCTGAGGCTGCTGATGCTATTACATTCTTTGCATCGGTTGCAGCATCCCTAATTTCATCCTTATGCTTTCGTAAAGTATTATAGTCAGATTCTTGTTTAGTAATAGGTTCTGTTCTTTTCACTACCATAATTAAGAGTTTATAAAAAAACCACATTTCTTTTCTAAAGAATATGTGGTTTTAGATATGTAATTTCGCATCAAACTTACAATTATTATTTTATATTACCAACTTATTTATTAATTTTGAAGTAATTAAATATAAAATACATGACAGACTTATTAATTGAAAAAAAACTTCGTATAATGGTTATACCTAGTCATCTTTCGACAGGGGGAATGCCAGCCTTTTTATTAAAAAGAATCGAAGCATTGTTAACTTATACAGAATTTGAAATATTTGTTGTAGAATTTAATTGTGTGAGTTTAGACTATGTGGTACAGAGAGATAAAATAAAAAATATAGTACCATATTTTTATATTTTAGGGGAGAATAAAAATGAACTATTAGATTTAATTAAAAAAAATAATATAGATATTTTACAATTTGATGATCCTATAGAGTATATCCCCAATATGTCTTTTAAATTAAGTTGTCAATTATACTCTAATGATAGAACTTGGAGAATATGTGAAACTATACATACTACTAGTTTTAAACTAGAACACAAAAGATTTTTTGCTGATGCTTATCCTTTAGTCTCTCCTTTTCATTTAGATATATTAAAAACTCTTCCAGGAATAAGAGGAGTAATTAGATATCCAATTGATAAAAAAGAATTTACTGTTTCTGAAAAATGTGCTGCAAAAAAACTTTTAGATTTTCCTATAGACAAACAATTATTTATAAATATAGGTTTATGGAATAAAAATAAAAATCAAGAGGAATTTATAGAAATAGCTAGACGATATCCTGATAAAGAATTTGCAGCAATTGGTAATTTAGCTGAAAATTTTAGTTCTTATTGGGAACCATTAATAAAAGACATTCCTTCTAATTTTCATATCATGGGAGAACGAGAAGATGTCTCTACATTTTTATGTGCCGCAGATGGCATGGTATTTACATCTTTGTATGAGTGTATGCCTTTATGTTTATTTGAGGCTATCGAAGTTCATTTGCCTATTTTAGCTCATAATTTAAAAGAATATGAAGGAGTATTTGATCAGTATATTCAATCTATTGATACAGACTTAAACAACCTTACCTATTCTTATTCTGTTCCTACAGATAATACAATTGAGGATTTTGGTAAAAATTATAAAGCTCTATATGAATATATAGTAAAAAAAGATATTATTACAAATGATCCTATAAGTAAAATAAATATAAATCAACATTTTGTAGATGGTCCATTTCTTGAAATAAAAGGAGGGAGTGATAGTTTGTTTACTGTTAGATTTTATGATGAAGAAGATGTTTGCCATTATGAACACACTATTACTTCTAATTGTTGGGTGAAACTAAATAGAAAATACTACACTAAATGGACTACTAAAGTATGGCAGGACGGTATTCTTATTTATGAGAATATTCTTAATTATACTGGTAAAAGAGTATATATTGCTTTTGATAGTGAAAGTTTGGGAGATTCTATTGCTTGGATACATTATGTTCTTGAATTTCAGAAGAAACATAACTGTCATGTAATTGTAAGTACCTTTAAAAACTTTCTATTTGATTATCCTGAACTAGAATTTGTCAAACCTGGAACAGTAGTAAATAATATTTATGGAATGTATAAGATTGGTTGGTTCTATAATAGTGATATGGAACCTACTTCTCCTAATACTATTCCTCTTCAACAAACTGCAACAAATATTCTTGGATTAGACTATAAAGAAATTATTCCAAAAATGAAATTTACACCTAAAAAAAGACAGTTTAAGTATAAATATGTAACAATTGCAACAAATTCAACTATGGCCTGTAAGTTTTTCCCCAAAGAAACATGGCAAGAAATTATAAATTATTTAGTATCTAAAGGATATAAAGTAATTAATGTCTCTAAAGAGAAGAATTCTTTTAAAAACTGTTCACAAATAAAAGATGTATCTATAGAGAATACTATACAGGTTATCCATTATAGTGAGTTTGTTTTAACTTTAAGTAGTGGATTAGGATGGCTTGCATTTGGAATGAATAAACAAACTGTACTTTTAAGTAACTTTACTGAAGACTGGCACGAATGGTCAACTAAGTGTATTAGAATTACTAATAAAGAAGTGTGTCATGGATGCTGGAACAAAAAAGATATAATATTCTCTAAAAATGACTGGGAATGGTGTCCTTATAATAAAGGTACAATAAACCAGTTTATATGTCATTCAGCAATATCTTCAGGAACAATAATAGAAAGAATTCAATCATTAATTATTTAAATTAACATCCCAGGATTAAGAGTCCTGGGATTTTTTAGAATTTATGTCCAACTTTCATCATTGAATTATATTCTTAACTAATAATTTCTTCTATTATTGGGTTATCCTCAATTTTTACATCTACCAATTTACTAATTATTCCTACGTCATCCGAAGATTTTGTATTTAATCTCTTAACATTCATTATTTGAGCATTAAATATATTTCCGCATTTACACTTAAAAATAGCCCTTCTTTCTCCCACATAAGGAGTATCTTTGATATAAGAAACTTGTCCTATTATTTCCCCTTTTTTGTAGATTATTTTTGATGACATATATTTATTATTGTACTATAACCCAGTCAAAAATTACGGAACCTGTAAGTCCAGTGAGAAAAACGACATCGAAGGAAGTTGTTGTTTTATTATTCACATAATGTACTGCGGAAGACAAAACGTTGTTTCCTTCCGTTACGACTTTATATGTAGTATTTGCCATTGTTTGCCCGATTGTTACTGTAAATGTTGTTGTGGCTGTTCCTGTTCCAGAAAATGAACCTGCTATGGCACTCTGTTGGTCTAATTGATACCTAGTGGGAGTAGAAGATGTCCAATAAATATGAGTTCCATCACTTTCTACATTTCCAGTTACAGGTGTTGTAGTTACTACTCCAGCGTCTATTTTAAGTGAAGCGGTATTTGCCGAAGCTGTTGATGCCTTCAAATGTAGTACTGCAGTTGGCGATATAGTCCCGATGCCGACGTTGCCGTTATTTGTTATTCTCATTTTCTCTGTGGGAGGGGTATTTACTAACCCAGTACCAAAAGAAATATAAGAAATACCAGTAGCACCACCGTTTGAATTATTTATATAAGTAGTCCCATAAGTAGAGTAATCTACTGTATTTGCATTGGCATTCCAGTTGTTGCTGATTAACAAGTCGGAACCAGTTGTTCCATTTATCCCAATACGGTTATAGTATGGCCAACCATTCGCACTAAATTTAATTCCATTATTATCAGATGTTGCAGAACTTAAATGTAGTTGTGCATACGGCATCGTCGTACCAATCCCGACGTTAGTTCCATCATCATAAATCATTGCACCAGTGTCACCAATAGTTGTAGCACTTGTAAATTTAGCAACGTAATTTGTTGTTCCACTTACTGCTACAGATGTACCACTAGTTCCAGTAGTACCTGAAGTTCCATTTATACCAGAACTACCTGATGTTCCACTAGTTGATGAGGTTCCTGATGTGCCATCTATAGCACTACTTCCACTAGTTCCATTTGTTCCTGAAGACCCAGATATACCGCTAGTTCCGTCAATAGCAGAGGTACCACTTGTACCATTTAATCCTGATGTACCAGACGTTCCATTAGTTCCATTGATACTTATTCCTGATGTACCTGAAGTTGAACTACTACCTGAACTACCAGATATTGAAATACCTGACGAACCTGAACTTCCTGATGTTCCACTCACACCACTACTACCAGCAATTGTTATTCCTGAACTACCACTTAATCCAGATGAACCAGATGTACCTCCAGTTGATGAAGTTCCTGAACTACCATTAGTAGAACTACCACTAGTTCCACTTGTTGATGATGTACCAGAAGTTCCAGGAATAGTAAGACCACTAGTACCACTAGTAGAACTTGTTCCACTACTACCGTTTGAACCATTAATAGCACTTGTTCCTGATGTTCCATTTCCACTAGTACCACTTGTAGATGAGGTTCCTGATGTTGATGAAGTTCCACTAGTGGCAGAAGTACCACTAGTTCCTCCTGTTCCTGAAGACCCATTTAATACTCCTGAATGCAAAGCATTATCTATTTTTACAAATACTGTTTCAATAGTATCATTTGTATTGACGTGAAGATATATTAAATTAGGACCTTCATAAAATACACAGGTAGAACTTAATATAACAGGACATGGAGAGGGATTACAACGTATCTTCATTTTAAAAGGTATTAATACAGTATAGTTGTAGAAGTAGTTGTTGTGCTACTACTACTTGTTGTTGAGGATGTACTAGTAGAACTAGTTGTAGGAGTTATTGCTGTAATAGCAACTTCTAACTTTGCAAGAATTACATCAAGTGAATCTCCAGGAGAGATATTTGTTACTGGTAAAAAAGTTCCTTCATATATAACACATTTAGTATTTTCATATGTAGGACATGTTGGGCAAACTTTGGCTGTACGCATGATATTTAAATTTAAGTATTATTGCTGAACTCTTGGTTGACTTGTTACTACATATCCATGTTCTTTAGACCATTCTGGGAATAGTAAAGGAGCATAATCTCTACCAAATTGTGATGCTCCAGGAATAATATTCATAAATTGTTTTAATGGATAATTTTTATTAGTTAATTCTTCATTATCTGTAACTGTTCCATATACTTCCTGACCTAGAGTATTTATTGCTTTCCATGCACTAGCAACAGTTCCTAATGCTGGAAGAAAACTACCCTTAGTCATTTGTGTAAATGAGAGAGGATTATAATAGAAATCAATTTCATTTTTTACTTTTATAAATACTTTAAGGAAATACTTATATTTATTTTTTGTGAGCAAGTCATCGTCATCATCAGGAACAGCAATTTTAGCTGCAAGCATTAATACTACAAGTCCTAATAATAGTCCAAGTTCTTTCATTTCATTCGAAAGAGTTTGTCTCATCATATTATAGAATTCCTCGTTAGTTATTTTTAGTTCTTTTCCATTTTTTTTATAATATTCCTGCTTTTTTTGTTCCAACATATCATCCAATATAGCAAGTCCTTTATCTGTACCATTAATAATATCTATCATTCTAAATACATTCCAATTAGCTGCCTGAATATAGGCTTTCATAAAAGCTCTTGCTCTACCATATCTCCATTCATGTAAAGTAGTATCATAGGTAATCTCGTGAGCTCTTACCTCTACTTGTTTTACAATCCAATTTCTAAACATAGCAAAAGATTTTAAAAGAATATCCCTTCTATAACCAGCTTTATTTTCCTGACTCATCTGACCATTTAGTTTTCTTCCCCATTCTACAATAGTTGTTCTAAATTTTGCAAGTTCTTCATCAGAAATACCAGGAATAACAATTTGATCATCCTCTATTTTTACTATTTTATCTAATGATGATGATTCCTGTAATTCTTTTATTCTATCATCAAAAGTTTTTTCATAAGATTTTCTTTCCTCCTGAGACATAATAAAATTTCCTTGTTCATCTTTCGCATATCTTTTCTCATCCTGTTTCCTTAAATATTGTGGAATATTCACAATTCTTCCATTTATAATCATTGCATTATCAATAAAGGATAAAGCATTAGTAAATTGTAGATTTCTTTCAGGAAGATAATTGGTAGATTGCATTGCATCCTGTATAGTCCATGTTCCTAACCATTTAATATATCCTTGTTTCCATGCAATTTTTCTTCTTGCTTCTGTATAAGGATCTCCATTTAAAGGAACAATTAAATCAAGAAGTCCTTTTTGTATTGTAGATAAATTTATTCCTGTAATTAATTTTATATGATTGGGAAAATAATTACCAAAATATGTATAGAATTCTCCATTATTAATAAAAGATTGAAAATGATTACCAAAATAGTTAGGAACAGCAATTAGCCATCGAAGTCCCACAGCTATATTTTGTGTAAGAGAATTCATATTCTCAAATCCTTTTTTAATAGATACTACTTTATCATTTACTTTATCTTTATCTTTTGATAGTGTATTAGTAATAGATGTAAGATTTACAGTTCCTACAGATGAGTTATCTTCATGCTGTCCATAAATTTCATCATTAGTTTTTGTAATCATTAAATCAGCATTCTTATTACTAGTTAAATCTATTTTAGGGGATGTTCCTTCCCATTCAATATCTCCATTTTTATCTACAACAACATGTCCTTTTGATTTTTCTACTTCTGTAAGTGTAAGTGCTGTCATTTCCAGATTCCTTGCTCTCTCATATTCTAATAAGGATTTAATCCATAATGGAAACACTCTTGTCAAATCTCTGGAGAGTTGATGTAATTCCTTATCTGTTCTTGTAAATAATTTAGGAATCTTTAATCTAGGTAAATTAGTATCAGGATCTGTAGAGGAATATTGGTTTTTTTCATTGATTCGTACAGTATAGAAATCTTGAAATAAATCTTTTGTTTCTGTTAATATATTACCTGTAGCAGCTAATTTATTGAGCATGGAAGCTTCTATTAATGCAAAGAATGATAAACTACCATTAGGAATATATCCAGCTCTTATAGCTCTTTCATTTAATGCTGTTGCAAATTCCCACATAGCAAACGCTTCTTTATTTTTGATCATTTGTTTATAATCTTCTGATTGACGCAACTCTGTATTTCTTGCTTTATTAAATAAGTATGAAAAATTTTTATGATCATTATAGCCATCAAAAGAATCACTCCATATTTCAAGAGAATTTACTAATTGTTTTTTTGCATATTCTTTTCTTCTAATATTCTCATCTTCATCAGAAGAGTATTTTGTCAAATCAATTTCTTTTATACCATTTTCGATAGTTTCTTTTGCTATTTTAGTATACAATTCCATATTTAAATTGTCTATCAGAAATTGTTTATTCTTTTCATTTTTTGCTTTTACCAATTCTTCTTTAAATTTATCATCTGTTTTTTCAATAAGATGCAGTTCTCCATTTTTTACTTTTGCAAATAAATCAAAAGCTGATTTTTCCATTGATTTTGCTCTTTCTTCCAAGGGTAATATTAATTTCTCAAATTCAGTGAGTAATTTACCCATATTGATATTTGTATTACTTCTTGTGTCTAAGGACAATTTAGTAAAAAAATTCATAATGCTTGAATTAAGCATTCCTTCTTCTGATAAATATCTGAATATACCTTTAATTTCTTTTTCAGGTAAAAGTATATCTTCTTTATTTTCTTCTGTACTATATCCTTTTAATATAGCATATTGTACGATAAACAGTCTCTGAAGTTCAGTGATTTTGGCAATCATTCTTTCTGTAGAGACTGCAATATCTACAAGTCCTGGAATTTTATTTCCTTTACTATCTATATAACCATTTAAAGTTTTCTTTTCTTCTTCTGATAAAGTTTCCTTTGGATGAATTATTAGAAATGTTTCATCAATTTTTGCAAATTTTCCTGCCCTTATTTTAAATTCTGTTAATTCTCTCTGTTTATCATCTAAGACTTTATCATCTAATTGTTTATAATCAATATCCTGAAATGTTTTAAAAGCTTCCTTAGCATCAATAAGAAATTTCTGTCCTATATTAGTTAAAGGAGTAAAGTCTAATTTTAATCTTAATACACGAATAGCTTTTGATAATTCTTTAAGTCTAATATCTTTTACAATTTTCTGTTCAGGTTCAACATGTAATTTCTGTAACTTTTCATAGTCAGCTTCTAATGCCAATATTAATGATTTTGCAGGATTATCTTTTAGTTCATCATCTGTAGGAACAGGAAGCAAATATAGATTTGTTTCTGTAAGACTATCTAATTTTCCTATTTCAATTGACGCTGCATATTGAAGATTCCCCTTTGTATCATATTTATAATTTACCTGAAAAGGAATCATTCTTGATTTTCTTAATTGTGCTTGTGTAGCACCATAAAGCCTATCAATTTTATTGTATTCTCCCATTTGAGGAATCCAATCTTTTTTCTTAAACCAAGAAACATCTTCCTCTCTTGTTTTATCAATACTCATAAATTTCCAATCTAAGGTATCAATTCTGATATCTTCTTTTTCTTTAATTACAACAGGTTCTATTGCTTTAAAATCCACTGTAGAAGCAAGCATTCCTTCTTCTTGGGTATTTATTACCTTTCTTTCGATGATAAATCTTGTTCCTGGAGCATAAGAGTTTATTAGTTCTATTGCAAAATCTACAAGCTTCTTTTGAATTGCTGTATTGAGTTTACTTGTAATAGGAATATTGAGAAGAGTTTCTCTTTTATAACCATCCTTGTCAATTAAATTATTGGTAATATAATTCTCCATAAAACTATGTCCTTCAATCCCCCAATCTCTTTTTTGATCATCTTCTAGTTTTTGTGAAGGAGTTCTGTCAGGCATTTTGTTACTTTCCTTAGTTTTCTCTGTAACACTCTTTGCTACTCTAACACCATCAAATGTATAATGCCTTTTATCAGTTACTGTTTCTGGATTTAATTCCAGTCTACTATCCATTTCAATTATCTTGTCATATAATTTATCTACAAGAGGATTTTTGATTTGGAGAAATACTCCTTCAGATGTAATATCATTGACTGTTCCTATATTTTCATTAAGAATTTTCTCTCCTACTAAATTAAAAATATCAATATTGGTTTTTTTGTATATTCCTTTTATGTAATCCTTAATGGCATTCCACCATTGTTGAACCATAGAAATGTTTTCCTCTTTAAGAAGTTCAGGAAAGTCTATTTTGTTTTCGGAGTTATTTATAATAATTTCTACTATTAATTTATCAACTACTTCTTTCTTTATCTTTCTAATATCAGGTTTACCATTGGTCAGTTGATATTCTTTTCTTTTTCCATAAGTGGCTAATATTGTCTTATATATTTGAAACCTATCTATTTTCGATATAAGTTCTGTGATGAGTTTTGGATTGGTTTGTTCGAGTATAGATGTAGCTATGTGTACAATCTCTTCTGTAAGAGTTGCATCTTCTTTTCCCTGAGCAACTGCAACAACACCTTGCACAAGATCAGCTAGTCCATTTACTCCTTTAATATCCACATTAGGATTACCTTTCAAGTAGTCTTGTAAATTCTGAATATCAATTCCCATTTTCTTTGCAGCCTCTTTAATTTTAGAAAGAGTTTCTGGAGATGATTTAGAAGTAGGAACATCATTAGTTTGAAACATGTAATCATTAGTAAATTCTTCTCCTACACGTTGAGTATCTTCAATTTGTATATTTGCTGCTTCTTTAGTTTCTATATTAGTAAAAAAAGCATGATATTTATCTACAAGTTCTGAAGGAATATCAATTACTACTTTATTAGTATAATTATTCTCTCCCTCAAAAACTTTTATAACATCAGCATTATAAGAAGAGTTAATCTCTTTAGCTTTTTGTTGAGCAATTTTTAAGTTTGCTCCTTCTAATTCCACTGCTCTTTTAGTAATTTGTTCTTCAAGAGTTTGTCTGATATTAATTTTACAAGCCATGTTTTAACATTTAATAGGAGGTCTTTTAATTTCTGGTAATCCTTCTGGTGCACCTGTTAATAATTCTTTAATCTCCTGAGAAGATAATTTTGATACTATTTCATTAATAGGAGCATTTTTTAATACTTCAAATTCTATAGCTGCAGCACCATCTTTGAATCTGTCTATAACTTTAACATCATCTGCTCTCCATCCCTCTTTACTCCAAGTTCCTTTCCATCCTATAGTTCCTTTAGGATGTATAGCAGTAACTTTAGCATAAATAGTTTTAGTTGTACCATCTGCAGATTTACCAAAGTTTTTAATAGTGTCTCCTATCTTAATTTTATATTTAGCCATTTCAGATTCACTTCTTGTGGTTCTTGTTCTAAATCCAGCATCAATCATATCAATAGAATGAGGATTATTTCCTAATACCTTCTTAACTTCATCATTCGCAGTAGTTAAAGAACCATAAGACTCAATACCTGAAATTTTATTTTGAGGAATATCTGCCATAGACTTAGTATTTAATAATTCATTAATAGGAGCATTTGCTGTTATTTCTTTTTCTCCTGCAAGAATATCTGTAATTATGTAATCTTCCACTTCATTATATTTATCAAATCCATTATCAAGAACAGATTGTTGTCCTAATGTTGAGAGAGGATTATTAATCAATCCATCATATAATTCCTGAGCTTTATAACTATCACCCCAAGCATTGATCGCTTTGTAAATATACTTGGTATATATTATTCCTGTTTTCTTATCAATATTACTGAGAATCATTGGCGATCCATCAGAATTATATACTTTTTTCATCAAAGCTTTATGTATATGATTTCTGTCTCCAGTTTTTCTTGCTACTATTCTATTTTTCTTAGAAATATAAGTTTCCCATGAATAGACGATAAATTCATCTCTTGCTTCATAGGGGTTTAAGCCTACTAATTTTGGAATAATACCATCATCCATTGCTTTTTGTAGTTTTCTTTTTGGATCAAGAAACATATTTGCATCTTTCCAAACCTTTATTCCAGAAACATCTGTAATAGGTTTCATATTTGCTCTAATGAAAGACGTAACATTCTCGTTATTCCAATTGTTTCTTTCAAAAACATTTAATCTGCTAAAGTTAGATAAATTAGACATTGTTTCCAAACTGGAAAGTGTTTCATTATAAATGGCTACAAAATCATTATAAGGAAGTAAACTAGTAAAAGCAATTGGTGAATTTGTAAGACCACTTTGTAATACAACAAGTCTTACAAGTTTTCCATATAAATCTTTGTTTTCATCCTTGAGTACTTTCTTTAATTCTTCAAATCCATAGATAATTAAATTTTGATCATATACATTATCTCTTCCAGTAATAACTAAATTATTTACTTTCCCTAATTTATCTCCTCCCTGTTGTTTGATCTTTCTAAGAATTAAATTATTATATAAAGGATGTTTAGGATTTGCTAACACTTCGTCTCTATATGCAATAATTTGTTCTGCAGCACTTTTCTCAGAAGAGTTTCCTAAGAGAATACTTGCTATTTTATTATTTACTCTTGTACTATTCTGCATAGCCCAATCAAACATGTTACTAACAGCAGTTTGACTTATTTTTATAAAATCTTTAGAAGATGTGTCTACATAGGAGCGAAGAACATCTTCCATAACTCTTCTCATATTGGGTTTATCCGCAATCAGTATTTCTGCAAAAGCATCTTTAATATCAAAAATTAGATCTTTAAGAGGACCAACAAACGAACTCTTTAATATATTATCAACTGCTGGAACAACATTATTGTTTTCATCAAGACTACTAAATATAGTTTTTTGAGCTTTCTTTAATTGTTCCTGTTTCTGGAATATTAAGAATGAATCATTTAAGTTTGCTGTATCATAGTTACTGGCTTGTGTTACTGTGAACATCTGTTGAGTCATTTTAGCATATTTTGTAAATTCCCCTAATATAAATTGTTGTTGATTTTTTTGTTTATTAGTAAGATCTTTTGTTTTTTTACCTATCATGTCGAACAACTCTCCTTCAGATGGTAATTCTGTTTCATCTGCCATTTGTTCCTGAACATTATATATATCTATCATATCAGAAAAGATATTATCAACGAAAAGCCAGGAATATCCTTTATTTTCAATATTACGTAAATAGTCTTTTATAATTGGTTGGTTTAGAAAATACGCTACAGATTCTTTACTTACACCACTATCTAATAAGAATAATGCTGTAGCAATAACATTAGGAGTAAATCCTAATTCTATTAACCATGTACCATTTGATACATCCACTGCACCATCTATAATAGCACTATTTACATTAGAAATAAAATCCTTTCCATTATCACTTTTTATTTTAGAGAGTACTGCTACTTTCTTACCATTAATAATTTCTGAATTATATTCCTTAAATTTAATCTCTCCATCTCCTAACCATTTCTTATCTTCAGGAGTAATTTTAGAAGTATCACTATAAACAAGTGTACGTTGTCTTTGTGAATGACTCGCTTGTCCTACGGCAGCAATACCAATGATTTGCTTACCTGTCACAAAAGCATGTCTTAAATAGGACATAAATGACCATTTTAACATGTTTCCTGGAGATGAATAATCAATTTCTTTTCTTCCTAATTTAGCATTTATTTTTTTTGTTAAGTCTTTTAAATCCTTTGCAGAATTAGGTCGTGTTAATTGTGCAAAATTTAAAGGATGTGATGTGATTCTTTCAAGAGATTGTATGTATTCATTCTCTAAAGATTTTTTATACATCAAATCAATTATCATTTCACGTTCTCCTTCTTCTATTACAGAATCCATGAAATCTTCTGTAATTTCTTCTTCTGTAAATACACCAAGTTCTCCAAATAACGATTGTATAAATTGATGTCCAGGAGCTATTCCTTCTGCCTGAATTTCTGCTTGCAATTCCTGATATAATTTTTTAGAAAGAAATTCTCCCTTATCAAACATTTCACCAAATTTCTGTTTGGCTTGTTCTCCTATTCCTAAATATGGAACTGCTTTTATATTTCCTTTATTATCCTTATAAACATTCTTTAAATAGACAAATAGTTTATCCACATCAAAGTCACTTCCCACTTTTCTAACTAAAGCAGAAGAAACCACAACACTATCACCAAAATCTTTAGGAAGGAATTTTTCTATTTTGAATACATCAATTGAATTCTTATCTTGTGTTGGAATCCTAAATGCAATCCCTCCTAATATCTTCTGACCTTCAGGGGTATTATTTAAATAATTAAGAAGTTCCTCATCAGAGAGAAGACTATCAAACCATCTTGACGCCATAATACCACATACTCTCTTTCCATCTTCATCTATGTACCAACTTAAAACATCTGATGTATATATAGTTTTACCATTATCAAGTGTTTCTTTTACTATTTTATTTTCCTCCAGAAGGGTTGAAGAAATTTGTACAAGTTGTTTACCATTAATTTTAGGACGTACAACATTCTTATCAGCAATAGAATATAAAATATTTCTAATTTGTTTGTAAATAGGTGTAGCTTCCAATACTACTTTTCCATCTTCAAATCCTTCAAGAGCATCTACAATATTACTATTTACTTCTTGTTTTAATACTTCATCTTTAAGAGTAGTGATTAATTTTTTAACATTAGTTATTTTAAATCCTTTGTTAGTTTTCTCAATCCCAAGTTTTTTTAATAAAGTCTGATAACCATGAAGTTGTTTAGCCTCCAATAATTCCTGATTATGAGTAATCTCTTTTCCAAGTTCTATATCTATAGGAACACCCATTTCTATAAGATCCATTGTAGCCTCTTTTGTCATCTGACTACCTGTAGTAACTGAATGACCTTCTTTAGAGGGAACTTCTGATTGTGTAGATATAATTGAGAATGGTACATTAGTCACTCCTTGAAGAGAAGTAGGATTATCTATTTGCTGTTTAGTTTCAAATGGAGTATCATTAAATTTCTCTCCAATATATAATTGATGAATAACTTCTGCCCCTACTTTTCTTCCTGATTTATACACTGCATAATTTACTTGTTCATTTTCTAACTTATTATAAAATCTTACGGCATTTGAATTTGGATTTAATTCATGTAGTATTCTAAAAGAATGTACCACCATAGCTATCTTATCAAGAATAAGATCATTATAATTTCTTCCATTTTCTTTATTTCCTCTTATAATAGGTTTTTTTGGTGTATATGTACTTTTTATATTAGGATTCTTTCCAATATAAGATACACTACTATCTTTATTTGTTCTCTTCTTTATTTCAAAAGCTTTTTCTTTTTCACTAAGAGTTAATCCTCGTCTTGCTCTTTCTTGATTAGAAAGATTTTCTCCTTGTACTGTTTTTTGATAAGCAATGTCATATCTAAATTGCTGTTCGTTATCATCAGTCCAGGTTCCTGCTCTTAAACCAAATATTCTATTAGCTTTTAATGCAATAATAGCACCACCATCAGTTTCTTCCCAAGGAGTTGTATAACCTTCTGAATCATTAGCACTTTCTACATCAGCAAGTGTAACAGTTCTATAATATTCCTGTTTAAAATCTGTCCAGCCAATATCTTTTTTTTCAAATCCTTCATTATATTCTCTGTCAAGAGTTTCACTAAAAGATTTATTACTATGTATTAATGGTTGTGCTGGAGAACTAAAACTTTTAACACGTTTTAATTCTTGTGAATATTGATAAGGATCTGAATAAATTAGTTTATGAAATTCAATGTTAGCAATGATATAATTAGTAGTCAACACTTGTAATTTCGTATTTAGAATTTTTTGAGTTAAATCTACATCCTGAGAAAATAAAAAGTTTTCTGCTATTATATTCTCTTCACTACCTTCAATAAGTCCATATTCTCTTAAAAGATTTTCTTTATCTTTTGATTCTATTTCAATGAATAATTTTATAGCAGCATTAATTTCAGATTTATTATCTTCATATACTTTTTCAGAAGATTCTTTATTAGCTATCACTTTTCTATGAAGTGTTTCTCCTAATATATCTTTGAAAAATCTAAGATCAGTAGCACTTTTTCCTTTTACAACATGTCTATTATCTCTGGAAAGCTCTATCTCTGAAATAAAATAATTCTTGAATATTTCAATATATCTTTTTTCCAGAAAGTCTTCTTCTGAAACAAAAGGATCATTAGAGTTATGCAATCTTGTTCCCCATTCCATTGATGCATCTCCAGGAACCAGTGTAAGATATATACCATCAGAATTTAAATTTAATTCCTGAAGAAGTCTTTGTCTATATTTTAGTCTGGAGGATTCGTTTTTCTTTCCTGTTTGTTCATCTATTAAACCATCTGCCACTTGTGTATGAAGAATGTTATCTGTATTACTTCTTCTTGCTCCTTTTCCTGTAGATGATATATTGAATATCTTTTGCAATACTACTGAACTACTTACAATTTTAGTTCCTACACGTTTAGATGTAAATACATCTGTAAGAAGATATTTGTATCTTGTATCTTTTAAATCATCAATGTTCTTCACCTTACTGATTATATCATGTAAATCACTTCCTGTATTGGTTCCAATATAAGTTTGTGTCTTTTCTCCATTTACATTAAAATATGTACTATCATATTCTGGATATTCAATAATTGCCTGAATAGTTCCAAGTCTTAATAAATCTCCTTCGATATTTAATGTTTTTGAAGAAAGTGTAATCAGACTATAGTCTATAGGTTTCTTAGTCTCATTATCATACACTTGTTTTCCTTCTTTATTTAGAAGAGGTTTCATTTTAGAGAAACTGGTCTGAATTCCTTCTATAGCACTTTTGAATACATCTTTCTGATTAGATGTGAGATGATTTATATCTTTAAATTTGAAATCAATATTTAGATTTTTTAAGAAGTTGATATAACTTTGAATATCTGTTAACTTGTAATCTGTTAATATTTTTGTTATTGTATATTTTCCTGTCTTTCCTTCATATGAGAAATAAGGAGTTTTGTCATTCTTAATAACATCTACTAATGTATAGAACAAACTTTTCTTAGATTGTCTTGCTACACTATTTAATGCACTATCAGCAATCTGTACTTCACCATCGGGTTGAATAAATACACTTATTACATCTGCATTCTGTTTTTTCATTGCACTCCAGAAAGCTCCTATTAATTGTATGTCATGTCCTTTTAAATTAGTAAAATCAAACTTTTGTCCTTCAGAAGGACTCAGTTTAGTAATACGTTTATATAAAGCAACGTAACTTGGATTCTTTAAAGCAAAATCATTAAACTTTGAAAACATATCTTCTGGATCAATTGCATCATATAATTGATTTAATAATTGAATATTTACTACATCTGCTGCTAAAAGTTTTACACCACCAATTGTAGAAGGAGTCCAAGATGTTCCGTTTGTTGTTTGTGCCACTGTTCCAAATAGAAGTTTAATAGCTATATGAGCTTTTCTAAAACTATCAATTTTGTTTGCTGCCTGATAATCTCCTTTTCCAGAGTTCTCATCATCATTAATTATAACATCATCATTCTCGTCAAATTTGATATTAGAAGACAATAGACGTTCCTGATGTGCTTTAGCAATACTATCCCATTGTTTCTCAACAGTATTGTATAAAGTTTCTATATTGTTGTATTCATGAGTAGCTTGTTTAGCAGAGTATTTACCATTAGCAATACCATCTTCTACAGTATCACCTATAGCTCCTATATAGTCTAAAATCTCTTCTTTTAATCTATTGTACAGTTCTGTTTTCTTTTTCTTAAAGTTTTCAGAAACAGTGAATAAACTTTTATTATTGAGTGTCAATTCAGTAATGGTACTATATGTCATTTGCTGTAAGATATCATGCAACTGTACATATGGAATTTCTTTCACTCTACTAAATTCTGCATGTTGTCCTGCAAATACATCTTCTATATCAATTATTCCTTTAGATGTATAATTCAATTTACTTTCATAAGGATTAAACTGTGTATAGTATCCGTTACCAATTTTATCAAATAATTTTTGAGTATTATTAATTGCATCTTTTCCTGTAAAGAAATGAACAATAAAATTCTTTAAATCATAAAATAGTTTACTAATCCAAGATTTACCTAAATTTCTTTCAACAAGTTTACCTGTAAGTCTAAAATCCCTAAACTCTTCAGAAAGTTCCTCTTTTAATTCAGCCTCTGTAGCTTTAGAATATTCAATATTTTCTCCTGTAATCCTATCCTGATAACTTCCTTGTCTATTTCTAAACTCATTTATAATAAGGGATTTTTCTTTTGGTCCAGCAAACATTTTCCATACAGCTTCAAATACCTCATGATATCCTGTACCAATTTCGGCATTCTCATAAATATAAATAGCTCCATCTTGAAAAATACCCCAAGCTTGTTTTCCATTTGTTGCCTGAATAATATTTTTTACTCTATATACAGGAATATTTGGAAAAGCAGTTTTTAGAAATTCTTCCAGTTTTGTCCAGTTTTCTCCTTCAAAATCATTAATCGTTTTAGCAAGTCTTGCTTCAAATTCTGGATTAGAAGGTTTTACTCCTCTTTTTCTATTTTTAAAAGCTGAAGATTCATTAGAGGTTGTATCATTAATTGCTGGTTCAACAGGAATAGCATATGCTATTAATTGTGGTTTTAATTTATTAAGAATAGATGCACCAATAATATCTCTAGCTTTTTCTTCTGTAAAACCTTTTTGTGTTATTAATACTTGTACTAATTCACCATTGAATGTAGGAGTGAATCCTTCTTTTCCTTCAGATGCTATATATTTTTTTGCATCAAGTTTAAATGTTGTACTACCAAATGTTCCTATTTGAATAGTATTATCTTTAACACCATCTAATACAAATTCCTCAGTTTTTCTTTCTTCTACTTTCTCTATAGGTGTAGCAACATGATCATCTATTGTACTTGTTATTGTAAAATAAATGTTCTTTCTATTAAAATCATCTTCTCCTTTTATAGGTCTAAATTGTGTAACAAGAGGAATCTCTTCAGTTTTTCTTTGACTACCATCAGGATTTGTATTAGAAAGTAAATAGGTTTGATAATTTGTCCATTCTCTCATAATAGGTTCTCCTTGACCATCTATTCCTATTAGTTCAGAATATTTAACTGATGTAGGTTTATTTATTTGTGTAGCATTAGTATTATTGTACAATTCCTTAATAAGAAGGATAATATCATTTTTTGCATTAAGAAGTCCTGTTGGTGTAAATGTAAATCCTTCTGTATTCTTTCCTGATATTTTTAATTTTGAAACTGGTTTACCGTTTTCAATTATATCTTCAAACCAAATATTATTATATCCTGCGGGTTTAGGTTCTTTGGTAGTAAAGTCTTTTGCTATTCCCCAATAAACAGTGGTACGTAACCAATTAAAAAGTCTATCAGATTTGGTTCCCTTTTTAACTGACCCTTCTTCCTGAGCGTTCTTGGTAATCTGAAGAAGACCATCAAATATTGTATTTGCTTCTTTGTCAGAAAACTTTCTATTAAAAAGTTTAGCAAGTCCTATTCCAGGAATTTTTAATACAACAGCACCAGTAAATAGTTTAAATGTAACACTACCTTCTGTAATATTATCATTTGTTGTTAATACTTTTATCACTTGTGTTTCTCCTAGCATTTCTGGAGATACAAGTCCTGAATCTTCTACAGGAGTTCTTGCAGAATAATCAATAATCTCTTTACCATTTTCATCTAATCTTGTTACATATTCCACTGTTCCAAAAGAAGGAGTAAAGTCATATGATTTTCCTAATTTATCTTGAATAAGAATCTGTTTTCTTCGTTCTGCATATTGTAATTCTAATTCCCTTCTTATATCTTCAGGAGTATCATCCCTAAACATAGTTTCAGAAACATCATGATTACTGCTATCTTTATATGTAGCTGTAAGATGAGGATGTCCTTTTGCATCAAGTTTAGGAAGAGGTCTTACCTGAAATAATGCATATTCAAGAGGATTTGTATTCTCTTCTAAAGGATCACCAAATTCGTCAACTAACTGTCCTTTATCATTAACTATGACAGCAACAATCATTTCATCAGCTTTATAAATGCCTACATCTATAGGAAGCATATGTCTGATTAATCCTAAAAGTCCTACTTCTTCTTCTGTTGCCTGTGTAACATCAAGTAATTTGAATGTTTTTCTTTTTTCCTCATCAAACTTGGCCCATCTATTTCCAAAACCATCAGTTCTCTTTTGATAAGGAACATCAGCATTATTAGTAATAGTACTATCTCTTACCTGTTCATTAGTTTTTTTAGAATTTAATTCATAATGCCTTTCATCAAAATTACTCTGTACATCAGTATCCATTGTACCAATGTATTCATCTTTTAATTTTTCATTATGAGAGAGAAGTTTCTCTTCTGCTTTTTGTTCTTTATAAATATCTGCTATTTCTTTAAATTTTGAATATATTGTGTCAATTGCTGTATATTCTTTTTGAACATCTTTTAATTGCTCCTCCAGATCTAACATTTGATTAGAGAACTCTTTTAATTTTTCTTGATTAGGTACAATTTCAAAATCTTCGGTTTCTATAATTAAATCTTCAAGAGATCCTAAATCTTCTTTAAAATTAGGTTTAAGTTTTAAAAAGTTTGGATTTGATTGTAAAAAATCAATCCATGTTTGTCCTAAAATAGCCATTGGTGTTTTAGGATATTTTTGTTGAAATTCTTTTACAAAGTCATTTAATACTTCAAAAGTAGAATTAATCAACTTATTAATTTTTTCAATTAGTTTTGCAATACTACTAATTTGATTAGTTATTTCTTTTTGAACATTCTGAAGAAGTCCTAAATGATCTTTCAATTCATTCATTAAATCCTTACTATCAATAGGAAGTTCATCAATATTTTGAGACATATCTTCTACATAGGCAATTGTATTGTCTATATCATCTTTCTGTGATTCTAAATCTGAAAGTTCTTGTTCAAGTTGTTCCTTAGTTCTTGTAAGTCTAACACTAGCTTCTAAATATTTTTTAGTAAGTTTCTTAAATTGTGTAGTTTTTTTAACTCTTTGATTTATAGCATTTTCTGATTCAATATCTTCTCTTAATAATTCAAGTCCAGTATTGATATTGTGTAATTCGTTTGTTTTTCTTTCAATAAGAGATTTGATTTTCTCCTGTTTACCAGAAAGTTCATCATATAAATCACTAAGAATTTTTAATCTATTCTCTCGCTGAAAATTACTACGTTCATCTTTTGCCTTAATAAACTCTTCTGTTGATTTTTGTTGTCCCACTGTAAGTTCTCCTTTAGCACTAATCATAGGATGATTGTATCCTTTTTTAGTTTGAAAGAGCTTTCCACTTACTTCTCTATGTTGAATTTTTCCTTTTGCATCTTTATAGGTAAATACTAATATACCTTCTTTAGGAGAATATTCAAGTCTACCAATTGCAGGTTTTCCATTAATTTTTATACCAAAGTGTTCATACACTGTATTCCAATTATCCTGAAAGAATTTAGCTTTCTTATTTCCTTCAACTGATTCTACTTTTCCAAGTTTATAATCAGCAAGTTCTTCTTTTGAAATATTCTTTACATTTCCATTAGAACTTTTTATTTGAATTGTTCCATCTTCATTTTCTCCAAGAATAGTTATTTTAGGTGTTCTATATACTTCATTACCATTCTTATCATATTCAACTACTTTCCCTAAATAATATTCTGTTCCAATTTCAAATTCATTATTAATATTTTTAGTCTTAATCTTTACAGTTGATTTAGGAATAGGTTGACCATTTTCATCTACTATAGGAGTTATTTCTACAACATCCTGAAATTTCTTAGGAGATTTCTTCATTTCTGAATACTCTTTCAGAAATTGAGTTTTATAAAGATTCATTCTTACTACATCACCAAGAGCTATTTTAAGAGATACTTTTTCCTCATCAATAATTTTCATTGCATCAATCTGAGCAACTGCAGCAATATAACTAGTATCGATATCATTATTGACATCATCAACTATCTGATTTACATCAATACCTTTAAGTATAACCTCAGGAGTTAACCTAGCAATACGATCATCATAGTCTGTTACCTTAGAAGAAGCGTATACTAATTTATCCATTAATGTAGGAGTATATATAGGAGTATTGGAATTGTCTACCTGAGAACCATATCTTAAATGTAAAGACTGATACATAGTCTTTACATTCTTAGCAGTTTGTTCAAACCCAATAAGACGTTGTAAATAAGCTTCCTTAGTATCTTCAGTAAGAGCTTTTCCTTCAGATTGCAATTGAGCAAATCCTTCATCTGAACTAGCAAGATCTCTGAAGGTATCGATATCTGATTGCACAAGATCATATCTTCCATACTTAATACGAGGTGCTAAGTAATTTAAAATATAATCAGCTTCTTTATCTTTACTTGCAGAGAGTTCACCTGCTTTTAATAAAGTTTCACGATCTTGTTGTAATACTGTTCCACGAGCAATACTACCCAAGGTCTCTTTAGTAAAATCAGATATTTTAAATCTATTAAACTGTTCTATAGCTTCTCTAGTATTTGTAGATTTATTTTTAGCTTCTTTATATTTACCTCTACCTAACATTAATGCTCCTGATAATCCACCAATTAGTACTTGTTCCATACCCTCATCAGTACTAAGAGTTTTACTAACTCCTTCATAAAGACTATCAAAAAAATCAGTATCGGTATTACTATACTTTTTATTATAATAGTCTTCAGTTCCTACTTGTATTGCATTTTGAGCACCTTCTTCGAATCCTTCAGATATAGAAAATGTATAGGGTCTGATTTTGTTTAGAGTTGAAAGAATTCCTTTTTTTCCAACTTTCTCACTATATACTCCAGCTTTTTCAATTATCCCACCAGTTTCTTTTGCAATTGAATTAATCATTCCTTTTTCCACTTTATAGGATGATCCAAGTATTTTAGGAAACTGAATATAGTTTGTAGCAGAAAGTAATCCTACATTTAAACTAAATGACCAATTTCCTACACTATCAGCTTCTTTATTAATTGATTCTAGATCTGTACCTATAGGAGCTTTACCATGATTATTATCTTTGAATTCCTGGATTTTATTATTTCTAAATTGATTTAAATTTTGATAAGCTTCAAATCCAGCTTCACCAGTTGTAGCAAGTCCTGCAACAAGAATACGTTGACCAGGATTTAGAACCTTATAAGTTGATAAGAACTTGTCAGAAACAGATTTTACTTTACCAACAGTTTCAGCAGCCTTTTCAACACCAAGCAATGCCTCTTCTGTAGCAGCAGCAGCTTCTGCAGCTTTTCCTATAGATACCAATTTACCAAGTTGAGGAATAGTTCCTAAAGCTTTACTTATTGCACCTATTCCACCAGCGAACGTCATTCCTGCTAATGCTGCACCAGCTGCAAATCCTAAATTTTTTACAATACCATCCCATATAAAATTACCAGAAAGTATTTTACTAGGAGAATACCAATGAGCATCTCTCTCAGCATTTGTATAATAATTTGCCCATTTGTCTTCTAAGGTTTTATTAAATTTATCTAATGACCTATTCATTTCATTGTCATAGAAAGAAGCAAGTCTTCCATCATGTATTGATTGTCCTATTCCGTTTACTAGTCCTACAGTTGATTGAAGAAATGTGGTTCCTGTAAGAGCTAATCCTTTACCTACACCATTGACCATTTTAGAAGGCCAAGTTTGTTGTTGTCCAAACATTTCTTCATAATCTGTACCAGGTCTAGTTTCATTATATCTTTCTCCTGTATAGATAGATGACATAGGGATTTCTTCTACTCCTAATGAATTAGTAGTAGCTAAACTATTTTTCCACATATCTGTTGCAGAAACATTTAAACTAGAATCATCAGTTGGAATATTACCAACAATAGGTGTAACAGGAAGATTAAGTGCTACAGCAGGTCTGTTAATTAAATTTTCTGGCATTATTTTTCAATTAAATATTGTTCAACTAATCCAGGAGTTATTCCATTCTGTAAAGATATTATTACTTTCTGTAAACTTGGATCACCATCTAACTGTTCTATTGTAGATTTTGTACCATCTGTCATAAACACATAAGGATAATATTTTCCATTAGAATATATTATATTTGCCTGAACATCATATCTATTACTTTTTGACAAATTTGGAAAGTCATTTTTACTATAATAAGAATCTCCACTTAAATATGTAGATAACTCACTAGGATCTCCTATAGATGTTCTATTATTATTACTATTTATTTTACTTCGTAATGATGATACTTCTCTATTTTCATATATATCATTAATATTTATTCCTAATCTACTTGCTTCATCTGGTTGTATAGTCATTCCTCCTATACGTTTATTTTTTTCTCCATAGGATATAATTTCTATTTGTGGATTATTATTTGCATCCATTATAACACTCATTTCTAAATTATTTTTAGTTAGATCATCAGATAAACTACTTCTAAAATTATCAAAATCTCCTGAGAGATTCTGATTACTTGTACCATAATTTCCTGCCCAACGTTTGATATTATAAAGAATATTGTTATCAATTTTAGTATCTCCAGTAAGTACTCCTGATTTTAAATTAGGTCTAGTACCATAAGATTCTTTTATAATATCAGCTTTTTTTGTCATAGCTTCATTGTATTCTTTATTTGCAATTACATCTTGAACTTTTTTAACTTGTGACCAATCTCTATTACTTCCAAAACCCTCAGAGTTATATCGTAGTCCTCTATAAACATCTTTTATATTAACAGGTATACCTGATGCATTAACTTTTGATTGTTCATCTTCTATAAAAGCTTCTACTAAATTACCTTTTCCTCGTTGAGTAAGTCTTTGCAAAGCGTTTTCAGATTCATGTTCATAAATTCTAGCTTCTTCGGGATTTACTATAGCATTTAGTTTTGCTAATCTTCCTTTATTGTATATTGCTAGATCGAATATATCAGATTTTGTTAATTCATAAGATTTATCTAAATATGTTATTGTTTGAGGTTTAATATCCATTGTAGAAAGTTGTTTTCCTACTTCACCTAAATTCTTTGTAGTTTCTTGATCGATCCTTTTTTTAATTATTAATTCATTATCGAATATACGTTTTGATTTTTTATATAAATTATATGAATCATTGATTAGTGAATTCTTTTCTTTCTCTATAGGAGATAATTTATTAAACTCAACTGTTGATTTACCTAGCCAGTTAGTTCTAAAAATTTGAGGATCTTCTTTTTGTTGAGTAGCAAGATTGTCAATAGTCGCTGATATAGCTTGCTCTCTACTTAAACCGTTAGACATTAAAGTTTTAACTTTATTTTGATTTATTGGATCTTTATTAAATACTGTTTGCCATATCATAGCATCAGAAGAATTTGTAAAATCTGAAGCAGCTTTATCAAAATTTGTTTCTTGTAAACGAATTACATCAATATCGCTAAACTGATTTCCTTGTTCAAAACTATTACTTCTATTACTACCTATTAATTTATCTGCAGCAATATCAGCATCTTGTTTAAGTTTTTCAGTTCTAAAACTTTGTTCATCTCGATGTTCTAATTTTCTTTGTGCAAGATCTTGTGACCATCTGGATTGGGCATTTGCTTCTTTTTGCATATCAAACTGACTTCTCCATCCAGGATTTTCCATCACTTGTTCTTTTGTTTTTATTTGTCCAAACATTGTAGTATATCTAGAACTAACATCGTCTGAGTATAACATACCTCTTACACCATCAGGATCAGTATATGCTGATTTAGCATACCTATCGTAATTAGCAGATACAGTTGTCATTCCAGATTGTAAATTATCTATTTCTTTTTGTACATTTTTACCTAGACTTTTTTGAAGAATTAAATCATCCATTTTAATTTTATAATTGGAAAGTATTTGATCTTTTTGATATCCAATTTTTTCACTCAATTGTTCAGGACTTGCTCCTCTATAATTATACTGTCCTGTAATATTTAATTGTCTATTTACTCTAGGATCTGAAAATATCTGAGCAATTGTTTGTTGTACTTTTTCAGGCATTCTTCCTTCTTTCTCCATTCTAGTCATAGTAGGAGAATATACAAGATTTCCTCTTTTATCTGTTATAGGTTTGCCATCAGCTCCTATTTGATAAATTTGATCAAATGTCATTCCATCAGGAAGTATTTCATCGAAAGTTTCTTTTGCAAATTTAAATATATCGAAATGAGGAACGTAACTACCTCTAAAAGAAGATTTTATATCTGGATTATTTAACCATTCACCTGCTTGTTTATTAAAAAGATATTCATTGTCTGGTGTAAGTTTTCCTGCTTTTCGATCAGTATCCATCATAGCAGATTCTTTTCTATATTTTATTGTAGAGTATACAGCATTCTGAATATTCTCATCTTTGCCAATTTGATTAACCATTCCTCCTACAGAATTAGTTAGTTGATAATTAGAGAAATCTCCAGCAGCAACATATTTTAAATTGTTACCTAACTCACCCATTTTAGATTGTAAATATTGTTTATCTACATCTTTCATGACATCCATGCCAGCAACATTATCTATCTGAGTTTGGATTCTCTGAATACCTTGATCATATTTTCCCTGTTTTTCAAGACCAACTTTTGACATTTCTTCAACGATGGGAAGTTGAGAAATATACGGATTGAATTGTGTAGGACTATTTGAAGCGAATGATGCCATTAGATTTTATTTTAATATTAACAAAGATATGAAATTAAATAGTCTTTAATGCTCTAACAATTGATCCATTTCTAGCAATTATCTTTTTACCATTTTTTGCATTATCATTTGGATCTTTAGTTCTTCTTTTAGTTCCTTGAAAGTTTCCCTGTTCATCTCTTAACATCATCCAATCACTAGGAATATCTCCCATTCCCCCACCAGTTCTTGTAGGTGTTCCTGCTGGATTAAATTGAGCAAAAGGATTCATATTAATTGGTCTTCCATTATTATCAAATCTATAGTTGTATCGTTGTTGTTCAAGATTAGATATTTGTTGTTCCTCTTTATATCTACTTAATTTATCTGAAATTGATTTAGAGATATTAAGAGCTTCTTCTTGTGTCTTGACTTTAGCACTAGTTTGTCTCTCGTATTGTTTATCCATGATACCAAGATTTGTAAGTTGTGCCTGATTAAGAGTATTTCGATTTTGATTATACACTTGATTCTTTTCATTCTGATTCTGTCTAAATTGTTCTCCTAACACTTGTTGATTAGCTGAATATTTCTGAGCATTCAATTGAGCAAGGAATGCAGGATTGTTTTGATACATTCTTTCTGCTGCTCTAATATCTCCCTGATTTTTATTAAGAATATCCTGATATGATATATCGTAAGGAACATCTAACTGAGGTTGGAACTGTCTAGCCTGTACAGGTTCTTGATTATTAAATCCCATAGCCATCATTTCAGGTGTTAAATCTGGTCTATCAAGTTGATTGTTTGGTCTTAGATAAGGAACTACAGCATTGATAGCATCCATCCATGGAACTTTATTTTGAGAAGTAGTCTGATTAGGAGTATTTGAAATATTCATCTTACCAAGTGTATGAGTATCTATAGGAGTCGATGAAAGAGATGATATTCCTCTAGGTTGTAAAAAGTTATTGGTATTTTCATCTAATGCTGTTTTATATTGTTCTGTTCGTTTTCCAAAAATACTATCAACATTGCTTGTAAGATCTGCACTTGTTAATCCTTTTGTTTTTCCATAGTTTGTCGTAGGTTCTTTTGATAGAACTGATTTAGCTACATCTGGAGCAAGTCTATTAAATTCTGTCTGAAATTTTTCTACAGCTGGACCTTTTCCTTCTTTTTGTGCAGCATTATATAATTTAGTTAGATAATCACGATCTTCTAAAGATACACCATTTGCAGCAGTAAATTTACCACCAAATTTAGCTTTCTTAATTTGACCTCTTGCTAAATCATCAGCAACTATCCCATGTTCATCTGCTGTATCGTTAATTGCTTGCTGAAGAGCTGCCGCACTTTTTGTTTTTTCTGCAATATCCTTTAGATGCATATTAGCACCCATTAGATTTGCTTTCCAAGAATCAAATCCTATTTTATCAAATGAGGTATTCATTGGATGATCATTTATCTTATCTGTAGATTTATCTACAAGTGTGTTTAATTTATCTGTTTTCTTTGTAAGTTTATCTACCATACCCTTAAACTTTTGTCCATTAAACTCACCTAATCCTACTGATTCTAAATGAGTTCTTGAAGGCTTTAAATTTCCAAACACTGTAAGAGATGGACCAGTATCCCCCCCATCTTGAAGTTTTACAGCAGGTTCTCCTCCTTCTACTTCTACACCTTGACTACCATACTTGATAGGCATACCACCATTATCGTGAGAAGGTCCTCTGAACATTACTGATTGTCCTCCTTCTGGTAGATAAGGATTAGTTGAGACAGGTTCTGCTTCTCCTTTATATACTTGAAGACCATCCATTGCAAATTCATCCTGAGGATAATTGTAATTCTCTCTAATATTACCTCCTGTACGTAAAGAATCCATTCCTTGATGAGCAATATTGTGAAGATCCGTTACATCGATATCACCAAATTTCGTAATAAGCTGAGGATTATAATTAGGATTCATCCATCCACTAGAAGTAGTTCCTCCATCTTTTTGATATGAATTACTCCAATCTGTCTGAGCAATATCTGCAGCTTGTTGATTTCTATTTCTCTGATCATTATATTTTGATATCTTATTATCTGTTCTATCAATAGCTCCACCAATAAAACTTCCTGCAGCTTTACCAATAGCTCCACCAAGAGGACCACCAAAGAATGTTCCTGCAGCAGCACCAATACCACCACCAATCATAGAACCTGCATCAGGACCTTGTCCACTATTTGTAAGCATTTGTGAACCTTTTCCTAAAAGATCCATACCAGTATTACTACCCATTATATTATCAAAACTATTCTGTGTATTCATACTACCACCACCCCAAAATGTTTTCATTTGATCAGAGTCATTAAGTGGTTCAAATCCAAGATCTTGATATAAATCATTTGGAGCATAAGTATTTTGAATCTCTCCTCCATCTCTTTTTTTATTTATAATTTTATCTGTTATAAAATTATATTTTCCTGGAAGTTCATCCAGTCTATGTTGATCGTACATTTGATTAAAATATCCTCCTTCAAAAGGACTATTAATAGTTAAACTATCTGGCCAAACTTCGTTAATAGCTTTTGGAGATCTATATCCTCCTACAAATTGAGCAGAGTCACTAGTCATTTTGTCGTTACCCATTTGAAGATCATTAGGTGTAGGATATGAAAATAATTTTGAAGCTTTCTTTTCTTCGAATGAAGGTTTTATCGATCTTCCATTTTTACTTTGAAGAACATTTGTACCTACACCATTTATAGGAAAGAATTCTTCTCCTGTAGTTTGTATATCTTCAGGACGGATATTCAATTGTTGATTCATTGTATTAGCATCAACATTTTTACTTCTGGCAGCTTGTAGTTGTAATGCTGAAACATCAGCTTGCGCTTTTGCATCTTTTACTTTATTTCTTTCACCTTTTATCATACTAAGTCCCTGAGCAATATCTGTTCCAGCTTGAATATAAGGCATAGCTCCAGCAACACCACTTCCACTATCACCTGCATTTCCCATAGGTAGTAACTTCTTAGTATCAAAAGCTTGTGTAGGGAGAAGTCCATTAGGATTTCCATTAATTTGATCTCGTCTTAACATAGGTGATAATGGATTTCCATATTCATCTCCAGAGGTAAGTCCATTCTGAGCCATTGGTATATATCCAGCATCCTGAGAAACTACATCTTTATTTAGAGTGTTATTCCATTGATTAGTTAAATCAAAACTATTAACTGTACCAGTATTATTAGGATTACTATTTTGCCAATTGTTAGATACATTGGATATTTGACTTGTACCATTTAAAGCTTTTTCTAATTGAAGTTTTTTAAACGCTTTTCCATGAACTTTCATAAAAGCATCTTCTGTTGGATATTTAGAATAAAAACTTTTATCATCCTTATATTTTGCTAGTTTTAGTATTTCTGCTTTCATAATTATTCATATTTAGACAGCCAATTTTTCTTAGATTGACCAAAGTTATTAAAATTTATGAGTTGATCCAAAAGTTTTAATTGTTTTCCATCTTTTGCTAAAGGATATTCAATTACTTTTGTTCCATGAAACTTATAATTCTTATTAGGAGTCATCATTTTTGTATCTCCCTCATCAGAAATTCCAATTAAATTCTGATTTACTCTATACATTGTAATATTATTACTATTAATTTCTACAGGTTTTCCCCAGTTATTAGGATTCCAATATCCATTATCATCCTGAATAATTCCACCATCTTTTTTATTTTCAAACAGTTTCTTGCTTCGTATATATTCTGCTCCTTGATTAACCATCTCTGGATAAGATTTTTTTACTCCTTTTAATTTTTGTTGCTTAGGATTTACACTACCAAGTCCAAACTCTGAGAGAAACATTGCATGTGCCTGTATTGGAGATTCTATACTATTCAATGTACTATCGACTTTATTAAAAGCTGGTATCCATTCCTTAATTTTTTTCTCTAATTTTTTATTATTAATACTACCATCTTTCATATAAGCTCCTGCATTCTTAGCTAAATCATCTACTGTTATTTCTCCTGTTATTCCAGTTGTAGAAGAATAAGCAGGAATACCTATCTTTTCTAACATTTTTAATGCTAAATCATTAGTATTATTCCAACCATTAGCTGTAACTTCTGGACCCTCAATAGATATTGCTGATAGTAATGTATTAGGATCTAAATTATATTGCTTAGAGTATTTTACTATATCTTGTTTAGCATTAGAACTTATCTTAGCATTTCTTAAATATTTTAATTCAGGTTTATCTTCTCCATATGTACTAACAGGACTATCATCTTCTACTACATTTATATTAGATAAATAATTAATAAAACTACTATTGACTCTATCTCTAAAATTTGAAGGATTATAATCAGGAAAATGTTTATCTAAATCAGAATAAGTTAATTGATTTTTTTCAGGAATATCAGTAGGAACTATAGAAGATATATGTGTAACGTCTTGAGGAGTAATAATAGAACCATCCTGACTAATAGTCTTAGGTTTAAAATCTAATCCATTTTGATAGAATGTCATACCATCCTGAGCAGAAGGTTTAGTTTTCTTTGCATGTTTTCCGTTAGAAGGAGTTGATCCTGTACGTGCATATGTGAATCCTACAGATCCTGGAATACCTCCACCATTTTGAAATGATCCTCCCCATGCTGAATTATATCTATTAGGAGTATTAATATATCCATCTCCTACAAAATTAGGAGGATATAATACTTTACTATCATTATAATTTGGTTGATGCTCCTGCATATTCCCACCATCTTGATATTTATCTAACCAACCTTTCATTTGTATGAGATTTGACTTGGGGTTAAAATGAATTGACTTACAAGATGAACATCTGATCGTGAGTCAAGAATAAGTCGTATCTTTAATTCTTTAGCTCGTATAGGGACTTTATTAAAACTTCTAAAAGTATAATCCATATTAGATTGATTTACAATTTTATCTATAGATAAACTCTCACAAGAAGTTATAAAAAGTTGTTTATTCTTATCTTTTACAATTGACCAGAAGGTATTAAACTGATAGAAGTTATCACTCTTTGTGAATGTGATTACTTTACTATCTTTCCTATATATAGGATATTTCATATAAGTACTTAGATTGTGCAAAGGTTTTGCTTCCAATTCAAGAATTCCAGTACTTTGTTGACCATTATAACACACTGTCTTATTAAACCATACGTCATCTAATTCAATTTTATCTGTATATGCAAACACACCTGTACCATCAGGAAGATATTTATACGTCTTTGTGTAATTAATAACATTCTGAAGGATCTCATCTTGATATTCGTAACTAAATGGATACTCTATAATATAAGGTTCTATATTTCCATAGTAATTATTGTATAGTTCAATGTTTGTTAAGTGACGCCATAAACAACCTGTATGAGTTTGTGTAAATTGTGTAAACATTAATTGTGCAGAACTGATTATCCCTATACTTTTTGATTTAGAAGATTCACATTTACCAGTTGAGGTAATAGATACAAGAGTTACATTATCTGATACAGTATAACTAATACTATTAATAAGAGTATCTTTAGAAACATCACTTGCGATAATGTTTCCAAAGTCATCTTTTATTATAAAAGGACCTGCTCCTTTACTAGCTTTCGTTAATTTAATAGTTATAGTTTTCATGTAGCTGTAGAATAAGGATTTATAGTACATTGACAATGTGTAATAACATTAGTATCTAGTGTTACTGAACCAGTTAACGCAAATACCTTTCCAGTTAAAATTGCACCTGTATCACAAGTTACTGAAATCTCAGCAATAATGTTACCAACTACTACTGCACCTGTAGCTAATGTGGCAGAAGAACCTGTAACCCAATATACATTACAAGGTTGCGCGTTATTTATTAATGATACAATAGCACTACTGGTTGGAAGAAATGTAGTAGGAATTTGAAATACGAATATTGCATCAGGATCACCACCACCATCAAGAGTAACAATTCCTGTTATAGTTAAAGAACTAGATGTACTATATATACCAGGAGTAATGGTCGTTCCTCCAATATCTGCTAATACAGAACCTGTTGGGGGTAATGTTCCTAGATAAATAAAAGCAGCAGTTGCATCATCTTTTGCATTACTTGCTGTTGTATCAGTAATATGTTGTACTCCATTCACTATTCCTGGAGGAAATCCTATCACCGAAGTTCCTGGATATAACCCTAAATCTCTATCTATAATTGTTGATCCTGTACTAGTTATATTTACATGAGCCAATACATCAAAATTACTAGCTCTACCTAAAGTATTACATACAATAAATGTAGTGGTAGTGGTAGTAGTACTAATGGTAGGACATACTATATCTATACAATTATCTTGTTGATCTATATCTAATATAAAATCAGTAGGTACATTCCTTTGACAACCTTGATCACTATCTATATGAAGTTTTTCTCCTATTCTAGTATTATAATACCATTTTCCTACAGTCAAAGGTTGACTATTAATTACCCCTCCAGTTCCAGATATTAAACATGTATCACAATAATATGTAGTTACATCATATCCATATGATTGACATATAGTTACGTCTTCTGCATTTCCTTCTAAAGAACAATCTATAGTATTCTCAATAACCCCTACAATAAAATCAAGATCATCACAACATCCATTAATTCCTGAATAAAAGAAATTATTTTCAGCAATGTAAAAGTTAGGAAGATAACTATGAAAACTTATCCATGCTTTTGCATTAACATGATATGAAACTGTCCAACTCTTATTACAAAAGTATTTTGGATCATCTAAAGAGATTAACTTTCTTGTTATAACTTTTGCCATAGCTTATAATTTTGTAAACTTTATGGTATAAAATTTATAGTACTAAATGAAGGTAACTGTGATGCTCCATTTATACCATATGATAAAGAAGATAAATAAGTTAATGTATAAGGAGTAGTTATATCTATATTATAAAGAGTAGCAGAATCAGCAATATATATACCACCACTATATTCATACAACCCAAAAGGAGCAACAAGAGTTATAGGAATGTCTAAATCAACTGCCCCAGTTGTATAATCATACTGAGTTACAAATTTATTACCCCCACTATTATTATTAAGTACTATTAATTTATTAGTTGTAGTTAATACGAAGTCACCAGTTACAGTTCTACCACTAATTGAACTAAATTTTAATGTATTTACACTTGTAGTTGTAGTAATATCACATTCGTATACATCTCCACCAGCATTATTTATAAGAGTAACATCATCTTTAGCACATAATCCAGCAGACCCATTAACATTAGTAATCGATCTATTAAATATAGCAGTAAAAGGACTTAAAGTAATATTCCACTCATCAATCCCATGACTAGAATAGAGCCATAATTTATTTGCCGTATGGGCAATATCACTACTCGTAGTAAGTATTCCTGGAATAGTCAATAATGATGAAATATTTGTAACTGGATCATATGCATAAACTTGAGTTGGATTATCAGATGTATTAAATAATACACTACCTTCAGATACTATTATAGTGGTAGTAGTTGTAGTTGTAGTGGTACTAGTTGCTGGATAACATGGAGTTTCTGAATCATTATATATAGAATATGCTCCATTAGTTGCTGCGATCCAAGTAGCGTTACTATTAGCATTAGTAATAGGTGTAAGATTTCTATATAAAGTTTCTTTTAAATTCTCAGTAATCCAATATAATTCATTAATACAAACTGCATTATAAAGTTTTCCATTATTTCCTATATAAGTAATAGTTGTACCATCTAATATACCAACAGCATCACTAACAAGTCTTACAGGATTTCCCCAATTCATAGTACCATTTGTTGCAGAAATTGCATTTGGATCATTATATGAAAAATCTATTTCATCAGTAATACCATTTCCATAAGAGTAAGCAGTATATTGGTTAATACCAAAAAAAGTACCATCAAAAGCATTTCTATATCCAACTGGAAGTAGATGTAATCCAAAACTATCTAATGCATTATCATTAGGAGATAACCAATTTATACATAAATCATCTATAGATTTATATTGTCCCATATTTATATAAGTAGATACCAATGGAGTTTGACTTCCTGAATATAATTGAGTCCAATCTCCTCTAGTAGCTACTCGCCAACCTGTATTAGCAAGACTTGCTCCATTTATTCCAATTTGTGAATATCCATTATAATAATATTCATAACAACATTCAAGAACAAAAATAGTACTTGTAGTAGTGGTAGTAGTACTTGTAGTAGTAGGTATCTCCTCCTCAATATAGAACTGATTGGTAACATTATCAAATTTAATTTGATTTGTAAATTCAGGATGAGGAATATAATCTAGTTTTGTGATGATCACTCTGTCATATTTACTATCATAGACACCATGTAATCCTATTCCTGCAAAATGATTATCTGTATTTACATCTGGAAAATAACGTAAGATTTCAAATGCTAAATGATCTGTAAAGAATCTATTCATCCCTGATCCAAATGCTGATAAATCAATAGCCTGAGTATCAGAAATTAAAAAGATCTGTCCTCTTTTAGCATCAACTGTAATTTGACCTTGTGGTATCCTTAAGAGAAATTTATTCTGGCTTCCTACATATCCTAAATCAGTTTCTGCAAAATCAATAGGAGGAGCACCTTTAAATAACGAATCATTACCTACAAATGCTGCCTGAGGGTTACTTGTATTAATAGTAAGTAGATTGTTATATAAAAGACTTTTGTCCTCAAAACGAGCTAAAACTGCCCTATTTTGAATACCATCTAAAGAAATAAGAGGTCCATAGTTTTGAGGAAAATCAAAATACGATAAAGCTCTAAATGTAAGCCATGCATTCACTCTATTGTCAGCAGCGGATGTTTGTACATCAGAGTAGATTGCTCTAAAAGGAAACTGAGTAAAACAAGATCTATCCCAGTCTATAGGAATATGTGTAAATGTATTTTCTGTATTCTGTTTAGAATAAGTTGTATTGTAATAATAGGTATTATCCTGAGCAATTGGAACCCAAGATTCTTGTACCCAATCATCAGGAATTGATGTAGTAACATGTGGATAGAAATCTCCTTCTCTATTATTAAAAGCTTGTCTTAAATCTGTATTATAAGAACTCTCACAATAGAAATAAGGAACTCCATAAGCAAATAAATAGAAATATCCACTATAGAATAATAAAGTATTACTAACAACTGTACTTCCTGGAGCAAGTGTTGTACTAGTTGTAGAGGTAGAAGTATTTATAGAAGCAGTAGTGTTTCCAGTTGGGCAATCAAAGTTGTGTGCCTTATACGAAATAATACCTGGAAGAATACCTGCAGAAGATGTCACATAGTCTTTAGTTATACTTCGTGCAGAATGCCAATATTTAGGAAAAGCAACATTACCAATCTGATCGTAAAACACATCACTATCATCAGGAGCATTCACTCTATTATCTAAAAAGAATGGAAGTTTAGTTTTAAATCCAAATCTACTAATAAAGGTATCTCCACCAAATACTGTGTTATTAGTTGAAGGAACCTCGAATACTCTCTCAAATCCAGTATCAATAGTTTCATAAGAATACATTTGACCCCATTGATTCACAATGTCATTCTTTAAAGAAGCATAGTATGATACTACTGTGATATCTTCTATATTTGAAGGATTCTCACAATTTCCTTTTCCTGAAATAGTAAATCTTGAATGATCAGATATTTTATTATTAATACTTATCTGATCATTAGGAAAAGGTAAATTAGTACCATTTGTTTTTAAGAAGATAGAAGACTCTCGTTGGTAGTTATTAACAGAATGATCATCTCCTACAGATTCAACAATAGGGATGAGGTATCTTGATATATCTAAATTACGTTGTTTTACTCCTGTATTATTTGGAACATAGTCTGCATAGTTATAATCTGCAATAGAATTAAATGAATATGCGTAATTCTGTCTAGTCATTCCATTAAGATATATTTGAATATATGCTTGATAGGATGCAATCAATAATGTAGTATCTGCTCCTGCTACTTTTTCTGAAGCAGTTAATGCCTGTCTTTGTGCTTCTTCTGTTAGAAGTTTATATTTTGCATTATTTCTTACTTGTATAAAATGAGCAAGTCCTTTACCATATATAACATTTTCTAGTTTTAATATATTACCTAAAAATGGTTGACCAAAGGATGTCTCAGGAGAATTAAAAATAAGTCTACCATTATCAAATAAAGGTGGTAAAGAATTAGTTGTATCATCAGTAGTACAAGTTGTATTATTAACAACTGATTCTTGAAAAGTAATAAATATACCACAATGATCACAACCTTCTATACATCCTGGTTTAGTTCCTGGAATTACATTTACTAAAAGAACATCGTTATCAGGAAAACCACGTAACCATGTTGAACTAAGTCCTTCTATACGATCTAACCATTGAACTCTCCAACCACTACAAAAATCAAAACTACCACTACTAGACTGAACTAAATACGTGTCATAGTTGGAATAAGAAATTCTAGATTGTCCAATAGTACTTGTAGGTTTAGTAAGAGAACAGATTGACTGTTGTGTACCTAAAGTAGTATATTTATCTGATGATATAGACTTTCCTGTAATACAACTTGTATAACTTAGTTGAGTAAATCCATCAGGACCTAATGCTGTAATATCAATATCAAAAGATGTACATGACTCAGCAAAAGCATTATTTGTAATATCAAGAAAGGGATCAACTCCTAAATCGTTATATGGATAATTTGGATAGTAATAGTCTTGATTATCTTTTGTATATTTTCCAGCATTTCTTAAAATACCTTTTGCAACAATGGACTTATTAGTACTACGATCACCTCTTAATATTTTATATCCTATTATCTCAACTTTCTGACTATGAGTTAAGTTAGATGATCCGATAAGTCCTAATATTTGCTGAGTATCTACATGTATACCAATTGGAAATACAGCATCGTTACCCATTACTAAATGAGTAGAATCTATAAAAATCTTTGATTCAAAAATAGGACTTACAAGAACATCTGGAAATTTATGATGTCTAATTTTCTGTCCACCAAGATCTCCCCACACATTAGTATTACAAGGATATTCTTCTGTTGACTCCCAATAAGCCATTTCTCCAATTTGATAAGGACCTCTATAATTAATATCTGCTGAATAACCAGGTGAATTACCAGTTACAGAAGCAGTATTATATATTTTCCAATAAGGAGAATAACCTACTCCTCCAGATACATAATCAGGATTACCAATAAAATCAGGATTTGTATTAGGAATATCTGGTATACTTTCACTATTACTTTTAGTTCTTCCAGGAATATGAAAACTATCTGTTTGTTTACCATTTGCTAAAAGAAAAGCAATCTCATATGGATATACTTCATCTCGTAATTGTGAACGAAGATTTGTAGCATTTAATTCATCTGCATAATTTTCTATAGCAGGAATTCTCCAAGTTTCCCATTGAAGATGAATCTGACTTGCAATACCCTGATAGTTAAGTCTATCAAGCATAGAAAGATTACTAAATACTAATATCTCTTGTGTAGCAGTTACATCCTGAGCAGTATCATAAAAAGGAAATTTCTCAAAAATATCCTGAATAGATAATGGTATTGATGTTACATTTTGTCCTGTATAAGTTATTTTTATAGTGGAATTAGTAATATAAAAAGTTCCTACCAATTCTACTGTAGATATAGCATTGATTGTTTTTATAACAGCAATATTGAAATATTGGAATTGTCCTGTAATATCTAAATCACTCACTTGAATTATAATAGATTTATCTACAGGATAATTAAAATTTAATGTAGTGACATGTATATCTGCAATAGGTGTAGGATTTGTAATAGACTGATATGAATTATAAGGATTTCCTAAAGCATCTGAATATTGAATAGCAAATTGATAAGTTCCAGCAAGTAGATTTCCTCCATTTACTACATCAATAACTGATAGTAATGGTGTATTAAATTTTGGTTGAATACTTAATTGATTACAATCAATTTGGTCTGTAAACAAAGGATCACATAGAGTTGATCCAGGTTTTAACGTATTAGGAACATCATCAATATTAAGAAATCTTAGAGGATTTAAACCATCTGTCCAATAAATTTCTGTAGCACAAGTATTAACTTTGTGTGCCACTTTAAGTATAGGATGATTAATATCAAAATTTAAACAAGGAGCATTGACTAATGTATGATATATACAATCGTTATTATCCAGATGTCCAATTTCACTCTCACCAGTATCAGGATTAGTTAGAAAGAATATATGTTTATTCTTTTCACTAATGAATTGTGTACCTATAAGAACAAGTCCACTAGGAAATGTAAGACATAACTCATTACCTTCTTCATTTTGGTACGAAAAACTATTAGCATCATAGTTTTCCATAGCTGCATTTAATGCGTAGGTCAATACCCCAGGTTGCAACTGGTTAATTGAACTATCCATATTTAAACCTGCTCTTGCAGTATTCTGATGGATTTTAATATTTGATGGTTCGTTATCCATTTAATTCATTTATTATATCAGTTCGTCTTTTAGTACTAATTGATTTTTCTAATGACCAATTTAAATCTTTAAATCTATGACGTACCATAGGATAATCAACATTTAATTTTGCACAATAATCTTTTAAACACATAGATTGATCATCTAATGATACTATTATATTAGTTTTTCTATTACGAGCTTGTTGTGCATAATTGGCTATTCTACAATTTTTTGGCTCATAATTTCCATCGTTATCTATTCTATCTATCTGAAGTCCCAATTTCCAATTATTACATTGAGCCCAATTATAGAAAGATATAAATTCAGTTCTCCATTCTTCACAAACTATAATTCCTTTTTCTCCATAAAAATTATAACCTATATTATTCTTACAATAACATCTATTTTTCATATTTTGCCATTGCCCGTATAAAGGATGTTTATTTAAACCATGTATTATATTTGTTTCTTGAATTCTTTGTTTATTATAACATCCACAAGATTTAGTTATTCCTCTTTTTATTACAGAAATTGAAGATTTGAACTTTTTTCCACAATAACATTTAAATATAGCTTCTCTTCTTTTCTTTCCATATTTAGGATCAGTTCTATATCCTGCCTCTTCTAAATATTCTATATTTCCAAACATATGTCCAGTAATATAATTTTCTCTTCTTGTAATTTTATAATTTATCATTAATATTCCTGTTTAATATTACCTTGTTCCTGATCAGCCATGATAATTAATTATTACGTCTTCCTAATCCGTGTCTATTTGTGCGATTAGGAAGTTCATACATATTAAATCTATTCAATGTTTGTTTTATCTGCATTTGCTTTTCATTAACAGTTTTTTTCATTATCTCAGTGTTAGCTAATATAAATGTTTCATCTGAAAGTTGTTTATAGTAAACCATTTTTTGTTGAAGCTGATTAAATGTTTCATCATTTGTTTGATTAGTTAATGTCTCAAACATTTTAAATTTAATAAAAGCTTCAATATATTCTTTAATACGATAGTTATCAGGAATCATTTGATTTTGTACGTCATCATATTCTGTACTATAGAAAATTAAATAGACAGCATTATTTCTAAAATTGACTACAAATTTATTATCTCTAACATCAAATGTTAATGCGTCACTACCATGTGGATTAGTTTCATGAACATGTGATTGTTTCTCCCAATCGTTCATATAATTTACGTCACAATGTTTTCTTGCAGATATATTACCTGGTTTAAGTAATTGTTGTTTTCTAAAAGATCTTGTAGATTGATGATTTGTTTTATAAACAGCCTGTAGAATTTCAGGTAGACATGTACCAGTACAATTTGGATCTTGACACAAAGGATTACCACAAGGTTTTCCTCCTATAGTTAGAGGTGCGATTTGAATAGTTGTAGAAGATGTTTGTGAATAAAATGAATTAGCAGTTTGATGAGTGACATCATCCATCTCTATACATAGCCAAGCTTCTCTTACAGCAACAAAGTTATCTGGAAGTCTTGCCTGAAAATCCTCTATATACAGCATTTCCTCACTAATCACATAACTGGATCGTCCTAATTTTCTAAGACATTTATCTACATAAGTAGGAAATAGTAAATCATCAATCGCACCAGTATCATAATATGACTTAAATTCCTCTTTTATAATAGCGAATATAGATTCTGGACTTATGAAATTATATTTGTAGTAATAGCTCATAACTTACTGTATTTACCTGATTTAATATACTTATATACTTTAGAAACTGCTTCTTCTATAGATAATCCCTTTCTTAATCTTGCTTGTATAGTTTGTTGAGGAATTCCTATTTCATTAGCTAAATCTTGTAGTATATAGTTTTTATTTTTATATACTAAATATACAGAGTCTCGTCTATTTCTATCCTGAGTATATCTAGTAGACCATTTACAATTTTCTTTACAATAATTTCCATTAACATCTAGTCTATCTAAAGAATATTTTTTACTTGGTTTATCTCCCATATCTTCAAAAAAACCATCAAACATTAACCATCTATCACAAACGATAATTCCTCTTCCTCCATAGTTTTTAAAATGTTTATTCTTTGAATTAAAACATCTTTGTTTCATTGATTCCCAAGAACTATATTCAGTAGTTGTTGATTTTGTATTATTAATCTGTTTCATATCTTTGTTTTATATTATTAAAGATACTATATTTAATTAAGAATACCAAAAATATGATTTTTATATTTTATTGTGTTGCCATTCTCTATATATATGTTGATACTTTGGGTCAACTCTCAAGTAATGTGTTATCATTCTTGAAGTAGTTCTACATGGTTTAAAATACCATACCTGAGGAAGTATAAATTGTGCTGTTCGTTTAAACCAGTACCATTTAAAAAAGTATCCTTCAGTTTCGTAATTTAAGTTATATATCCTCTTTCCTTTTGCCATTGTTTTAACCCAGTCAATAGGAAGATTTATTCTCTTTTCTCCATTGACTATCTTCATACAATTTCGTTTCATCTTTAGAATAGAGAATTCACCTAATCCATTAGGAAGTTTTGCTTTCTCACCACTTTCAAGAATGTAATTTCTAAACCATTCACTATATCCGTATATAATATTTTTCCATTCTAAGAAGGATATAGTTATAGTAGGATGAGTTTTACAAAAATCCTTGTAGTTTGTTTTACTTGCACTTCGCCATTCAATCTTCTGCCTCATATCTTACTGTGGTTGTTTAGTTTGTGAACTTTGTTGTGATGCTCCTTGAGAGTCAATACCATCCTGAGAAATATCTGCTTTAATTCTAAAATATGTATTTAATAATTGTTGTGAAGTCATTTGAAGAACTGGTTTATGTAGATATCCAGGAAGAGCAAATTCCTTATCCAATGGATTCTTACACCAATCATCATCCGAAATATTATCTCCACAATCACAACCTGTATACATAACCTCATTTGGTATATCTTCTTCAAAAAATGCCACTAATCGTATTGATTGAATCATAGGATTAGTAACGTAAAGATAATCATTTGAAATCCAAAAATACTCATCCTTTTTTATAAAAGGAAGTTTTAATAAATTTAGATAACGATTTACTGATATCTCTTTAATTTTCTTACCTTTTCCACCCATAGCATTTATAGAATACACACCTTGTATAACATATTGGTAATTTCCTTCAGATATATGAGGAATTTTAAATTCACTTCTGGCTATATTACACTGATCTACATAATCACAACATTCAGAGATAGGAACTTCCTTCATCTTTACACAAGGGATTGTTGTAAATAATGTATCGGTTGCCCATAATTTCCTAAGATTAGTCTCTCGTTTGACTAACATCAATGTACATTGTCTAATCTCCGAGGCTATAACTCTGTCGGTTATGAGCGAATCTGTACTTAACAATTTATGTTCTGACCTGATCGAAGAAACTAAAACTCTGAGTGTTGCCATGATAAACTGTTTGAAATTTTAGTAAATATATATTTTTTAATTTTATAAATTAACTGCATAGATCAATTAATACTATTGTTACATCTGTAGTACTTAAAGAATCTACTAACAAACAAGGTGTAGTGATACTTTCATCCATTGTCAACTCGGCATTAAATAATCCACCTGAACAATATTGTGCTGTAAAATAAACTCCAC